GAAAGAACTTTGAAAGAACTTTGAAAGAACTTTGAAAGAACTTTGAAAGAACTTTGAAAGAACTTTGAAAGAACTTTGAAAGAACTTTGAAAGAACTTTGAAAGAACTTTGAAAGAACTTTGAAAGAACTTTGAAAGAACTTTGAAATAATTTTAAATAGATTTAAAAACATTTGACTTCTATCCCGGCATGTTGTATATTTTAAAAGGATAACTCAAAATGTGTAACTCTGCCTCGTTCATCGTAACTCAAAATGATGTTTTGTTTTCCAAATATTCAGATAGTCATGAAGATATCATATCGGAAAATAAATTGAATGACAAAACAGATACACCTGATTTTGTTCGAATAGAAATTTCTCCAAAGGATAATGATTATCGAACTCCTATAGAGAGTTGGATATTTAAAACAGATCAGGATTTTCTGCCGGAATGGTTTAATATCAAAGAAGCAGAAATCGCCTGTCGAGATAAAATAAACGAATGGGCGAAAACTCATATCATTCGAAAAGATACAAAAATTCCAATTGAGTTCACCAAACTGAATTTGATTATTTTATCCGGTAATGTGAAAATCGATACAGTGTCTGGTGGATATGTCCGGAGTTATAATACCTCCAAACTGACAATCAATACATTATCTGGTGGATATGTCCGGAGTTTTGATACCTCCAATGTGACAATCGATACAGTGTCTGGTGGATATGTCCGGAGTTATCATACATCCAAAGTGACAATCAATACATTATCTGGTGGATATGTCCGGAGTTTTGATACCTCCAATGTGACAATCGATACAGTGTCTGGTGGAGATGTCTGGAGTTATGATACCTCCAATGTGACAATCGATACAGTGTCTGGTGAAGATGTTATGAGTTTTGATACAGTGTCTGGTGGATATGTCAGGAGTTATAATACCTCCAAACTGACAATCAATACAGTGTCTGGTGGATGTGTCTGGAGTTTTGATACCTCCAATGTGACAATCGATACAGTGTCTGGTGGAGATGTCCAGAGTTATGAGACCTCCAATGTGACAATCGATACAGTGTCTGGTGGAGATGTCCAGAGTTATGAGACCTCCAATGTGACAATCGATACAGTGTCTGGTGGAGATGTTTGGAGTTTAAATACCTCCAAACTGACAATCAAAAATGATAAAGGATAACTAAGACATGTTATTGAACGGGGAACTTCAATATCAATATATGATTCTGGTGAAGACCAACTTGACCGTTATACTGTTGTGATATATGGTAAAGAGTGGAGTGAGTCAGCGGAAATAAAAGGACTTCGACCCTGCCTTTGTCTATCCAACATCATATACAGGATTCTCTCAATTTTCCACATGTCAGGTTGGAAAGCATCTTGGAAAGAAGATTACTTTTGAAAGTCTTTCCAAAGATTTGCAAGATCATATCAATACACGACTTGAAAAGGTTTAAAGGAATTCATTATGAACTCTTCCAAAGAAAAAGTTTCTGAAGAAACCATCAAGATGTTATGTTATCAACTTTGGATACGTGGAGCGTCAGTTGCTTTGATGGAGAAGATTTTAAAGATATCCATCAAATTCAAAGATGGTTCTGGATTATCTTCTTTGCCTAATGATATTTATAATGGCAACTTTGATATTCTTCCATATAATCCGGATGATGATATTGAAACTTGGGGAATGGAATATCTCAAAAAGTTTCAAACTATTTAAAATCTTTTCAAAGGAGATTTCAAATGAATTCCAAAGGACTTTCAAAAGTTCATCGGTTTATCTGGAGGGAAACCTTTCATGATTTCCAGATAGAGGATACCTTAACCGGAGAATGTAAGGGGATGGGAGATGGTGTTGATATGTTTGCTGAGGAAGATGGTAACTCTATTCCTGTATCAACACCTGAGTTCTACAAGGCTCTGAATGATATGTTCAAAAAGGATCAGTATATTTTACAAGAAGCATATTTCCCTGAGACAATAGGGAGGATTGATAATGAAATTGAATAAATCTTTAACGAAGTCTTTAACGAAGTCTTTAACGAAGTCTTTAACGAAGTCTTTAACGAAGTCTTTAACTGTCAAATATCTCAAGGAACTTCTTGATGGTGTTCCTGATGATTCTATTGTTCGAATCCGTCCGGAGTGTTATGGGAAGTCTATCGTAGCATATGCTGTAGTTATCAAATCGGATAAGTCAAGTATTATCATCCTTTGAAAAATCTTTGAAAGGAGTTTTAAAATGACTATGAAACTTTTACAATCAGATTTTAAATTTTTTTCAAATCCTTGTGGATATGATATCTTCTATTATGATATCTTCTATAAGGGAAAAATTATCGGTAGTGAAATCATTAATGGAGTAAGGGATGATAATGATAAGTTGGTAGAGGAGGAGATAAATAAACTCATTGCCGGGAAAGGTAAATTAAAATTTCTAAACAACATCAAGAAGATTAGGTCAATGGAAAGAGCAGACAAGAGGAGGATGAAGAAGAACGCCATGACTGTTGCTATTCTTGTGGAGGAAAGTATTAATCGATATGCAAGAACCTATTCTCCCAACATCTATGCTGCTCAAGGGATTCTTGAAGAGGTTATTCAGATTCTTCAGAAAGCAGTTTGAAAGGAATTTAAAATGTCTTGTAAAAATTGTAAATTATCTTTTCATCCTTTATCCTGCAATGGTATTTCTGTAGGAGATAAAGTTACCGTTAAGAACATTGTTAAGGAAACCACCACATGGGGAGAGGATGTTGTTATTGAACCGGGAGAGTTATTTGTTGTGAAGTCGATAGCCCCGAAGATTCGAATGGTGAAAGGGAAGGATAAGGATAATAAGTTTTGTTTTATTTATGCAACGGCAATTAATCGGAAGTATGGGAATGATATAAACAAAATGGAGTTTCGGGAGAACTTTTGTAATGTTGTCAAAGTTTAAAAGATTTCAAAAGTATTTCAAAAAGATTTCAAAAAGATTTCAAAAAGATTTCAAAAAGATTTCAAAAGGCTTTCCAAGTTTTTAAAGTTTGGAAAGCCTTTTAAATTTATTTCCTTCCAATTGAAATCAGTGCTGGATTCAACGTTCTGCCTTTTGCTGTTGCCTCCTCGCCTTCATTTCCTATTTGAGTATCATTGTTCCATTTCTTTCTGAACTCATCTCCTCTTGAATGAACACTAGATACTATAGAAGCTACTGCACCTGCCATATAACCTGTAATACCTCCTGAGTTTGTTTCGTTATCAGCACGACAAATCAAAAGGTGTGGATCAAAGTCTCCGGGTTCTGTGTCAAGGATTTCCATAACTTTCCTTGCAACATTAACACAACATCCACCATAAGCATCTTGATTATTCTCTTGACATTTCTTCCATCCTGATTCGTCTTTGATAGGCATAACTGTTTCCTTTTGATGTTAAAGTTTAATTGTTTTTCTTCCATTCTTCATATTGTTTCTTATACTCAGGATTTATACATTTTGTAAAGTCCCATATCCAGATATACAACCATACCATCTTTCCATAACTTATTGGAAGAACATTTTCAGAGTTTATAAGTTTAAGCTTTTGAAGCTCTTCCAAATTTTTACAACATGCCTTAATCAGTTGCATGTTATATTCAAAAACAAAATCAATAACATTTATTCTAAATTTAAAAACTTTTTCATTCCGACCACTTGTAATGACTAAATATATTGATGCAAGACTACAAAGCATAATAAGTATAATCATTTACTCCTCCTATCATTTTTGATTGTTAGTTTGGAGGTCTCATAACTCTGGACATCTCCACCAGATAATGTATTGATTGTCATTTTGGAGGTATCAAAACTCTGGACATATCCACCAGACACTGTATTGATTGTCAGTTTGGAGGTATCACAACTCCTAACATCTCCACCAGATAATGTATTGATTGTTAGTTTGGAGGTATCACAACTCCTAACATCTCTACCAGACACTGTATCGATTGTCACATTGGAGGTATCAAAACTCCGGACATCTCCACCAGATAATGTATTGATTGTTAGTTTGGAGGTAGCACAACTCCTGACATCTCCACCAGACACTGTATTGATTGTCAGTTTGGAGGTATCACAACTCCTAACATCTCTACCAGACACTGTATCAATTGTCACTTTGGAGGTATTATAACTCCAGAGATCTCCACCAGACAATGTATTGATTGTCACTTTGGATGTATGATAACTCCGGACATATCCACCAGACACTGTATCGATTGTCACTTTGGAGGTATCAAAACTCCAGACATATCCACCAGACACTGTATTGATTATCAGTTTGGAGGTATTATAATTCCGGACATATCCACCAGATATTGTATTGATTGTCAGTTTGGAGGTATCAAAACTCCGGACATATCCACCAGACACTGTATTGATTGTCAGTTTGGTGGTATCATAACTCCGGACATATCCACCAGATAATGTATTGATTGTCAGTTTGGATTTATTATAACTCCTGACATATCCAGCAGACACTGTATTGATTGTCACATTACCGGATAAAATAATCAAATTCAGTTTGGTTAACTCAATTGGAATTTTTGTATCTTTTCGAATGATATGAGTTTTCGCCCATTCGTTCATTTTATCTCGACAAGCAATTTCTGATTCTTTGATATTAAACCATTCCGGCAGAAAATCCTGATCTGTTTTAAATATCCAACTCTCTATAGGAGTTCGATAATCATTATCCTTTGGAGAGATTTCTATTCGAACAAAATCAGGTGTATCTGTTTTGTCATTCAATTTATTTTCCGATATGATATCTTCATGACTATCTGAATATTTGGAAAACAAAACATCATTTTGAGTTACGATGAACGAGGCTGAGTTACACATATTAATTAATGTCCTTTAAAGATTTTGAAAGAGATTTCTGTAGTAAAACTCCATATAATATATCAAGACATTTTTGAATAACGTTTAATGTTTTGATATTAGTTATCTTCAGAATTAAATCTGGTTTCTTGTCTTTGACAACTTTATCAAATTCTTTAAAATCAACTTTGCCGGATTTGAAAGTTCCCTTTTTAATCTTATAAAAGTTTAAAGATTTATCAAGGGTTTTGAAACCACAACAAACATCACCATTACCAATAACGCAGACGGTTTGTTGTTTGGTTTTATCTGCTTCAAATACTATATTATGTTTAATCATTATTCTTAACTCCTTCGGATATTTTTTAAAATTCATTTCAAATTTCCTTATTAAATTTTCGAAAGAGTTTCTACAAGTTTTTCAAAATTCAACTTTGAAACATCTATTGAACAAATTTTCAAATCAACTGGTACTCCTTTATCCTTTACATATTCCGCCGGATTAATACTCATAACAAAAGAAAATTCATTTGGATAAATAATTTGAACAAGCGAAGTTGGTTTATTACTCGGTTCGAATTTGCTATACGTTTTTACAACAAAAAAACAATTTGCTGATGAATTTAAAAGTTTTATAGTTTCTAATCCTGATTGATAAATCTTTTCTTCTTTCCCCACAATATCCCGGCGAGTAGTTTCTTCTTCAACAAATTTAGAAACTGCTTTGATAACAGAGTTTGGATTTTTATACCAATGCTCTTTATAATCATTTTCAAACTTTACAAAATATTCAATTCCTTTTAAATGATTATAATAATTATTCCAAACCTTATGTCCTGTTGCAATAATATTGAAAAAATCTTTAAGAACAATTTTAAAAATTTGAAAAGGAATTATAATTTTTTCAACATCTTCCTGACTGCCTACATCTGAAGAAAATATTTTTTCACGGTCGAGAATATCCAACTGAAGATTTTTGTGATGTGGAAGAAGAGAGTTATAGAGATTCTTTATCATTTCATTCTCTATCTCTTTATTCTTCTTGAATTTATTTATTTGTTCTTTTAAAGGCCGTTCAGTTAGTTGTGACATAATTAACCTCGGTTGGTTTTGAGTGATTTATTAATTTCTATGATTACTTGTCTTGCTCTATCCATTCGAGAAAGATTTAACCTTGTGAGAGGAGAGTCACGGTCACTTGGATTATATGCAGCCTCATATTTTTTGAATATTGAGGTCTGCTTATCAAGTTCCTTCTTGAGTTCTCGATATCTAGTTGGGATTATTATCATGGTTATTTACTCCTCCTATCATTTTTGATTGTCACATTGGAGGTCCCACAACTCCTGACATATCCACCAGACACTGTATCGATTGTCACATTGGAGGTATCACGACTCCGGACATATCCACCAGACACTGTATTGATTGTCACATTGGAGGTCTCATAACTCAGGACATCTCCACCAGACACTGTATCGATTGTCACATTGGAGGTATCATAACTCCCGACATCTCCACCAGACACTGTATCGATTGTCACATTGGAGGTCTCATAACTCCTGACATATCCACCAGACACTGTATCGATTGTCACATTGGAGGTATCATAACTCCAGACATCTCCACCAGACACTGTATCGATTGTCACATTGGAGGTATCATAACTCCGGACATATCCACCAGACACTGTATCGATTGTCACATTGGAGGTATCAAAACTCCTGACATATCCACCAGATAATGTATTGATTGTCAGTTTGGATTTATTATAACTCCTGACATATCCACTAGACACTGTATCGATTTTCACATTACCGGATAAAATAATCAAATTCAGTTTGGTGAACTCAATTGGAATTTTTGTATCTTTTCGAATGATATGAGTTTTCGCCCATTCGTTTATTTTATCTCGACAGGCGATTTCTGCTTCTTGGATATTAAACCATTCCGGCAGAAAATCCTGATCTGTTTTAAATATCCAATTCTCCATAGGAGTTCGATAATCATTATCCTTTGGAGAAATTTCTATTCGAACAAAATCAGGTGTATCTGTTTTGTCATTCAATTTATTTTCCGATATGATATTTTCATGACTATCTGAATATTTGGAAAACAAAACATCATTTTGAGTTACGATGAAAGAGGCAGAGTTACACATTAGTTTAACCTTTCACAACTGCTAATGGTGAAATCATTTTGTTCTTTTTTCCGGCTTCCCAAGCTTTTTTTGAAATCAACTTAATAAGATTTCGAATTTGTTCATCCTTAAAGTTGTGTTGTGGTTAGTTGCTGATAATCCCGGCTGCGATAGGGTCGATCTGTCTTTTGGTCTGATCGAGATAGTCAATTGACCAGCGACCGCGCGTGCCACGCGGCAAGCTGCCCGCGAGTACCCTGCGGACCTCAATCTTTACTATGCGTAAATTGTCGCCCTCAAAACTGCCGTACGTGCTGCCCGTGTCCCATCGTGCGATATACGTCATGATCATCTCCCCTCTTGCATTAGTGCGTGATAGTCTCTGTGATCGTGCCCCCCGCCGCCCGCATCTTATCGAGCCCGGCCCAAAATACCGGCAACGGATATACCGTGCTGGTACCGTCGATCTGTACATTGTCTCCGTCCTCAGTGTATACTTGGGTTTTTCCGTTGGTGAGAGTCACGGTCCATTTTCGATAGGTTTTCATTTAATAAATCCTATTTTGAATATTAAGGAGTTTTGAATCTGCTTCAGGATTACTTTTCAAATTTAGACTTTCAGATTCATCGTATGCATAATACTTACCTTCTACATCAACATCAACCTTCCCGGCAGAAACAGGTTTTCCTCTAATTGTTCGAGCAAAAGATTTATGATTGATGCTTCCCGGAAAGATAATGATAAAATCTTCCGGACCATCCTGATATCTTCCATTCTCAAACCTGACGTATTTGTATGCCATAATATCCTCTTGAGATAAAGAATTTTATTACACTTAAAATATACATCATGGTTTGGAAGAATGCAAGTCTTTTTTAAATCTATTTTAAATTTTAACTTTGATAACCTGTTTCTTTCAAAATTTTAGAATCAAGATTATGAATTTTTGCAAGAAGATTTTCAAGTTTTTCGTAAGAATATAAATCATTAGTATCATTATATTCCCGGAGAGTTTTGTTATATTCCCGTTGGAGTTGTTCGACATCATCATAACAAACATTTTCGATATCATTATAAGAAACATTAAAGACTTTGTTAAAGACTTTGTTAAAGACTTTGTTAGACATAAACACTACCTTTCGTTAAAGGACTTCGTTAAAGACTTCGTTAAATTTAGTGAACATAAAATTGTAACCATATAAAAATTATTACACACCAATGAATAGCTTGATCCATCTCAAATGAAATCAGATTCCATCTTGCTTTGATAGGATCTGTTATAAAATGTGTTACGAATAATATTAATGCTGCCGTTAAAGATATATGAGCAAAGAGAACAAAGGTTGATGCATAAATCATACAATGAACAAACATAAAGTACCATGATTTCTTTTTTCCTTCACTCAACCAATCTCCCTGCATCGGAAAATCGGCGAAATAATGACAACTAAAAAGTACAGCAAGTTGAATAAAAATATCCTGTGACCATAAACTATTTATCATTAATCTTATTCCTCATCTTCGAAAAAGAATTTACGTTTAGTCCCATAAGAATTTTTACTCATCGAAGAAGAATCTCCTCTTTTTAAAGAAAAATTTTGAATCTTTAAAATCATTTTTCAATTTAATTTCAGGATATAACATCCATAATCCATTGTTTTCTTTACAACTTTTTTCACAATCAGATCCATCAACAATACCAAACCATTCTACAGCAACGGCAAAACTTGTAGATTCTGGTTTGATTTTTCTTACTATTCCTTCCATACCTTTCATCAACTGATTTTCATATTGATTTACCTCAGAAACTACAAGATCATTTATTTTAAAAATACAATTTGGAGTGATGGGAACTTCATTATAATCAGATTTCTCTGCCAATCTTAAATATTCTTCCCTCATCCACAAGCAATGTTTTTTTCTACCATTACCATTACAATCATGACCTCCAGTAAAATCCGCCCAATCAACACCAAAAAGGGGTTCTTTGTTTACTATATCTTTTACAACAACTTCACCAATCATTCCCTTCTTAATAACATTTAAATAATTATTCTTTGCAACAACACTACATTCTTCTATCTCAGGTTTTTTTTCATCAGGAGGATAATAATACCAATCAAAATCTGGATTATAGGAAACATTATAATTAACATTATAATTTCCGTTATCAAAATCTGGATTATAGGAAACATTATAATTAACATTATAATTTCCGTTATCAAAATCTGGATTATAGGAAACATTATAATTAACATTATAATTTCCGTTATCAACCTCTATTATATTTAAATCTTTTGGGTTAAACATTAATCTTTCAGGAAATAATCATCACATTTGTTTTGAATTGGACAATCGCAGCACAGAAAAACTTCAGAGCATCCGGCACCCAACATAATTTCGTTTGTCAAAACTTCACTTGTCTGCTGATCCATTTGTATTACTCCTGAGATAGTTGATTGTGATTTTGGGGTTTGACTCTTCATGTATTTCGTTTTTAATTCTCTCCTTGAGTTTTCGTCGTACTATCCTATTAAGTATTGCCTTGGATTTACCATGATATACGTTGCAACAGAAACACTTTACACCTCCAACACCAACTTTATTATCCATTTCCCTTCGGTATTCGTCTGCCACGGTTAAATTTCCTTTTGTATTTGTGGGAAAATAATTCTCTCTTGAATCCAAAATCTCTGTAAAATTTTAGAAGTTTTTCCCGGTCAGTTTGTTTATCTAATGGACAAGGAAATAATTCTATATTAGTTTTAAATTTATCAGCATGTTCACAAAGAAGTTTCATAGTCTTCTTTGCTAATCCTTGTCCTCTTAATTTTAAAGGAACAAAGAAATAATCCACATAGATATTTAAATCTTTATGAGTTATTAAAAGTTTGACATTATTTTCTTCTGTAAATTTTAAACTTCTTTCAAATTATTTTTTCCTCCATTCAATTTTATGAAGTGAATCTGTCGCAGTGCTATCAATAGAGACATTATAAACTACTCCATTAACAACCTGAGTTCCAAGATGTCTCTCCATCATATGTTTAGATTTATCATCACCAATACTCAATGTTATTAAAAGTGTAACTGCCGCACTAAAGAAAACCCCCCAAAAAAAGTTACTCATTTTCTTTATCCTTTCGTTTAAACGGGATTTTCTCTCCGTTTGTTTAAAATTTCTTTAAAACAGTTTTCAATCTTTTCATATTCTTCCGAAGTTTCAGGAAAAATATCAACCTTTGCAAATCCTTCTTTCTCATGACTGAAGATAGTTACCCATCGAATTTTCTTTTCACAAACAGTTTGAAAATCTTTGGAAGTGCTGTTATTAGCAATTCTTTTAAATTCTTTTTCAGTTGGCATAAATGACTCCGAACTATAATAAAGTGTTTTTGAAATATTCTTTTGAAGATTTAACTTTTGAATTATTTCATCAATCCAATTATCTTTATCAAAGGAAGCAGAGATATATGTTTTATGTCCATGTTTTTGTATCTCCTCCGGGAACCAACTATCTTTAAATTTCATATCTCTAGGATCAGGTGAACGAACCCAACCTGTATGTATAAGTCCTTGAGAGATATCTATGATTTCAGTTTTTAAAATAATTAGTTTTGGAAATCCTCCCCACAATTCATTAAAATCATAAACAATATAGATTTGTTTGCCGACAATTATTTCTTCAGGGAGCAGCAAGATAAACCTCTTTCGGAAATGATATCAAAATATAATTCATGGTACAATCAAATGCAAGAACTTTATTTTCAATTATTTTAAATCCCTTTCAAAATAAATCTTGATTTTATTTCTGCCATGAATTATTTTTAAAGATTCAAAATCTTCTTCAAAAGGAATTCAAAATGAATTTTAAAGTAAAAGATAGGATTGAAGTCATAAAAAACTATTCAAGTTTTGATACTCCTTGGAATTTAAAAGTTGGTATGAAAGGAAAAATTATAAAAATCGATAGTGATGGAGATTTTATTGTTGATTGGGATATTCCCATTATAAGTTCTGCTGGAAACCCAATGAATGGGTGGATTATAATATGGCCTAAAAATGAATTAGAAAAATTCATCAAAAAAATAGATTCGCCTGAAGAAGAAAATAAAATAAAATTAAATTATACATCTCTTCAACCACCAATACCAAAGATATCAAAGATTGGAAGTTATGTTATTTGTATTAAAAATGAAGTTAAAGGTTTTATGGAAGATAAAATCATAGGGGGTATGGTTGGAACTATTGTTGATGAAAGTACTTCATGTTATTATGTTGATTGGAATACTTTAACTACTGGTGATGGTCCAAAAAATTCCCTTTGGTATATCGATAAGTCCCGGTGTGAATTTATTTCTTGTGATGATCTAACTAAATCCACAACTCCTTCACCACAATATTCGGAAAAATCTTTTGAAGATAAAGATGCACTCAAACCGGGAGAGTATGTAAAGATTATTTATTGTGTAGATGATTGCTTTAAATATCTAAGTGGAAAAATTCTTGAGGTTGCAAGTGTAGGACAAGGAACTATTCAATTTTATATAAAAAACAAATCTCCAGATAAAAGATCATCAGGAGATGCTTTTATAACTTGTAATTTTAATCAAATACGATTTGTAAGTAAATTCACTTTTCGGGAACTTCAGATCGGGGATAAGGTCACTGCAACTCAGGATATTAAAACAAATTTTGGAAAGATTTGGAAAGATTTGACTGGAACCATTATAGGATTTGACTCTGAATTAATCGGAGTTGAATGGGATGAATACGTTGGAGGAATCAACTGCAACGGACTTTGTTCTGCTGGTTATGGTTGGTATTGTGAAGATGATATGATTTCGCGGGAAGAAGAGTATGAAATGTTTGATGTTGGTGATATTGTAGAGAATTGTTTGGAAGATACTAGATTCTCTCAATCCATTAATGTGGGTAGAAGAGGAAAGATTATTAATTTTGAAAAACCCAAAAGAGTTATCGTCAGATGGTTTGCTTCGAACAACGGATCAGCGTATAATACAGAAGTATCTTTAAGGTTTTTGAAACTAATTAGGAAATGTGAGTGTATAAAAGATTCTAAGTCCTTGAATTCAAAACTATTACCGAAGAAAAGCAGATTCTTTTTCAATGAATGGGAGTAAAATATTTTAAAATAGATTTAAAAAGACTTGCATTGTTGTCCGGGATGTTGTATATTTTAGTTGTAGGAAGTTTGAAACGACATCAATCAACACCAAAACTAAACCGGAGGTTGTTATGCAGAAGCCTAAAAAGTCGTTCCTCGAAACCCAACCAAATCTTTTTGACAAGTGTATCGCGTTCCGTATTGAGATCAGCCGTCCGGGTATTCGTCGCAAGGTGCAAAGCGATTCGATGCAACTCAAGGAAGGTCATGGTGAGCAACCGAAGACCGAGAACATCGGGGTATCGAAGAAACTTTTCAGTTGCCCGGAGTTTGATGAAATCATGAGTTCCGACAATGCAATCAGGTCGGATATCCTGAAACTCAGTCTTCCCTCTCCGTTCGGTCGTGGTGTTTACCTGATTCCCCTTGCCAATCTGGAAGTTGTTGACAGCATGATTCAGGAATACCGGAGTCGGCGCTTGATGGAAATCTCAAAGTTCATCGACGTTTACGAACAAGCTGTCAGGGATGCCAAAAATGATCTCGGTGGAGTATTTAATCCTGCCGACTATTTATCAAAGGAAAGCATCGCTGCTGAGTTCGGGGTCGAGACAAACTACATCGAAGAAACCCTCCCCGGTCGTCTGAAGTCAATCTCTCCGGAAATCTTCAAGAGGGAACGTGCAGAGTTCTCGGATAAGTTGAAGAATGCCGCCATCGAGATTCAACAGGCATTACGGGTGAAGTTTGCAGAATTGATATCTCATCTTGCAGAAGTCCTCGGTGACAGTCCGGATGGAAATAAACGGCGATTCAAAAAGAACTCCTTTGAAAATTTTGAGGAATTCATCAACAACTTCAAAAACCTGAACATCACGGATGATAACGACCTGACTGAGTTGGTGGAAAAGGCAAAACTTGTCATGAAGGGATGTGATGTTGAAGTTCTTCGGAAAAATGATGATTTTCGGGAAGAAATCAAAAAGGAGTTTGAAAAGATTGAAAAAATTCTTCCGAGCATGATCGAGGTCAAACCGCTCCGGAAGTTTAATTTTGCTTCCGAAGATTGATAAAAATTTTTCAAATTCTTTCAAAGGCTTCAGAAGAAATTCTGGAGCCTTTTTAATTTAACACACCTAAGATCCTCTACAATCGAAGATAATTTTAATGAGTGTCTAAGTCTATCATCAAAATCAATATAGTCGTAAAAGAACTCACAGGTTAGTTTGCTCTTCATTTTATCACCAAGATTATCATGTGATATTTTTAAATCCTCCCAATACAATCAACATGAACATAGTTGATATTATTTTTATCTCTGTTATCATATTGCTTACACATCATTTCACCTTCTTTGATTTTATTATTACATATTACACAAACAGTATTAGAATATTTAGATCCAAACATTTGACCATATGAATAAGGACTTCTCTTCTTTTCAAGTTCTTCTAAATCATCGATTGGTAAATTTTTCAATCTTCTCAAAATTTTCAAAGACTGTCGTACACCATTGATAGCGGCATGTGGTTTAACTTCTTCCGGCAGACCTAACATTTTACTTATGCTATCAACCCCAATATACTCAGCATCTGGATAAAGCGTATGAAAGATAGTTGGAATATCATATTTATATCTATCAAAGGTATCCTTAATTTTAAAATTATACATTGCTTGATTTAGAAATAACCAATCAAATGTAGTATTATGAGCAACGAAGATAGCACTTTTAGCAAGGACGAGATATTCTTTGATAGATTCTTCTAAATCTTTTGAATTCTTCCAAAGATGTTCTTGATAACCATTACAACGTTTTGCACTCTCGGTCAACAACTCAGGATGATTTATCTTTGTTTTTTGACAATATTCTTCAATAATATTCAATTGATAATCAACTCTGATTGCACCTATCTCAATAATCTCATGTGTTCTAAAATCTGTTCCTGTTGTTTCAAAATCTGTAATTATTAAATCTTTTTTATTAATTGGATTTGCCATCTTATCTCCTGTTAGTTAGTTATCTATAAAGAAAAATCTTTTTCTCTTGTTCATAAAAATACTTTGAAATGGTTCTATTTTCTTTTCAACTGGTATATATTTAAAATCACTAAAACCCAAAGAAAAAAACTCTACTTTATCTTGTGGAATAATTTGAACATTATTTATTTGTTTTAAAAAAGAATTTTTTAAATCTTCAGAAGCTCTTTTAAACAGTTCATCTAATTCTATATAAGAAGTGTCTTCTGAACTTTTTTTCTTTACAACTTCTTCTGAACTTTTTATAATTTCTTCTGAACTTTTTACAAGTCTTATAGAATATTCTGAAGTTGATATTTTATTGTTGTTTTCGCAACTAATAATTACTTCTTTTTTATATGGAGGGGTATATCTGAAAGAAGTGATCAAACCTTTGAATCCGTTATAGATACTTGTTTTATCATTAATTTCGACATAATCACCTAATTTAAATATATAAAATAATTTTACTGTATCGAAATTAACAAACAAACCGGAATTGGTTTTACAAAGTCCATTACAGGAAGTACCAGAATAAAAATCATTCCATTCTACAGCAAGCATACTCTCTTGTATCAAAATACCTTTTACAATTCCTATGCTTCCTTTTTTAAGACTCATATTATCAATTAAGGAAACAACATAATCTTGAATGTTAAAATTATTCATATTGTTTTGTTTTTAAATTAAATTTTTGAAGTTTGTTAGTTTGAATATCGAGACGGTCGAAAGATATTCCTAACATTGTTGCAGCATTCACATCAATTGGCCCATCAAAAATACTTCCTGTTCCTTTAGTATCTATCTTACAATCTTTACAAAAAATATGTCCTTCAAATTCAGACCATTCAATATTACTTTCACCACAGACATCACAGTGAAAACCATACACCTTTGGATTTTGAACATATATCCAATTTCTTTTATAAAGTTCGGATTGTTTGGACATTATGATTTTAAAATATTTTCAATAGAATCTTCAATATCTTTTGTAAGTATTTCAAATCTTTTATCATCAATTTTTTTTATAATAAACTTGTAAAGAATTTTAGATTCTTTTGTAGAAGTAAACCACAATTTTTGAGTTCTACTATTAATATTTCTAACACCTATACAATGATCTAATATTTCTATGCTACCATCTTTCTTAAAAACTTTCTCTTTGTAATCTGGAGGAATTAAATCATATGTCCATTCATCGACTTTGAAAGTATCTTCGATTTTCTTTACTAATTTATTTAAAAGTTCAATATTATCAATTGGCATTTTAAATCCTCTTTATAAAAATTTGAAAGAGGGAATTTAAAAACTCCCTCTCATACAATTATACTTCATAAAAATGCTTATCCATTATACCAAGCTTCTGAAATATAACTACAAGATGCAGAAACATTCCTGTCAAGAGCATCACTAAGTTTCTTTACAACATCTGCCTTGAATTGATTGCCTGTTTCTTCACCACCAATACGAGAATAACTACGACCGAGATAATAAGTTTCAGAATTTTCGTTACCATGCATCTCAAGATCTGTCTTCTCTGCCGCTTCTTCTAATGAATCATACATTCCACCAAACTCTTCTTCAGTCTTACCAATAATCTTTAGAAGGTCTTCTTTGTCCATTTCCATCCCATAGATACAAAAACTACTTGAACTGCTGTTAGATACAAAACCCATACGAATTTTCATACTACTCCTTTGTTAATGTTAATGTTAATAAACATCATATCCGGTTTCTTCAATATCACAACATTTAATATCATTTCCAAGAAACTTTTTCAAAGTATTTTCAATTGACTTTTTAAATTCCTTGCCTGTTTCATCATCTCCAATTGTACTGAAACTACGACCGAGATAATAAGTTTCAGAATTTCCGTTACCATGCATCTCAAGATCTGTCTTCTCGGTAATATCTTCTACATAATGATTGATAGAATTAAAGTCTTGAACATCTAAAATTTTACAAATATCTTTTTCAGTTATTTCTACTCCATAAATACAGAAACTTGAACTGCTGCTGTTAGATACAAAACCCATACGAATTTTCATATTAATCTCCTTGAATTTAGTTATTTATTCAAAATCACAATGTGTAATATTTTCAACACTTTCAAAATTTTTTATAACTTTATCTTCAAAATATCTTCCTACTCCATAATATTTTTCTTCAAATAAATAATTTTGTTTTTGAGTAAAATCATCCTTATTAGATTCTTCCCAATCATCAAGAGTTGTATAATCTTCATCACGTTTAAAATAAATTTCTACAAGATTCATTCCAAATTTTTTAAAAGGTTTTGAAACTTCATTAATCATACTTTGTTCAAAATCTTTCAAACCATTATAAATCTTTTGAAAGTCTTCTTTCTTAACTATAATCAAATAACTTGCGCTGGAACTATTTGAAACAAAACCAGTTCTGATTTTCATATTATAAGTCTGTTTCGAAAGTTGAGAGTTTAAATGTTAATATATTTTCATACGCCCAATCCCTATCGACTGCTTCTGTTATGTATTTACCTTTATAATTTTTCATAACTTCAATCTCTTCCATAAGTTCTTTTTTGATAGAAGATATAGTTGGTCTATAGGAATAAGTTAGAGTCATAAAGTAAGGCATAATCTCTTCGGCAGTATCGACATTAGAAAGAGATTTTAAAATATTTTCATAATACTTTATAATTTCATCAACCGAAAATGATTTAACTTTCATTAGTTCCAATTCATTCTTGTCTGCCTCAGTATCAACAATAAAAGAAGACGATGATGAATTGCTGACAAAACCTGTTCTGATTTTCATATCATACTCCTATTGAACTTTGTTAATTGAACTTCATTAGTTATCAATATAATATTTTATAATATCAAACTTAGATGCTGTTTTTTGAATATCTTGCATCCAATCATCTCCATCCATTCCACTCATATTAATTTCTTTTAAATCTATATTAAAATGTTTCAAATCATTTACACAACAACCAAGATCATTACTTTTAATAATTTTTTTTAGTTTTGGTTCTAAAGATTTGTAAAACTCTTTATAATCTTCTTTCTTCATAAGAATTATAAAACTTGATGATGAACTATTTGAAACAAAACCTGTTCGAATTTTCATTCATTCCTCCCAAGATTTGAAGAAATATTATCAATATCTTTAAAAATATTTTGAATAATTTCATATGTTTCACAACCTTCAATTACAGAAAAATAACATCTTATGATATTAACTCCAAAATGATTCTCTTCCCGGTAGTTAGCATAATAGTCTTCGGGGTCTTTGGGGTCTGCTTCTGTAAAATCTTTCTTAATATCTTCAGGAAGTTTATCAAGTACCTTTTGAAAATCTTCTTTCTTAACATAAAATACGAAAGAAGAACTACTTGAATTGCTGACAAACCCCATTCTAATTTTCATATTATTCTTTCTCCAGTTTCAAATCAAATAGTTGACAAGAAACACATTTTTTACAATTCTCTATAGAAGTATTTCGAAAATTTACAACTTTTTCATGATTCCAAATATCCTTTACAAAATCTTCACAATCAAGGATACTGATACCATCTCCCTTTTCCGCGAATGAGCAATGATGATATTCACCTTTAACATTGATATAAAGACTAAACCTTGCACTTTCACATTCTTCAACAAACTGTTTATATTTATTTTGATTATCAACAACCGAAAGAAAACTAAATGCTGAACAACTATCAAATCCAATATTAATCTTTTTTTCAAGGGCAGTATTCACAAGAATTTTATACTTTTCAAAAGAAATCTTATGAAAGGTTTCTCCCCGGCCTTTGTTCTTCAACATCAAGAAAACAATAGCATTGAGTTTATTCAAGCGTGGGTCAGTCTTTACATCTTCAACAACCTTCATACATCTGTCATAAGTTTCTTCACTAACAACGGCATGAATATTAACCTGAGTCAAACCTGCATCGGTAAGACGTTTGACTGAATTATAACAGGTATCATAATCATAAAGAGACACAGCAACAGCACCACAAATAGAAGCAAGACAAGAAGCCTGATATTCTGTGCAACTATTGATAGTGATATTAGGAACAACATAATTATAATCATTGTTTCTGCAATAATTCATAATGGGAAATAGGTCTGGACAACTATTAATATCACCAATTCCAAAAGCAATTTGTGTAAGGGTCTTTGGAATCTTTTTGAAAAGTTTTGTAAAGGTTTCGAAACTCATATTCTCACCCTTAGAAGTATTGTCTTTGTAACAGAAACGACAACCATTTGCACAGATAGTAGAGAGTTCAATATCTGCAATGAAAGGACCATAGGGAGAATGAGTAGGATCTTCTTCTATTTCTTTACCCCAAACTCCCATCAGTCCGTTTTCTTTGTTAAATATATAATTAACTTCAGGTGAACTCAGAGACTTTATTTTTTTATTTTCAAAAAGATTCACTTTAAAACCCTTTCTAAAGTTGTTTAATTTGGTTGTCATTAAAATATATTATGGGTAAATAAAAGTCAAGAACTATATTACTTTTTTTCTTTGAAATATTCTTTAGCTGCCGTTATGTATCTACGAAATTCAAAATCTTGCCAATTCATTTCCAACCATTCTTTCATAATAGTTATCAAATGTCTTTCGATGAATTTAATTCCCATCTTCCTTGCTTTATAGATGGCCCACGTTTGTGCATACAGTTCATTCTTATATTTACTTTTTGATTCAAAGAAACAATGTCCAAATTCATGAAGAATATATGCCTTTAGTAGATTTCTGTTTGTTTTGTTGTTAAAAACATTTCTGTTCAAAATAAGATTACAGATTAAAAGATTCTTCTTATCTTTACCTTTGAATAATATTATCTCACAAGGATAGGAGATGTGTTTGTATTTATATTTCACTATTGGATAAATCTGGAGGTTTTCATCCTTGATAACCTCATAAACAAAATTGAGAACTTCTTTCTTGTCCATCTATACCTTTAACTTGTTAATAGTTTCCTGAACCTTTTCAACTCCAACTTCCCTTACAAACTTTTCTAAGTTGAAATCACCATGAAACACCATACCTGCTGTTGTATCCTCAAGACTTGGACTATCACTAAACAACCAATTTGCATCATCTGAACCCATAATAACTCCTAATTGTTAAAGGTTAAATCGTCAAAGATAACAGGAATTCTTGTTTTAAATTCTTGTAGCATAGGAACCATAATCTCTAACATTTGAGGGTGAGGTTTACCAGTTGTTCCGATAGCACGAAGTTTAAATATATGTCTCCACTCTCTCATATTAGCAGTAATAACAAGTTCAGTCTTTAATGAATTAGGAAGAACTGAACGGGCTTCTTGTGGTTTTGCTCCACTATCAAGCATAAAAGAATATACTTTCTCAGCAGATTCACAAGCAGTCTTCCAAGCAGTAAACATTTCAGGATCTTCATTCCAAAAACATGGTTCAATAAAAGTAACATCATTATATTTTACAAAACGAGTAGACTCCTGACTTGGACTTATAATTCTATGTCTTACCAATTCATGCGATACACCACGGTCACAAATAATCCTGACTGTAACCTTTTCATGTTCGAGAATAGTTTCATGTCCTGACTTTATAATTCCTTTTACAAATTTTCTTGCTGAATCTTCTGTAATCTTTTCTTCTGATTTATAACAAACTCTTCCTACCAATTCTAAATTCTTTAAAATTTCTTCTCCATCAATCTTAGAAAGAATTTCAAAACTTGGTTTAATTATTTTCACTTTTTACATTCTCCTGAAAGATGTTTAGAATTTTTCTCCAAAGAATCAACGACTTACCATCCACATTTGAAGCAACACTTACACTCTTGAGTTTGTTTTTTAAATAAAGTAAAATAAATTTTAAAGAAACCTTATTAGTAGTTATACTGATCTTGATAAGATTTAAAATGTATTCTAAATCTTTTTTATCTTTACCTTCAGAAAGAAGATTGTAAATATTTAGAAGTTCTTTTAAAAGATTAGGATTTGGCATTTTTTGTTCCGGGAAGATCTTCTCTATATTTGTTTATGATTTCTGTTATTCTTTTTGCTTCTGCTTTATTAAATAATCCTATAGAGGCAACACAATATTCAAAAGGACAATGTTTACAAAAACTTTTACGTTGTTTTTTACAAATTATATTAAGAAGTTCAAAATCAGACAAATATTTTAATTTGTTAGTTTTCAAAATATTCCTCTTTTTTAAATTTGTTTTTGGAATCTCTGTTCCTGTTTTTCTCTCGTTGGTCCTGATATCGGCCATCATCAAATTCTTCTTCCAACTGGTCTAAATCTTCAATCCTAATCTTTGCCACTTACTTTTCCTCTCTCTGTTTGTTTCAATAAATAATACCATCTTATTTTTGAGTAATCAAGTCTTTTTTATCATTCTTTCGAAATATCATGAAATAAAAATGAATTGTATCGACAGCGTTGTTTTGGGGTTCTTTTTTCGTGTTACCTGCATTTTTAAAATTATACTTATAAATTAGTTGGTCAGAGAGATAAAAATCATTAATTTCCATAACAAATTTTAAATCATATCCACCTATAAGCTTTGGAGTATTTGCCTTGAAGTCTGTAGTTTTGATTATAACCACTCCACGGTCGTTCAGGACAGCATGAAAGGTCTTAGAGGCTTCGGTAGCATTGGTGATGTAGGTTTTGTTGTATGGAGGTTCATAGAGGATTAAATCAAATCGTTTCTGTGAGGCACTATTCATATTACGGGTCTTGGTCACGTTATATAAATTAATATCTCTGTCATTCCAGATAAAGAGATTCGAGAAATCCAAAATATTTGTTTTTTGGTTTTTTCCACGGTTAGGATCAAAAAAATCTACAACTTTGATAAAAGCTGTTTTGACATCACAATTTTCTATTACAGATTGAATCTTATTTGAGTTTTGCATTTATATTTCTTGTTATTAATTCTAAATTTTTTGTTGCAACATCTAATCTTCTAACTGAGGAGTCTATTGATTTATAATTTCTAACTCCCTCGTTATTTAAAGTTTGTGAAGTTATTACCAATGTTTTATTAGCATTTTGAAAAGTTTTACCTTCTTCTTTAAAATCTTGAACAGTCTTTGTAAGATTTTTTAATTCTTTTATTTCATTTGCAAATGCTTTGGTTGCTGCATTGCTTTCGGTTGTTAGTTTTTGAACTTGGTCAACAAATTTTCCAAGAAGAAATTCTGTCCCGCCTTTCATCCTCCAACCAAAAAATATAAACCCTATAAGGATTAAGGTTTGAATAATTATTAAAATTATCATTTGTTTTCTGTTCCACTATCTTCTGCTTTAGATTGTTTAATATATTCGGAATATTTACCGTTCCATTCTTCCATACGTTTTACATCACCCATCAACCAGTCAATATTTTTATTAGTTTCTTGTTTGATATTTTCAAATGTTCCTGTATAAATTCCACCACAATCCTCAAGCATTTTAAAAGTTGCGAGGAGTTGTAAATTTAATCCCTGAGTGATTCCAAATCTAGTCAGTTCAATAAACTTCTTCTTATATTCTTCGGGTAATGTAGAATCATCATTTAAATCAACACCTTCATAAGGATCTGATCCATAGATAAGTGTTTTAACAAAACCTGCGAAGATCATAGACATAATTGTAGACCAAACAAGAAAAACCCCAAAACAAATCAAAGTTATAATCATTGATATTTCCTTGTGAAGATGAAAAGTCTATTCAAAAATATTTATAATAAATTTAAAAGGGAGATTTAAAATCCTCCCTCTCTTCATCTTAACAGAATTAAACAGCGGTATTCAAAGTATTTTCTACAGCGGCAACCTTAACAGCAACATCACTTGTTACAGTAGCACCAACATTTTCAACATCATTCTTCACATCACTTGCAGTAGTTGTTATAACTTGTGTCACCTGAGCATACTTCTGAATAAAAGCGGCTTCGTCTCTAGTCTTAATAGAAGCAACATCACCCTCAATACTTGACACTCTGTTTTCAAAATCATCAACAGCAGTCTTAACCTTTGCCTCAACCTTTGCTTCAAGTCCGGAATTAACAGTCCACAAACCGACAATAAATCCTGAACCAACAAGAATAGCAGAAAGAATTACAAAACCCATATACACACCTCTTCTTTTAAAGTGAATGATTTAGTTAGTTACTATTAAATCTTCAAACCCATCTTACGTTTAAACTCCTCTACATCCATTTCAACCAGAGGATTATCATTAATTTGATCTTTAATCTTATTGATTGAAACATCATCCTCTTCGGTAACTTTCAAAGCTTTCTTCATCTTATCAATAACCTTCTCTTGAATCTCTTCGGTTAAATCATTGAAGTAAATCTTAATGGTATCATCATCTCCAATATCCTCTCCGGGTTCATCTCCGGGAGCAAGATCATCATTAGGTTCAGGCATTGTTCCATCAGCAAACCCTTGTTCCGCATCTGTAGGTTCCTCGGTCAGATACTTTCTCATCTCTTCAAGATATTCACCAGCAGTTTGTTTAGACATTACTTTGTCTCCTTAATCAAATAATCAGCCATTTTCTTCTTATTAACATCTTTAACAGGTTCATCTTTCTTTTCAGATGCAATATCAACCAAAACATCAATCTCCCGCAATGCATCCTCAAGAGTCTCACCAACCTTATTAAACTGTCGAATAACTTCCATATTACCAGATTCGATAATATCCTTATTCTCTTTGAACTTATTAATACTTTCCAAAGTCTTTTGAATAGAACTTTTCAAAGATTCAAATTTCTTTGCAAATCCTCTAACTTCAGATTCAAATAATACATAATTCTCAAATGACATATTTATTACTCCTTTAATGTAATTTTAAATAATTCTTTTACTGTTTTAAAAATATCTTCACAACAACAAATAATTTTTGAATCTTCGTTTATTACTTCATCTTTCCAACGATTTAAAAGGGTTACTGTTCCATCTCTACTTTTGAACGTGTAACCGTAACCCCAATCATCTTTAAACTCATTTGCATCCAGAAAGTATTTATAATCCTGTTGAAACTCTTTCAAAAGTCTATCAAATTCTTTTTCATGAATTAGAAAAGAGACTTCTGAAACTTCTAAAGTCTCTGTTTCTGATTTAGGATTTTCAAAATAATAGAAATTTGAAAACTTACCCATTATGTACTTTCCTCTTCGGTTATAGGAACTGAGGTAGGAGCAACGGGTCTATACTTTGCAACAATATCATTCTCCTGAAAGATGATATATTGATTATCTCCATCTGTCAGTTCAAACCACTTACCAGTCCAAAGCAGACAAATATCTCCGACTGCAACTTCTGGAGGAATAACACCGATAGAAGTAGTAACTCCTCTACCTACTGATAACACTTCACATTCAGAATAAGGTTCTTTGGTATTTGATGTAAGAATAATACTACCAACCTTTGTTTCTTTACGAGCATCTTTCACCAACTTACCAACAACTCTATCTCTCAATGGAATGAATTTGTTAATATTATCTGTCTTGAAGTCAATCATACTATTGGTCAAATACACTGGTGCGTTTGTATCTACTCCTGATTCACTCATCTTTTAAATCTCCTGTTAAAATATTTATAATTTTGTTTGTTTAAAATATATTTTAAATCTCTTCAACTTCTACTTTTACAACCATTCTCACAGCCTTCTTATCTTTGCAATCTTTTTTAAAAAGTTTCAAAGTTCTATAGAAGTTCTGATCAACGATAGCGTCCAATTGGGTTTTCATTAATGACTTCACATAATCCAAACTGGAATTTTGATCTACATAAAATTTAAATTCCACTTAATTTACTCATTCAACAACATTGGAGATACATCAGTCCAATCAGTTCCGGGAGTTCCATAAACCCTACCCTCTGCAATCACTACTGTATTACAAGTACAAGAATGATTACGCTGCACATTCACATCAATAATCTCACCACAATGCAAACACTTTACTTTCTTTGGTATCATAAAACTCTCCTTTGGAAAAATTCTTAACCATTCAATTTCACTTACATCATATCCTTTTATATAAGGTTTGTTTCCTGCATTACTCATTTAACCTTTCCTCCACGTTCATAAAATTCAACTATTTTTTTAATCTGTTCGGGTTTTAAAATTTTTAAAAGTTCATCAGTTTCTTTTAAATTTACCTTATAAAACTTTGCTAAGTATTCTTTTTCTTTTAAAGATTCTGACTTGTTCTTTTTAATGTATGAAAAATAAACATGATTCTTTGGTAACGATATTCGATAATAATTGTAATTATCCTCGTCAGAAGTATTTATACGATTTATTTCTGCTGCTATCGGAAGATATAACTCACACATAGAAACCCATCGGTTAGTCATGTATGAATCATATCCCTTTGAAACCTCATCCAAGTCAAAATTAAGTTCCTTCTTTTCAGAGGTCATTCCATTAAGATAATCAAAAATCTTCATTGTTTAGTTGGTCTTTCCAATAATATCTTGAACAGCATCAACATCAATACTACCGATATTTGTTGGTGAAATAGTTTGTGAAACAGGTATATTAGTATTTTCATCAACAAGGTCTGAAGCCTTTTGATAAATAGTTTGTGAAGCCTTTTGATAAATATTTTGTTGATAGTCCTTTCCAATATTTGTTGGTGAAATAGTTTGTGAAACAGTATTTTCATCAATAAAGTCTGAAGCCTTTTGATAAATATTTTGTTGAATATTTTGTTGATAGGCCTTTCCAAGTTCTTCATGTTTAACAATGATTGCCGCTGCACTGTAGATAATAATATCCTGCAACTCCTTAATCTGTGCCTCAAGTGTAGGAAGACGCTCAATCTCCATTGCCTTCTTAGTTACCTGAAAAAGCAACCCATGAATACTCTTCTGCCATCGGGGAATTTGACAAATCTGTTGGTCCTCAAAATCCTCTCCCGAAGCATGACGTTCCTTACCCTTACCAATTGCAGCACGACCAACAGCATCTAAAACAATCTGTCGCAAACCATCATAACCATCATTCATTTTTTCCATTTTAAATCCTTTGTTAAATAGTGATAATATCTACAGTTGGTGTTTCTTCTGTATTATAATTAATTTTGATAGTTTTTACTTTTTTATCATAAAAATTACTATTATAATAGAAAGAAAAGGAATCTTTTATAAAATATTTAAAATTTTTATCTTCTCCTATAAAACATCTAAAAGATTCTTTATCATTAATATCTTTAAAATGAACAGTTATTTTATAATCCATTTTAACTCCTTTTAAACTATTGCTAAGATTATTGCAAAAATTGTAAAGATTGGAAAGGTAAACACAAGTTCTGTCCAACCCGTTGTAAAAATTGGATATTGTTTTAAAATCAACTTTCCAAAACAAAAAGAGGCTGGTGTTCCATCTACATTACGATTTATATCGAGTAGTGAATGTTTAGCTTGTGCAACCCATACAAGGAATCTGTTATAGATTGCGTTACCACCTATCCACGAACAAACAAGGGCAGCAACATGTAACCAAGTAAAACCAGCAAACATCCCGAAGATAACAGCAAAAATAATAAAAACTCCCTGCATCAATCTCCACTCATGATATGAACCATCTTTAGACCACCAAAGAACCGGAAGAGTTGACCAACGATTCTTCAGTCCTTCAACTACACCTGTCCAACACTGATAGATAATTATACTCAAACAAGTAAGAAACATCATTTAAATGTAATCTGCTTTCAATAAGAAGTTTGCTCTATCGGATTTCCAATTTTCATCACTTGGAGAACTACCGGGAGACTTGTGATACATAAGAATATCTGCAACTCCAATTTTTAAATCTTGAAACATAAACTGACGGCAAAGGTCCATATCATAAAAATGATTTCCTTTATAACTATTATCAAAATTGATTGGAAAATTTTTAAAATACTTTCCAAGCGTTACAAAACAAAAACCATCAATCATTATTAAATCGTTATAAAATCCTATTGCTCCCTTTATCAAATGTGTTGCATTATTATCATCCTTATTACCCTGCATCAAATGACCTCGAAGATATTGAGGTTCACTATTCCACCAACACAAATCCTCTTTCATTTTGCTACTTCCAACAAAACCAAGAAGAGCAACATCTGTAGTTTCAAAAAACCTATCAACTTTTTCTTTGAAAAGAGGATCAATAATTCCACAATCATTATGACAGAATATAAGAACATCATCATCTTTCAAATCATTTTCTTTCAAATTTATCAAAGCTTTGAAATATTTTGAATGAATTGTTTCGTTAGGATAATCGTCTGTGATGTTGATTATCTCTGTCTGAGTTGAAATGTTTTTAACGTTAGCATATACGATACTATCGAAAAGAACATCGTCGCCGGGAACTCTTGGAACAATTAATTTATACATTTGTATTGTCCCTTATATCATTACTAACACCATCCATTATAGATTTACCGAGTCTTATATTAGTAGCAGCATAACATACAGTTTCATATGCCTTTCTGGTTCCAATATTGGTGGAAGAGTAATTGATATTATTTTGAATTCCATAACTTCCACCAACAGTAAAAGCATCCATGTTTGCACCAAGAAAAATAAATTCCCATGAATAAGTCTTCCTCTGATTTTCAACCATCTCCTTGATTTTTGATTGATTATATTTTTTACTATCATTTTCAAATCCATCAGTAAGAATAACAATCAAAACTTTTTCAGGACGGTCGTTTTCATTTGTTGCAGAAAGTCGTGCTCCAACACTATCAATAGTTTTTCCTATAGCATCACAAAGAGCAGTCGAATAATCATCAGCAACATATTCTTCTGAAGTAATAGGGTTAATTGTTTTAATATCTTTGTTTTCATAAAGAGGATAAATTTCTGTACCAAAAAGAAAAAGACTTAGTGTTGCATCACCGGGAATTTTCTTCTGTCCCTCAATAAAAGAATTAAAACCACCTATTGTATCTTTTGTAAGATGTTCCATTGAACCAGACTTATCCATAACTACTGTAATTTCAGTCAAACCCTTTTTCATGATATTTTCTCCTCGTTTGTGTTTTCTGTTAATCTTTCAACTATATCTTTTGAGTATCCAACAAGCCAATAATTTGAAAGAAAATTTATATTTCCTTCATAAGATATATCTTTCATTAATGTTTCAATTACTCCGGGTTGAATATGATCTCGAATGAGAAAATATATTAGAGCTACAAGTTTATAATTTTTTATTGGTTCAGATTCATATGGTATTAAGGTTGCATTAAGATGTTCTTCCATTTATTTATTCTTTCCTTTAAATTAAATCTGTAGGTTGTTGTCGCACTTAGGGTAGGGAAGAGAGCTATAGTGTTCCCAATTCTCATGTAGTTGTGGTATACACACCACCTTTCAGAGATACATCCGCAGACAACGATTATCACCTACATAAAATGTTATATACTAATTCTTTGAATAATCTCTAATAAACATGCAGCAACTTGTAATTCTTTGTCATTTGCATAATAACTCTCTCGGTCATACTTTGCAAGAATTATCAAAATTTCTGGAAACCTTTTTTGTAAAGGAGTATTTAAAAGTCTTGGTAATAGATGTTTGTAAAGATGAGAGAATATAACTCGGTGACTGATATTATTATTGATTACAAATCTTCTTGCTCCTAAAAAATCTCTTTTTAAAATAAATTCTATAAGTTCATTTGAAATCTCTTCAAACTTTAAAATTCCAGAATCAATAACGTTGTTTTGTTCAGAATATTCCTGACAAATATTTACCATCTTACGAACATCAGGATAAAATTTCTTTACAACAGTTTCAATAATTTCTGAAGATCTCTCAACCTTTTCAATATCCAAAATATCATTGATATATTTTGCAAATTTTGGAACAAGTTCTGTTTTGATTTCTTCAGAAGTAAAATTAAAATCTTTCATTGTAAATCTTGAAGTGATAGGTTCAATGATAGTGGACACATAATTTAAAGTAACTATGAATCCACAATAATTTATAAATTCATCAACAAGACCACGTAATGCTTTCTGCGCTTGCATAGTAATACCGTCAAACTCATCAAGAAAAACAATCTTCTTCTTACCTTCAAAAGATGCTGTCGTGCAGAAAACAACAATCTTATCGCGGATCATATCAATACCATTTTCCAAAGATCCGTTAATGTAAATATAATCAACATCAAGGTCATTGATTAGACACCATGCACATGTGCTCTTACCAGTTCCCGGAGAAACTGAATGAAAAAGAAGAGGAGGTAAATCTTTTCCACTCTTCATAAGTTTTGTAAAATATGCTTTCATAGACTTAGGAAGCATAATATTATTCATATTCTTCGGTTGATAATTCTTATACCACACTGCACTGTTAAGATCTTGAATGTTCATTTAGATTATAAGTCTTTCTCAAAGGTTATTATCATAAATAACTCTAATAGTTTCTTCTGCGTCTTGAGGAGTTTTAAATTCAAATCTATAAAGAGATCCTTTCATGTCCTTCCAAAACCAAAGAACCTTCTTCACAAAATATACAGTTCTCACAACTTATCCATTATTGAATATTGTTTCTTTATAGATTATAAACTTTTTCATTTACAAACCTCAATAACTTCAGAAGCATCAGGAGTAACTTCAAGATTTTCCTTTACAATTTCAGGAACATCTTTTTCAAGTTCTTTCTTAATCTTAATCTTACCTTCTCGAATCAGATTAGCAAGTTTATTTGAAAGATTTTTATTTTCCTTCATAGCATCCCGCTTCATCTTCCTATTAACTGCAAATGAAGAGAGTGATTGGTCCTTCATCTTCTCGGCCTCTGTCTTGTTAGGATAAATACAGTTGCATGGATGAGGAGTTCCGTCTTGAAGATAAATATCATATCCTCGACCGAAACACTTCTTACAACCAGACTTCGGTTCTCTGACTTGTGTTCCTGTTGCTTCAGCAGCTATCTTAATCTTCTGCCAATGAGTCAACTTAGACTTATCAATAACCTCACCTGTTACTGAGTCAATAAACTTCTCTACCGGAGCAGGTGCAACATACTCTTCGTGAATAAGTTGGTCTTGTTCAGTCTTTACAACTTTCAATTCTTCTACATTTTTCTCTGTGGTCATTATTATGATCTCTCTTTAATAAATGTTGTGAAAATATCAACACAAATATCGTCAACTTTATAGGAGGACTTTATTGCCCCAATCTGTTTAATCTCAACTTCAAAGTCTGTGTTCTTTGCAGAGTTAATGAAGAAATCAGCATTGATAGTATAATTGAATGGTTCATAATCAGTAACCTTCTCTGCATCAAAAACCTTGCTATATGATTGATTATACTCACTACTCTTTTGATTGATGTTAGTTCCAATCAATTCAATTTTAACCATATCATTTTCAACACTGATTCTGGCTTTCTTTCTCTTGTCGGAAGAAACAATAAGACTTGATGCTTTTACAAGAGATTCTAAATCCTTTTGAAGAATTTTAAACTTAACAGCAGTCGGATACTTTGACCAGTTAGTGTTTACTCCCCTTGCACAAACTTCTGGTTTTGAGAAGTAATATTCAATGAGAGAATTTCCTTCTTCAAACCGAATCTTATCATCTTCAATGAGGATTTTTGGATTCTTAAAAAGTGAAAAGAATTGATAGAATTCTGGATAATTGTATATACCAACTTCATCCTTTTCAAAAGTAAAATTATCCAACGGGGCAGTGAGAGTATAACGAATCGACTCATCATCTGTCTTCTGTCTGCAAACTAAATGACCATCTTCCTTGGTAATAATTACTTGTGTGGTAATCTTGGAAAGATCTTTCAAAACTTCAAAAAACTTCTTTTTAAACTGAACTTCGTTAGACATTAGATGTTACTCCTATTAAGATTTAAATGTTAGTAGCTTCGAAGAGATTTGAACTCTTATGCTTTCGCGTCTGATCTTGAGTCAGGTGTGTCTGCCAATTCCACCACGAAGCCAAATTTCTATACCTTAATAATACCACATTATTTTGAAGAAAGCAATAGTTATTTTAACTCACATCTATCACCACTACAAGAAAATTCCCTTGATGTTTTGGTAGTATCCCCGGAGATTTTTTCATACTCCCCTAACTTTGTAAAATCTAATCTTGGAAAATTTTCTAACATTTCTAAATACCTTTCTGAAGTAATTTCTTCATAAGGTGCCAAAGGATAATTATGTTCATCAAGCGGAAAAAATGCAACACCATTAATCCTTCCCCACTTATCATAAACTTCTGAACCAACCTTTAACCATTCAGAATCAGGAACATAAATTGTGATAGAAGTATTATGAGAACACCAATTATCCTGTAGTTTCAAATACCAATTTAACTGGTCAATAGCATTCATCTGTGACCTATAAATCATATTATCTGCAACTGCCCTGATAGGAAATTCAAAGACCGCCGTTGAACAATTATCCTTTGTTTGTCCTACTTCAGGAAACCATTCCATACCTTGATCACACATCATATGAAACATAGGGTCACTTGTATTAATACGATATCTCCTGATATAATGAGGAGCATATCTTGCATGACAACCCGAAGAACTATTAACTAATTGTGAAACTGTCCCACTAGGTTTAACCGCCGTAAGAGCAGCAGAAAAATTAATTCCTAATATTTTACAAGCATGTTTGGCAACCTTTTCAACAGTCTTTCGAAGTTGTTTCAAAACTTCTTCAGTAAGAATTTCTGAATTATCCATCTGCCCTGTTAATGAAACTCCAATAAGTCTTTCTTCTTCACAATTTTGTTTCCATATAGGACGAAGATTTGGAAAATTTGTAAATGTTGCTTGAATACAACCCAACCAAGTAGCAGTCTTAACCTTTTCAACTAAATCATCAATATCATCTCCGGGTCGAATAACTGCTTCTGAAAGATTACAAAATTCATTAGGACGAAGAAGGATTTCCCCACAAGGATTTGTTCTGAGTTTATGCCCGTTTCTTTCCTGTTCAATATAAATTCCTCGTTCACCTGTTCCACTCATAGCAAGTTCAGCCCACTCCTTCATAAACTTTGCTGATTGTGGTTTATCTTTATATACTGCACTATTATTTGACATATATCTATACGAAGGAAAAGGAATATGTTTAGCATCTCTCATTTCATCATCATCAAAATCACTAAATGAAATACATGCAGATCTTCTTTTTGAACCCATAACAACACAACTTGCTATCATGCAACAAATATCATGACATTCGATAGTTTTCAATTTTCTTCCAACAGCATTTAAAATTATTTTTTTAACATCTTCCAAAAGTTTTTTAAGAGGTTCAGGACCAGAAGCAGTTCCACCCATAGTTTTGAGGGGAGCACCTTTAGGTCTGACTTTACCAAAATTATATTCAACATCTTCTCCTGCATACCATGTTTGTAATCCGAAGAGAATTGCTTTCATCCAACCTTCTCTTGAATCCTCAACGGTATATTCATCTCTCATGATTCCTGTGCAATGTTTAATCTCAGGAAGTTTATTGACATTTTCTTTTTCTACACTATAACCTACTCCACTTCCATGCATCAAGATATACATTAATTCGGAGAAACTTTCTAAGGTATCAATAGGAAGATAACTACAATTATAAAGACAAATATTATTAGAATCTGCTGCTGGTCCTGCTGTTGCAACTAATCTCATTGAAGGCATTACAGAAAAATTTAAAAGACCATCTTCAATTTTTTTCCAAACCTTTGTAGGAACTTTTGACAAATGTTCTTTACTTTTCAACCAATTTATAACTCTTTCTGTAACCTCTTCCCAATTTTCTCTTCTACCCTTACTTTCATTCCATCTGCAATAATGAACCAAACTAACAAACTCTGAAGCAATATTAGGATATTTTATCATTTCAACAAAATCTCTCTTTCGAATTTAGTTTTAAAATAATTTTAAAGTAATTTTAAAGTAAATCTTTATCTGTAATGATTACAAAATTCCAACCCTTTGTTTTAGCATATTCTTTAGCAAACATCCATTTATTTTGATTGATAGCATATGTCATACAATCATGCATATATCTACGCTGTGCTTTCTGTGTCATTTTCTTAGGTCTTACTGGTGGTTTTGTATGTTCATGAGATTTAACTTCAATGAGGAATTTTGTAACCTTTCCATCATCTTTATTTTTAACCTCACACCAGTAATCTATGATATAACGATGATCTTCTACATGATGTAATTTCCAATTCACAAAAATAGGTTTCTTGTAATATATTGTATTCTTTTCATAACCCCAACCTATAACATTTTGATTATTGTCCAGATACCACATCATACGTTCTTCGAGATTAGATTTATAACGAGGATTTTTCTCCCCGTTATATTTTTCTCGGTTCTTAACAATATAATCACCCTGTTTCCATCCTGCCATTAGTAGTTCTTTCGAAGAATAAAAATACTTTCAGAAATTTTTGAAGGTTCCTGAAAGTATTTATAAAGAAGACTATTTTAGAAGGGAAGGTTTTCTTCAACAATACCTTCAGCAAATTCTCCTTCAACAACCTCTCCAGCAACACCACTCGGTTGATTTGCTGCAACGGGGGATTTCCCACCATTCGGAACAAAATCATCAACGTAAACGAAATGAGTCTGTCCCCACTCATTGGTTTCTTTCCGTGCAGCAACGATAAGATTGATGTATCCCCTTTCATTAGGTTCCGGAAGATCTGAAACCCTGATACCAAGCTTAATCTGACCGAAGTTACCAATTACCTTACCACTGCCGACAAACTTCCTGTCTTTTGCCATTATACTGCTCCTTTGGTTTGTTTTTGTTTTGCCTTACTCTTCTTTAATAAGCGGCGAAGAGTTTTACCGCTTTTGATTCCAAGATTTTCCATCACATACTTCTTCTCCTGTCGGTCCTTACTTAGATACATTTGCTGTCTCCTCCTTCACTCCTCGATATTTCTGCGTCGGCTTCGGAGGTGAGACAGGCATGGCAGCGAAGTGGATTTTCATCATCATTATAACATAAATCCTCGCCATTGAAAAGGGCGCATCCAAAATACTCAGCCGCTTCTTCTTCATTTAGTCCACCAAATTTCCAGCTACACTCTCCACAAATTTCTTTCTCGCAATTCACTTCAATCAGTAGTCTTGCCATTTACTTTTCTCCTTTAGAGGTTATAAATAAATCACATATTTTATTTCTTAACATAAGACTTTTATGAGAATATTCAATTTTATTTTTTATTTTTTTATCTATAGTTTTCTGTATATTTTTAATTTGAAATCTAACAATTTTATCATTGATATCAAATATTTTATTAATAACATTGAAAATAATTTTAAACTTTATAAATTCTTTGAAACCTTCGTTATTGATATATTGCTCGGTCTGTTCTCTCTTACTAACCTCTTTAAAAGTATAGTCAAGAGGTTGATAATCTTCCATAAATGAGTTTGCAGAAACAATTGTATCAACATTAACAGGTAAAGGTTTGATTTTCTCTGCTTGTTTTAAATAATCATTAACATTGGGTTTATTATCTCTGAGAACTTTCAAATCATTTATAAACTTTAAAAATTCTTCTTTATCTGCGTCCGGGAGAGAATTTATAACAACTGAATTAAAATAGAACAAATCGTAGAATCCCCCCATATAAACAAAACAATCTTTGAATCTTAAATCTTGTCCTGTGTATGAGAATATAACATTAGCATCTATATCGTTCAATTTATAATAATATGTTGGTTGTCTGGAACAAATACCATCAAAGTTTAGTTGTATCATTATGTTAATTCTTTTATAAATGGTTTGTAATCTTCTCCCCATCTCTCCATCAAATCAACAAGTTTATTTTGATACCAGAAATCCAAGACCTTAGTTGTTAAATTTAATTGAGGCTTCTGATAACTTGAATAGATATTCCAAACATTTTCTGAAATTTCTTTTGGAATATTTTTCAAATCTATAAGTTTTACATTACGTTCATAAATCTTTCTAACTTCTTCATTTTTAAGTTCTTCTTCAAGCAAATTTTTTTCAATTATTTTTTCTGCCGTTTTAATTCCACAACGAGGTTTGATACCATAAATAAAATCTCCACGATCTCCGGCAATAATCTTGATAAATAAATCTTTTTTTGGATTAATACTTTGAATATACTCATTCTTCATAGGATCATATTGTTTGATTTTTGGAAACCCTATCTGAAGTTGAAGTAAATCTGTATCAGAAGAAAGAATTGTAATCTCTTCACCTGTTGATTTATAACAAAGAGTTGCAATAATATCATCTGCTTCACAATCATCAACTTTTAAAAAAACAATATTTGAAAAGATATTTTTAATATCTTTAAAAAACTTATTTGAAATAGGAAAGAAGTTTTCAAAGTTTATATCTGACTTCGCTCTCCTGAGTTTACGATTGGCTTTGTATTCAGGATAAATGTTATATCTCCAATTTATCTTTGAATCTTGAGCGACAACAACATGATCTGGTTTGAATCTTCTAATATTTTCAAACAGAGATGTTATGAAGGCATGTCTCCACAAGTAGAAATTCTCTTGGTCTTCGGGGCATTGATGTATACAACCATGAAGAGTTCGATACATCAAATTTCCACAATCAATTATTAAAACTTTTCTATTCATTTTTAGGAATTTCCGGGACTTTATTCCACAATTCATTTTCAATATTATAGTTCCAAAGTGTACCATCTACACATAGAGCAAATATTGAATTTGTCTTTTCATGATAAGTATAACTTGATATCCTTCTACCGTTAGTTTTATCAAATCCTTCATTCACATCGTCACTCATATATTTCCTTTGCTGAATTTCTACCTTAATAATACCATCTTTTTTTGGAGAAATCAAGTATTTTTAATGGTTTGGTTAAAATAAAAAAGGCCACTTTTCAGCAGCCTTTCCGGGTATGATGTCTGGTTTATTCTACAGGAACTTCATCATCTAGTTCAATCTTATACTTTTTTGATTCATCCAACTTCAGAGTGTTTTTCTTAGAAACTTCCTCTGACCGAATAAAATCTGAAAAAGAAGGATAATAGTCCTCAATGAAACAGAATCTATCTTTAAAGGTAAATTTAACATCTTCTTGGAAGGCATTATATGAGATTATCCCGGCTACATCACCATTATAAATTAAATCTCCAAAAAGGTTCATAATTTTTACACCTGCATATTTTGAAGCTTTGTCAAATTTTCTGGTGACACCAACAGCCCAATCCCAAATACCTTCCTTTGAGTCATGATCAAGTTTATTGGTTTGAATGGTAAAGAAATCATAATGAGGGACGTAACGAACTCTAGTCCAACCATCTTTAATCAGGTGAGCCATAATTTCTTCTCTAGCATTTCCCTCACTATAAAGTTTTTCCTTATGTGCCCGATATACCTTTTTGATATAATCAAGCGTCAAACCAAACTTATCAGGATTGTTGATTATCTGATGAATGTGTCTAATGTCATTGCCGGTAACAGGTATAATCTGTCCAGACGGTGCAATCCAATATGCTGAATACTTGAGTCCCATTATAATATCTCCTTCTTCCTTATGTTGATTTTTCCGGGTTCAATAGATTCTTTAAGGAGATAATAGTAAATTTGTCCTCTAGCATCCCACTGATGAATCTTCCCCCTTTGTTTCATAATATCATTCTCTTCAAAAATTTCTTCAATATTGCTTACAAACTCTTCTTTAAAATCCTCTTTGAAATAAATTCTAAAGGATTCTTTTATTCCAACACCTGTAAGTTGTCCATTATCTTTCTTCAACCGAGTAAAAAATGCATTCTCAGCTTTATCATCATAAAAGGGAATGATAAACCTCTTTCCTTTGTATTCAGAATAATAATTATCAGAAACCTTATCACCTAACTTACTCATAAATCTTTCATCTTTACTCTGATTCCAAACAACTTTACCACCTTTGATAGTTCTTAAAATTCTCCTAAACAAAGATTCACGACCATCCATATAAATCATTTCATAAGACACATCAAACTCTTTTATGATTTTACCATGAATGACGGAATCCTGCTCCCCTTCCAAACCAAGCTTAAAAATATCTTCTCTGATAATGTTAGGTACAAAGAAAGGATTTTCAATATTACCATACTTCCCAATAATTTGAACATATCCATAATTCAAACCCTGAAGTATTTCTTTTAATTCTTCATTTCTAGAATTATTTTCTTCCGTTGAAAGTTTTTTACTATGTGGATTTTCCCACGTAATAATACCAAACTCTCTGACTTTAGGAATAAGACCAACAATCATATTCATGAGTCTGGAATAACTTGATTCATTCATAATCTCTTTGCAATAATAATCTTTGAAATTCATACCTTCTCCTCTAAATTATTTATAATAAAATCTTCTTTAATAAGGTCAACTTTTTTATTCTTGAAAATTTCTTTCTGTTTCAAAGTTAAATTTTCAAATTTTAAAACTCCCTTTTTAAGTCTCAATTCCATTATCAAAAGTTGTGCCACAAAAAAAGCATCAATGATATCTTCTCTCGGCGAACCTTTTGAAAATCCGGGAAAGATGTTTGAATAAGAAGTCTTGTCAAAACAATCTGACATATCTCCCTTCTTCGCCCTGCCGTTCCCTGTAGCATGTTTCTTAACCGCTGTAGGAGCATAAATTCTCAAAGGTACTCCGGTAAGGTATATCTTCTCTTTGAGACTAAATGTGGCCTCTGCGATGTCAAAAACCCTACCTTTAGCTCCCATTGCATAACCTTCTATCCCGATATAGGTTCCTTCAGCATCATCCTTTGAAATATTCATCCACCGATATATATGATCTCGGAACCAGAATATCCTTTCGAATTGATTCTGAAAGTCCTCCAAATCATAATATAATATATTGGCACAACTCTTTGCAAGTCTTTTAGTAGTTGAAAATCCTATGAAATCAAAATTTTCAATATCTTTTAAATCTTTTGAAAGTTGAAATTTGAAAGCTGCTGGAGAATTTATTGAATAATCTACACCTATAATTTTCATTTATTTATCTTGTTTAAAGGTTTGTCTCTCTGTTTTCTTTGACTTAACTTTACTATATTCAATCTCCCACCAATTTACATATCCTTTGGTTGGATGATTATCAGGAGTATTGCCGGGATGTTGTCTTCTTCTACCGTATGTTTTCATAAGAACTCAATCTTTCTAAATATTGAATCTGTAAAATACTTTTCAAGTTCAGAAAATTTAAAACCTTCAGAACGATTTAAAAGTAAAATAACATCATTCATATCTATTTTTTCTTTTGTCAAATCTATTTTAAAATCCTCAGCAAAGTTTTTCCAAGAGAATACATATTTTCCATCATTTAAGAGTTGTAAGGATTTCTTCCGGCCTGCTGCATCACTATCCATCAAAAAGTATTTATAAGGAATTTCTCTAAGTAATTTTGTTTTAATCTTCCCTGCACCAGAAATAGCAATAGAATTTTCAACAAACAAACTATCAATCACTCCCTCAAATATAACAACAGGTTTTGTTTTATCTACATTATAAAAATTATAAATGTTATTATGATCACCCTTACGGGAAATATATCTCGGTTCCCAATCATTCAGATTACGTGCCTGCCAATTATAAATCTCTGATCCGTTGAAATATGGAATTATCAATCTATTTTTAAAAGTTCCACCTGTCGCAACTCCCCACTTTTTCCAAACTTCAAAAGGAATCTTTCTATCATAACATAGTTGTTTTGCAATTTCAAAATTATTTCCAAAACCTTTTAAAATTGGAATGAAGAATTTTGTATCTTTCTTTTCATCATAAACCTCTTCTTCAACAATTGGTGAAATATCATATTCTGATGAATCGTTTCTGATAAGAGATGCTATATAATCATTGAAAGCATATTGAAAATACTCTTTCATCCAAGTTGTTACAGACTTTGAATATCCACAAGTTGCATGATGACAATAATAAGTCCTGCGATCACCCTCTTTTAAAATATATGCTTTACGAACTGTCTTGTTATATTGATCATCACCACAGATATGACATCGAAAATTAAAATATTCAGAAGTCTCTTTGAAACCACCTTTAATATGAGTTCTAAGAATCTGCCGGATTTGTTCATCAATGAGGAAAGCATCTGTGAGTAGAAACATTATATTACCAAATCATAAGGAGAAATATAAAACCTTCCAATTTTATAATCAGCATATCCATCAACTCTATTATGATTACAAGAATACTTTCCTTTTGGAGGATTAGGAATATTTTTCACATGCATTCTTTGTTCATAGAGAAGAGTATTACTTCCATCGACAGGATACCATTTATTATAATATCCAATACCTTTTCTTATACACTTCCATTCAGACTCTTAATCTGTTTGGAGTATCAGCAGTTGATATATTCATGATTTATAAACCATAATAAGTGTTAGGTTGTTTCGGTAGGACTGGCACAACCTAACAAAGCCTTGATAACTCCTTAACCGATGGTTAAAGAGTCACTTCATTTAACCAAGGATTCGACCAATATGGGACTTACTAAGGCCGACCTTGAGTCCAAGAGTACGGTGGGAGAACTTACCAGTAGCGTACATGTCACGAATCTTCTCATCACGCTCTGTCTTTGACAACTTCTTGAAACCCTTTGCAATACAAACCTTTACTGCCATAGTACAACTCCTTGTTAGTGTTAGTTAGACATCTAAAACAGTTATTATATTTATTCCTCTTTTATCCGCCGCTTGCTTACATCTTTTACAAGGGTGAATCGGTAGGAACTTACCTTCTGCATTAACTCGACCTATCAGTATAGTTTTGATTGAACGCGCCTTATTCATTATATCTTCTTCTGCGTGTATCGAACCATGCTTCCTGTCGAACTTTGGTTTATTAAAGGAACTATAAATATAATCACCTCTACGATTAAAACCTATAGCTCCTATCTTGTAATTACAAACACTTTTTAAAGCTTTCTTTCTAAGAACATTAATAACAACATTATTAATCATTATTTAATGTCTTTGAAAACATCATCAGCACTTTCAAACTTTACTTCCTCAATAACAAATGTTTCCTCTTGTGTTGGAACTTCCGGAACAATAATCTTCTCAGGAGTTACAATTCCAAAAGTAAGATTCATATTCTTTTCAAGTTCTTCATAACTCTTGAATCTCTTTTCGTCCTTGAGTTCTTTCACATCATGCAACTGACTGATAACCTTTTCGATAAAAGATGCATCACCAATTGAAGTATTAGTATCACTGAAGGTTGAATTTACGAATCGTGGACAATCATAACCACTCTCAAGCTTCTGAACATTAACCTTCAGTTTGAAATTACAACCATTGTCGAAATCATAAATAAAAGACTGTTCATCACTACTATCTTCTGGAGGTTCAATCTTCAAATCAAACTTCTTCTTAATTTCAAAAGGATATTCATAGAGAAAAACCTTGCCGTTGTTCTCAGGATGAATAGGGTCTTTTACAACAAGAATATTTGAAGTAAATCTCCACTTGCGTGAACGAAGAATATCCTTCTTAGAAATATCTTCCTTCTTCAAACCCTTCCAATCTACACTATTCTTATTACAAACCGGACATTCCTTACCAATAGTTGTAGGACAAAGTTCACTATAAAACTTACTTCCTACATTAAAATTGTGGGAAAAATCCTTATGAAACCAACACTCATCCAAACATGCAGATGGAAGAACCCTGATAATACCATCAAACGAACCCTTAGTAGTATAGTCAGGACTCCAGTAATTTTCCTTTACCTGCTTCACTGGTTTATCAAAAGTTTTATTCTTAACTTTAACATTCAATGCATCCATCTTTTCACGATAACTTAAATCATTCATAATTCAACTACTCCTTTTCCATTAGTTCTTTAAATTTTATCAAGACTTCAAGGAACCGTTTGTAGTTCTTCTCAATCTCTACACTACTAATAATACCATCTTTTTTTGGAGAAATCAAGTCTTTTTTATCGAAAGATAAGAATGGTAGAATTGAAATATGTTCCGTTATTTTCTTGTCCTTAAAAAGAATATATAACATCGAAACACCATCACTTCTAAGCGTTAAAAAATCCTGTTTAGTCTTAAAAGTTGATGGTTCAAGTTTCATTATATCATTTAATATTTTCTTATCTTTTTCATATTGTTCTGTAGATAACAAAACTGAAATATCCTTTTTAATACCTATAGAATTGAATCTCATAACAGCATGAAATCCGTGCTTCAAAAACATTAAAAATAAAAACTTTATAAAATCCATTTCTGAAATTTTTAAACTTTGAATATCCTTTGCAACATATTGAAGAGTAAATTCTAAATTTTTATAACCTTTGAAAACCTTTTTAAAAACTATCTCATTATACTTTATCTCCCGCTCTTTCATTATCTTGAAAAAGAAACCGTAGAATATTATCTTAACACGCTGGTTTATAATATCCAAGTTGTCCACTATATTTTCCAATCTGAAGGAGTTGCTTCAAAAGTTTGTTTAAAATGGTTTAATATAATTATTTGATTTTTTTAGATTTTCACTTGCCGTTAAAATTTGTAAATTTGTATAATGAAAACATTTCTCTTGTTCTTCTGATTTTTCTAAATCAAAACTACTACATGGAATTATATGGTCAATATGATATTGTTTGCCTGAGTAATTATTAATATCAAAGTCTAAATATCCATTCTTTATTGCTGTTTGTTGAAGATGTTCTTTTAAGAAATCTTTTGAACAACCTATAAGTATCCAAGTTTTTGTACATTTTTTATTTCCTTTTAGTGCATATCTTAATCTTCTCCTTAAGTTTTGTTCTAATCTGTATTCTAATCTGTGTTCTATACGATATTGTTTAATATATTTTCTTTTATCTTCTTTATGTTCTATACGATATTGTTTATCATATTTTCTTTTATCTTCTTTATGTTCTATACGATATTTTCTTTCATCTTCTTTATCTTTATAAGACATCTTACATTCCTTCAGGAAAATGTGTAGTTTCAAAATCTGGGTTAAAATCTTTTATCCATTCAGGATTATAATTTATTTTTTTTGAAATTTTAAAATTATTTATATCATAATCTTTAAAATTAGAATTTGCAAAATTTTTAAATCCTTCAAAATCAACTAATTTTATATTTTTGGTAGTAAATGGATCATAATCTTGAAGCATTTTTCCAATTATAATATCTTCTTTAAACCACCTTTTAACTTTTGAAGGAGTCCCATTACCTTCAATTATAAATATAAAATTTTTAAATATATTATTTTTATGAAGTGTTTTAAAAACTAAATTTTCAAATTTTTCAGAACATGTTCCTTGCACAATTTGACTTCTACATTCAACTCTAACATTATCCAAGTTATATTCTTTTGATATTAAAACAAAATCTGTTTTTGATATAGAGTTGTCACCGAAATGATTATAATATGGATATTGTGTAATTATTAAATTATCTCCATAATAATTTGGATCTTTTTTCTTCCAATCTAAATAAGTAACACAGGTAAATTTTGATAGTGGTTTTTTAACAAAATATTCAAATGCTGAACCGTTTCCTTCTGCTCTCATAATTATCCTTTGTATATTATTAATACTTCTTTCTTTTTTTCTTTTGTTCCTTTTTTAGAACCCATAGACCTGCTTACTTCAACTTCTATTATATCATCTGCTTTTTTATAAATCTCTCTTGTAAGTTTTGTATCATTATTTGAAATTAAAAATGGAATTTTTAACTCTTTATTATTAACTTCACACCAGTTTGCTAATTGTTTATGTTCTTCTAAACTAAAATCCTTTCCGGTATAATTAGTAAAAGAAGAAGTTTCATTTATAGGAATATATGGAGGATCACAATAAACAATATCTCCCTGTTTTAATTTTAAATTTAAAAAATTTTTATTTGAAAATGTTATAGATTGTGACAACTTAGAAAATAGAAAAATTTCTTTTTCAGGATAATAAATCGTGTTATATTTTCCAAATGGAATATTATATCCTCCACTTGAATTATATCTACACATGCCGTTAAAACAATGTCTATTTAAATAAATAAATAGAAAGGCCCTTAATTTTAAATCTTTTGTATTGTTAAACATACTTCTTAGACTATTATATTTTTCTAAATCATTTCCATCAATAAAGTATTTTTTGGATTGTTTTACAAAATTAAAAGTATCTTCATTTTTGATAATATTAAAAAGATTTATCAAATCAGAGTTTATATCGTTTGCTAAATAATTTTTATATTCTGAATTTAAAGAAACAACACAACTACCACAAAAAGGTTCAACTAATCTATTTCCCTCTGGTAGATATTTTTCTATTTGAGAAAGTAATTTTGTTTTACCACCAACCCATTTGAGAAAAGATTTATTCATTACAAATTTCCCCACTCACCCTGCCGGTCATTAATAAAATAATCCTTTCGAATTTCCTTTTTAAGTTTTTCAAAAGTCTTTACATCTAAAAATTCTACAATCTTTTTAGAAGAAGTAAAAAACTTTTCAAGAACAATAAGCATATCAAAAATATCAATACCTTGTTCTTTGTTTATCTTCTGTAGAGATTGATTGAATTGAATCTTATCGCCTGTAGTAATATGGTCACAATCAAACAAATCATTTAAAGATTTCTCATCATAACCATATTCCTTGAAAAGTCTTAAAAATGTAACTTGGTCTATTCTTTCGCCCATAATAACCTCAGATACTACCATTGTGATGCCCCACTCTCTGGATCAACCAATTCAAATATTGTGTTGACTACGTTCTGTTTCTCTGTCTCTTCCTTGGATAATACTTTCTGAACTGCTTCCGCTGTCGATACTGAAGTGTTTTGTTTTGTGTTTGAAGGATCATCTGACACACGCATATTTTTATAATTAACATTTAGTGTTATAGATACATCTGCTATACCATCTCGGTTCTTTGCAAAGTTAGCTAACCACTTACCAAGACCTGTTTCTCTATCTCCTTTATAATCCTGTGGTTGAGAAAGTCCAATAACAACATCAGCAGTTTGAACAATACCTATAGAATCTCCAGTATCTTTCTTATCAATTATTGTTGAACCATATGCTCCTCGATTGACTTGCATTGCCGTTACAACAGGAATTTTAAAAGTTTGTGGAATACTTCTCAAATCTTCACAAACATATTGCAACTGAGTATTTGTATTTGCACCCTTTTGAAGTCTTGCAGAACTCATTAATTTGATATAGTCTACAAAGATAATATCAGGAACAAAGTTTTTCTTCAACTTCAATTCGGTGAGAAGATTTAAAATTCTATTATGAGTTATTCCCGGCACATATTCTGCAATAAAAATCTTTCCTTTGATTCTATCTTTATATTTTTTATAATTTGCAAGTTTTTCATTTTTCTTTTCATCATTGTAAAAACTTTCCATATCCATATCTAATATATTTGAAAGAATTCTTCTTGTATAAACCTTGTTTGATTGCTCCATTGTAACAATCAAAACCTTTTTATTACGAAGAAGACATGATGCCGCTAGAGATCCCATCATTAAACTCTTTCCCAAATTTGATTCTGCTGTAAACACCGTCAACTTATCATCGTTGAATCCACCATTTAGATATTTGTCAAGAGAAGGAATACCAGAAGAAACTACCTTATTGGTGTTTTTGATAAACTCCATAACATAATCACCAGTATCTTCAGCAAACATATCAAAGGCAACATCATCATTGAAATTAAAACCTAAAACATTATTGAGATCATTAACTATTGCCGGAATCTCATTGAGTTTGTTATCCATCAATGCCATTGCAATATTTGTATTCTTCCATGAAATTAATCTTCTCTTATAAAAATTTTCAACCTTCTTTAAAAGAAATTCATTTTCATAATCTGCAACTGAAGTGTCAAGAATTTCAAGATATACTTCCTTGAGTGATTCATTAGTTCCTTCTGAAGAAAGTTGTAAACGTAAATCAGAAAGAGTTGGAACCTTGCTAAACTCTTCATAAAAATTTAAAATCCTCTTTACAATTTCTCTATGTCCTTCATTTGCAAAGAGTTCCAACTTTAAAAAGGGAAATGCTCGGTCCTGCACAATTTTGTTTGTGAGAATAAGTTTTATAATCATCTTCTCAAGGTCTATGTCTTTGAACTTTACTTCTTCTTTAGTAGGAACATTAATATCCAATTTCAACCTCTTCTAATTTTATAAAGTAGAATTCACCAGTATCACCAATAAGAAATGGAATAGACATCGGAACAATATTAAAACCACAGACGTATTTATTTAACATTAGCATTTATCTCCTTATGGACTTTTAAATGATCTTCTTTGGATAATATTACACAGTTTTTATAATAAAAATAATCTTTTAATTCTAATTCATTACAAAAGTTAAAATCATGCCAATCTTTTAAATGATGGATATGATATTTATTTCCATCATAATTTTCAATATTAAAATCTGAATAATTTGCTGATTCTTGTAAATATTTTTTAAATTCATCCAATGATATTCCAACTGTATTTAAAATAAATTTAGATTTTTTTCCGAATGGAGTCTTTAATTTTCTCTTGATCCTATCTTTTGTTCTGTTTCTTTTATTATAATTTAGATCGTTTCTTCTTTTTTCTGATATATATTTTGATGCCCTATTAATATTACATTTTTTACAAATTGAGAAAAGTCCATCTTTCATTTTTAAGCATTTATGAAAGTCTTCAACATTTTTAACTTCTTTACAACAAGAACACTGCTTTGTTTTACCTGAATTAATTAACATATTTTCCTCCGTGTCTATAAGGTTTGGTTTGTTATTAATTATGAAAGTTTGTTCCCATGTCTATAAGGGCGAGATTTATTGAATTTAAGTTTGATTTCAATTGCTCTTTCTATATTAACACCAAGTCTTTTAGAATTATCCAGTGCTCGGATTATTATATCTGCAAGTTCTTCTTCTAACGATGTAATAGCTGGTAGACCCATAGCAGTCATTTTGTCTGTCTTATCACAATCTACTCTCAATAAACCATTTCTCCATGCCTCATGTAATTCAGAAACCTCATCATGCAAATTATTACACATTCGTTCTATATATTGGTTTTCTGATTCTTCCTTATCATACCAACCCTTTTTCTTTGCATCTTCATATATCTCATCGGCAAGATTATTAATTTGACCCATACTTCTCCTTTATCTCTTTTTGTATAGAATTTTTAAATTTTTCAGAATCTTTTTGTTTTTTAAGTTTTTCAAGGTTTAAAACATTATAATAAATACCTCTAAAAACAGACTTATAATCAACCAGTTTGTCACTTGGAATATCAATATTACCTTGTCCAGTCATTATAGAATCATTAAAGAATGTTAAATTTAAATTTTTACATTCAAGTATCATTACACCTAATACTTGTTTATATAAAGAAAATTCTTCCAAAGGTATTGAATTAAGTATATCTACAAAATCATTCTGTTGGATCTGTAGATTCTGTTTTGGATTTTCTTCCTCGCTTACCTTTTGTCTCGGATGGAACATCTTCTGAAACAATTTCATTAGATTCTCCTGTCGAACGATTCTTGAAAAGTTTGTTGATGTTTGATGTTGCTAAGGTTATATTGTCTTTAGAATACTGATACTTGTCTTCTAAATACTTTTGAAAATCAGTATCAAGAAAAATCGGTCCCCAAAAATCCTCAGTGTAAATATTAAGTTCTTTAACGGGAGGATCGTTCTCAATATGTGCTCTGGTAATTTTCCCCTGTTCCTTCAAGACAAAACCACCTTCTAAAGCATCGGGCAACAAACCAAAAAATTGATTTAAACAACCCTTAGTTTCAATAAGAACTTCAAGTTGTGTTGTTCCCTCGATATGATATCGGGATTTATGAGTTTTTCCAGTGATAATCCAACCACTAATTTCATCTGAAGAATCTTTCTGTTTTTTACGTGAAGCGAACAAAACAGCAGAATCAGAGAGATAATAAAATTTTGTTCCACCACCAATTTTCAATGGATCGCCAAATCCACCAACGTTGTCGTAACAGTGTGCAATGAGCAATCTGGTAACTCTCATATTATTAAGGAAGAGAGCTAACCTGTTCTTCAACTGAGTCTCTTGAAAATCTTTCGTAATAGAACCAGCAACGGCCTTATCCTCAAGATTTAATGTAGTCAATCCACCCCAACTATCAATAACAACAAAAATTCTCCTACGCTGTTCAATTGTCAAATCTTCACAATTTTTTGCTAATGTATTCATAATGCTTTCAATTATACAATCTTCAAAAACAAACACTTTAGTTTTATCCATATCAACACCAAATTGTCTTGCAAGAGTATAACTGAATCCTGTCGGTCCCTCTGTGTTAAATACAATAATCTTATCTATTTCTCCTGATTGTTGTGCATTAAGGATATGAGCCAAAACTTGAAGACTTTTTCCGTGTTTGGATGGACTTGAAAGAAGAAGTTGACCACCAACCCGTAAACTTTTATCAACATGTCCGGTCGCAAGAAGATTAAATGCTATAACCCCACTATGAATATATTTTGCATTTTTTTCATCATCCTCATTCATTAGGAGTTCTGACATAGGAAGATTAAAAATTTTACTTCCAGTTTTCCCTTTATCTGCCATGATTTTTTTATACAAATCCATATTTATTCTCCTTTGAATTGTTATCTACATGTAATAATACCATCTTATTTTTGAGAAATCAAGAACTTTTATTGGTTTATTTACAACGATTCAACATCAGTCTAATATACTCCAATCTGTTTCAACATCCCAAACATTTCCCCATTTTAAAACTTTAAAAAATCTTCCACAAATATTTTCAATTGCTTTTTCCCATTGAGTATTCATATCAACTTTAAAAATTTCTTTAAATTTATCAGGATAAGTTTCCATAAAACCAATTACATTCTGTCGGATTTCATTCTCTTCAGAAACATAAACATAACGAAGTTTAGATTTATTTGCAATTAGTGGATAAGGGAGATCATACTTTCTAACCAAATTATTGTAGCAAATACCTGCTCTGGTGTATATAGGACAATGGAGTTTAAACTGTAGAGTATCTTCAACATTACCATTTGCATATTTATCATAGTCATTTATTCCTTTTGGGACTGCTATATCCTCAATTGAAGTGTTATTAAAAAATTCATCTTTAATACTATTTATAAACTCTAAAACTTTTTTCTTATCTTCAGTTTCCACAATTAACTGTAAAATCTGTCGGAGATACTTACGACCAAATCGGCAGGTGTCGCTTTTAATAATTTCAATACCAGTAACACCGAGTTTAGGTGGATCAAAACGTTCTCCCTTTTTATCCAAAGTATAATCACAATATTTCTTCTTCGCCATGATAATTTTCTTCAGAATAATCTTTTCCTTTTGAAAATTTATCAAATCTTTACAACCATACTTTTTAGAATATATTTCCAATTTTCTTTTAAAGAAGGGTTTGAAAAATTTTTCATCAAGTTTTAAAACAAAATCAAGAAACTCCTGATTTGTTTTGAAGGTAAGTCCCATATTAGTTATAAGTTCTTCCAACGATACATGACCTGAATCTGTATCAATCAAACAAATCATATCTTTCTTTATGGGTTTTATTTCACCTTTATTATATTCAGGAAAGAATATTTGATACTTCTTATGCCAATTTTCTTTAAACCAAGAATCAACACCACTTGTAAGATATTTAATAACATCCTGACCACAACCCGTAATAGTCTTTGCATTGGTTAAATTAAACATACAAAAATAAGGATTTCCAAGCACTCCATATAAACTATTCATGAAAATTTTTATAATTTGTTCTTGTCTCTTGTAATAAATAGCATCGCCATTTTCTGATACAATTTCTGTTTTAAGTTCTGAAATCTTTTCAATATCAACTTTAAACCTTTTGGAAATTTCTTCATCTGAAAGTTTCTGGTCAAGACCTATACAAACCTTATTTTTGTCAATAAAACGCAATCTCTTATTGAAAAAATCCTCAATAACATCTGGAAGCAATCCCTTTTCCTTCTTGTAATAAACTCCTGTAAGTGGAGTAGAAATTAAATCCTTCTTTTGTGTTTCTGAAGGATTCATTACAAGTTTTTCTGGTGAAATATTAAAAGCACGAATCAATGTAGGATATAGAGACTGAACATCATAATTAACAACATAATGATATAATCCTTCTTTTGCCTCGACATATGCACCTTCAAATTTCTCTTCTTTTGTTCCGGTCACATCAGGAAGAACAAGTCCCTTCTGGTGAGCATACCGCATAAGAATCCCGGTGAGTAGATTAACCGAACTAAACACCTTCTCAAACGGAACAAGACACTGATAGGATAAATTAACCGCTAAATCAAAAAATCTCATTTTATCATCAAGTTTCTTTACAAGCATAACGTCCTGAATGTTATACTCTACAAATCCATTCCAATCTTCTTTCCAACCTGTATTAATAGTTCCACCAAACTCAGCCTTACCTTCTTTTATCTCACCCATACAAATACTATGAAGTTGGTAGGATTCTTTCTTATCATACACAAAATTCTTATAAAGGTCAATATAGTCAAGAGTTGATACACCACCGATAAAATATCCACCACCATCAATATGATAACCACCCTTATTCTGATTCTCAATACAAATTCCAAGTGGTGAAAATCTATTTTTAATTTTTAAAATTTCACACCTTTTAATCATATAAGGAATATCAAAAAGTTTACAATACCATCCTGAAAGAATATTTACAAGTTTTGAAGAATAAAAATCAAAAAACTTTTCAAAAAGTTCCTGTTCTGTAGCACAATATGTATAATTTATTTCTTTTGTTCCAGTATAGGGTCTTAAACCAAACGTTTGAACTCTGTTTGTTTTTGATGTCCAGATTGAAATTAGATTAATTGGAAATTTGGCCTGTTCAGGTAGTGGAAATTCCTTTTCAGATTCAATTTCAATATCTATGATAGCAATATTAAAATTAGAGAGATCAGGTTTGAGATCTATTTTTTCATACATCCTGTGAAGAAACTTTATCTCTTGAGGAACCTTTGCTTCACAACTACCAACTTCTGTAGCACGTTGAAGTTCTCCGAAATTATCAGTTGTTTTGTGATATACCTTCCTGCCCCACAAATCTTTTTTAATATCCTTACACCCAAAGTATTCTCTCTGAGTGTAATAATCGTAAGCTACTTTAACCGTTTCTTTTTTGAGTTTGTTTTCGGAGTTGATATACCAATGATACATCTTCTTCGACTGCTTATCAAAAAATATTCCCACAAATGCTTTTTTGACATCTACTTTGTTTTCAGTCAATTTTAATATAACCTGTCGTAAATTGATGTGTTGTTTGATTTTTCATCTATTCTATCTCTAAGATATAATAACTTTTCATCAACTGACATTTTATTCCAATTATCTTCATATTTCTGCTTTGCTTTAGCAATATTTCTTTCTTTACATTCACAACAGATATCAAAGTTATGGTCTGTAATTTTCTTACACTTATCACAGTATTTTTGACTCATGCTTATAATCATTATTTCTCCTCTTTAATTTTGAATATTTTATAATAAATTATATAATAGTAATTTTTCCAGTTCCATTGAAAAAATTCTATAATCCTTTTTAAAAGAGAAGTCCTTCTATTCCATTCCTTTACAAGAAGATCTTCAAAGGTTGGAAAGTAATCTTTAAAACACATTTCAAAATCATCTTTTGAATATGATAAAGTTTCACAATCACAATCAAAACATGAAACATTCCACAATCTATCTTTTTCTACAATTAGTTTTATATCTTCTTTACTACACCCAACATAACCTCGTCTCGTCTCTTGAAAATGAATTTCATAACTACCACAGAAGGGACATCTTTTCAGTTTATACTTCTTTGCTGTATCAGATTTGAAAAAACTCATTCAGTCATCTCCTCTATCGCAGTCTGTACGGTGGTTTCGTAGTTAAAAACTTCTGGATTATCTACAAGAAGTGTATTAAACGCCATAGCTAAAACATCAACGAAACAATCATTCTTCGGGGAGTCACTTCTAAGCATCTCAACATTAAATTTTTCACCTATAATATGGATAACCTCATGAAGGATAATTTTCATGATTTCTGTCCTGCTTCTTTCCCCACGCCAAATTCTAATTGTTGTAGTAGATGGATCATAACAACCAGCAAGATCATCTTCAGAATTTTTATCAGGATCTACATCTTCATAAGAATCAAAGTATTGTATCGGATAAACAGTGTCAAAAATCTTAACCTCTTCTGGCAGTTTTTTCATTTCGTCCCTGTTTTCTCATCTTATCCATAAGGTTGAACTGATTTTGTTGCATATATAATACCATTTTAAAATAGAGAAGTCAAGAAAAATCTTCACCTTGGTTTATAATATCGAACTCCACATCTTAATAGCGGCAGCAGACTCCAAATATCTACCTTCAGATAACATAAAATTATACTGTTTTTCAGTTATGGCGTTATATATATTTGGTTCACAAGCATCTTCAATACACCTTTCAATATCCTGTACCGTAGCCGTGTCAGGGAGCTTCAGGAAGGCGGTATCGTAAGGTGAGGTGTAGTTAGAGTCACCTGAGAAAACAGTGCCTACAAACGCTCCACCAGAGGCAAATGCTTCAATCATCTTAATATCGGATTTTGATGCATTGAAATGATTCTTGCAGAGAGGACCGATAAAGAAATCAGGTTGGTAACTTTGAATGGGAATATGATATACCCAAGGATTAATCCATTTGATAACTTTGATTTTGTCTTTTACCTCTTCAAGGAAAAATGGAAGTCCACCCATAAAACACATTTCAATCTTATCATCCTTAACGGCCTTCAAAATCCACTCAGCCCAAGAAATTTCAAAATCTCCAAGTAGTTGTTTAGATTTATCAAAATAAAGTTTACCATTTTTTTGAACTACACCGTTTGAGTAATGAAGTGGAGATCCTGTGTAAATTACTTTAGGTTTAGTTATCTTTTCTGTTATCTGTGGTCTGCGCTTAGTTCCCCACATATATTGAGCAACAGAATTTTTAATAAAGACAATTGGAACCTTTATACCTACAACATCCCTGATATAATTTCCCATAAACTCCGAAGAAACCGTAATGAGATCACACATACTCATTATCTCATTTGTTGCTTTTCTTATATCGTCTGTAATACCTTCGTATCCCGGATTGTAAGGTGGAATACCCTCAAGTGGATTATCAAGATTTTTCCATATGAAATCATCAAGTTCGAAGATGATTTTAAATCCATACTTCTTTTGAAGTTCTTTATATAATTTCATTCCCGGAAGTGCTGAAGGAGAAAACACACGTTGGAAAAATATCATTCTTGTTCTTGCAAGGATGTCTTCTTGATAAATAAATGCTTGATGGTTTGATTGAATAATTTCAAAATTTTCCTTAAAAATATAGTTAAGGTAATTAAACGGTTGATTTGCACGATAGAATGAACAACCACCCTTGTCGCACGGATATGTTATTACAATATTCTTATTTACCTTCATTACTTTAGAAGGTTTATTTTTAACTTCTACATTTTGATTAGTAAAATCTATATTGGGATTTTTCAACTGTTCTTCAAAAATTTTCATATCACTTGTTGGTAACATCTATTCCTCCAAACATTCTTCATAAATTTTAAAAAGTTTTTCAACTAAAGATTCTTTATTTTCAATTTTTTCCTGAACGTTTACAAAATCTTTAATAAGATCAATAATGCTTTTAGATTCTGTAACAATTTCAACATCATTATTCAGATAATCTTTATTCTTCTCTACTACCACGGTTGCATTTCGAATTGGATTACAGGCATTAATTTCTGCTAAGTATTTATTGAACTCAATCTCATTTAAATTAACATCATCCTCTTTGACATATACATCTATAAAGTTGTCTCTAATAATATCCTTGTTGATTGGTTCAGGATACTTAATATCAATAAATCTCGAAGAAACAGTATTCTCAATAAATCTATCCTCATATGTATCTGTATTAAAAATATAAAAACCTTTTTCCTGCCCCTTATCATTTCTATCCAACCAGTAAGGGCAACCTAAATAAGTAACCGTTGTGTTTCCATATTGACGACAACTTTTTGTGTGAAAATGTCCAGAATATACTTTCTTGAAACCTTTCAAATGTTCTGGAGTCAACCAATTCTTTGAAATATGATTACCAAGGATATTAAATCCACACAAATCAAAATGCCCGAAACACACATCAGATGTCATATGTGATTCAATACCGCTGAGAAATTTATCTTTATCTACAATCCAAGGAATATAAGCAAATCCTGTTTCATTATCCAAAGTAACAGCATTGATAATATTTACATTTTCATATTTTTCAAGCATTTTCAAAGATGATGTAGAATTGTCATTGTTATAATACAAATCATGATTTCCAATAAGAATATCAAATTGAAAAGGTTCCTTGAAAAAATCAAGTGCAGCTTCCTCTATCCGAACATCAATAGAAGTCCTGCTTTCAAATACATCTCCAAGAATCAAAATCTTTTCAATCCCATTTGCTTTAAGATATGGAAAGAATTGCTCGTAGAAAAATTTAGTTTGACTTTTTAAAAATAATTCACTATTTTTCCTGACACCAAAATGAATGTCGGATATTAGAGCTATTTGATTATTGGTTTGAGAACTATTCATTAGATATATCAATACCTTTCAAATCTTCTTCTAAAGTATTACCTTCACAATAATTTTTAACATCATTTTTAACTTTGAAAATTCCACTACCAACGGCAATAAAAACGAAAATATAAAATCCAATAACCAATAAGGTTTCCATTTAATCTCCTATTTAATAATTCACGTTAATTGTAAATATTTTTTCTTTATTAAAAACTGTATTATATCCTGATACTTCAAAATATTCCCAACCATCACTACCTTTTATTCTTCCCCACTTTCTATCTCCTTTATAATTTCTAAAGATTTTTCAACTATTTCATCAATATCATACTTGTCAATAATTACTAGCTTTTTAGGAGGAAAAATATTATAAGTTGACAATATTAAATTATTTGTTTTATTTCTCCACTCAGAATTGAATTGATGTTCAGCACGGATTCCATCATTAACTGGAGACTTTGATGGATTCAGATGGATAATTAAATCATATCTCGGAATTGGAAAATTTAATTTTACTAACTGTTTAAAAGTATCTATGAAAAACATAATCTCTTTTGAATCTCTTTTAGGAAGTTCAGAGCAATAAATAAATCCTAAAAAAATTGGTGAATCTGTGATGAGATATTTTAATTTATCATTTGTTACTGAGTTTTCCCAATCAAGTTGCTTTTGAAGTATCCTAAACTGTTCGTAAATACTATTAATATTTCCATGTTTAGAAATATATCTTCGAGCATATTCAGAAACAACTTCAACATTTTTAAGTTTTGATGATATTGCTCTTGTTGATGTAGTCTTTCCACTGCCCGGTATTCCACTAAGACCAATTCTTATCATTACTGATTCTCCTCTTCGCATCTTCTTCCATAACCTGCATACCAAGCATCCTCTGCAAGTTCTTTATAAGAAGTAGTTATTATTGAATCCGGCATCTTGGAAGCATAATTTTCTTTCCACCACGTTTCAAAATCCATTTACCACCCACCTCCAAATCCAGTTGGTTCTTGACCCCATTCATATCCTTCTTTATATCCAGCTTTCCAAGTCTTCTCTACAATTTCTTTTATTCTTCCTTCATCAATTCCTATTTTACCTTTGTAATTATCTTCCCACCATGATTCGAAAGCAGATATATATTTTCTTTTATTATCTACAACTTCTGGTTTTTCTAAATTATTTTTATATGATTGTATTTCTTTATTTTTAAGTGATTCAAAGTAGTTATTGATAGTATCATCCATTTTAATTCTCACTTTCTGCATATTTATCAGAACTCTTGATAGAATCTTCACCATACAAATATTCAAGACTTGTGAATGTTTTATCTCTCTTAACATATGAATTTATATATTGGAGAAATGCATTCTCTGCAACCTTGGTAAAATATGCATGTGGATTTTTCTCTTCAAGATTATATTTTGGTACAGCTTTTAACATATACCAAGTAGCATCACTTACCATTTCATTTTTTCTGTCAATTGTAAGATTAATATATCTAGGTCTATTTAAAAAATTATTTGCAATCTTTAAAAATATTTTTGCAATATCATTATGAGTTTTTTTAGATTTTGTTAAAGAATATTCTAAAAGTAGAGCATAGAAAACCTTATTATCAACATAGTTATTTGAACGTTCTTTTTTTACCATTACTTTATGCCTCGCTATATTTTATTTTATTTTAATCCCGATAAAATCAACAGGACTTAATGAAGTTTTTATATGTGCAACCAAATTCTCACCCATTAAAAATTTTCTTTTAAAAATTCTTTTTCAAAATCAGTTTCAAAGGTTATTAAAAGGCCGTTCTTTTGAAGTTCAACTTTCATAATTTTTCAACCTTTCCAAAACCTGTTGCAGTCCGTGATATTTCAAACTTATCCCCAAAGTATTTATCTAAACTATTATCTACCCTATGAGAAATCAGATATATTCCAAGTTGTTTATCCTCAGCCAATTGTTTCAAAGTCACAACCATTTTCTCAAGACCTTCTCCATCAACAGAACCATCAAGCAATTCATCAATCAAGAGAATATTTGAATTCCAGTTGGATATAATCTTCATAGTTTCAATCAAAGAAAGCATTATTGCAAAGTCTATTCTCTTCTGTTCTCCGGCTGAGTTGCTATAATAAGAGATTTCCTCAGTCACACCAGACACATCATATATCTGTGCATTCATAAATTTATCAAATATTATTTTAACAGGTATTTCAAAAATATCAAGATACTCATTAACCTTCTTATTGAACAAAGGAACTAACTTGTCTATGATATAAGATTTTGCACCCTTATCAGAGAGGACATCAACCATAACATTCAAATCCTCAACCTCACCCTCAAGTAGTTTTCTATCGGTCTTCATCTTAACAAACTCTTCTCTCTTGGTCTCGTAGTTTGCTGCATGTTTCTTCAGGTCTATCTGGTTATCTGTCTTTTGAATATTATCAAGATCAGAAAGAAGTTTAGTTATATTACTCTCATTATTTTTAATTTCATAATTTGTTTGAATAATTTTTAACTCTACATCAGCAATAATATTTTTTAAATTTTTAATCTTTGTTAATTTCTTTTCAATTTCTCGTAATTTAATTTTGCCTTTGTCTATATCATCTTGAAGATTTAATATATCAACACCGAAATCATTATTACTCTTATCAATTAATTCCTGAAGTTTATCAAGTTTTTCAATATCATTTCTAAGATTAAGTTCTATAAAAGTGTTTTCAGAAGATGTTTTTAAAAGTTGTTTTTGAAGTTTAGAAATCTTATTAAGAATTTTTGAAATTTTATTTGTTTCAACAGTTATGATTCTCTGCCGTTCAATCAATATAAGTTCTTCGTTGTTGAGTTTTCTTATTTCTTCATATCTATGTTCCTCAGTCATTACATTTTTACAGGTGGGACATATTTCATTTTCATTCAAAAACTTAATTCTATCATTGTTACTTCCACGTTGAAACTTAATGATATTAAATTCTTTTGCAAATTCAATATTTTTATCATTCAATTCTTTGTCATTAAACTTGAGAGATTCTAATCTACTAATTCTCCAAGCATTCTTTGCGGCAACCTTACTCTTATCAACAATTGTAGTCTTGATTACTCCAATATCCTTGACATGTTTCTCAAGAGATTCCTTACGGGACTTTTCTGCCGCTATTTTTGTTTGATTTTCAAAAATTATATTAGTAATACTTTTCTTAAAATCTTCAATAAATTTTAAATCAAATTTTGAAAGAACCTTCAGAATTCTATCTTTACGTCTGTCTTTCTTGGCAAGATGAAATTCTAAAGTTTTTAAATTATTTTTAAGATTTATAATACTTTCTTCACAATTTTTAATCTTTGTTTGTTTATCATTTTCAATTTTCTTGTTGTGTGCCTTGAATTCATCACATTGGGTTCGAAGCAAAAGGGTGTGATTATAAAGATTTTCATAGTCCTTGATAAGAAGTTCTAATTTTTTGGTCTTTTCTGAGAGTTGTTTTTTAACATTAGCAAGCATCTTCCCGATAATTGCTAATGAAAACATATTATCAATTAATTTACGCTTCTCTTCTGATTTGAGTTTTAAGAACGGAGTATTGTAAGAAATTGATAGAGATATTGCATTTTTGAAGACATTATAAGCAGCACCAATAATCTTGTCAATTTCATCTTGATTCAGTTTTTTTGACGAAAGAGTTTTTAAATCCTCTCCGTTTTTTGTAATTTGAAAAGAATCTGGTTGAAGATTTCTTGAAATTTCATACTTGTCTCTGTCGTTTATCGTGAATTCTGAATATGTTTTTAAATTTTTCTTGTTCTTTCTGTTGAAAAGTTTTTCTATTTTGATTTCTCGATAAGGCTTCCCATACCAGCAAAATGACAAAACTTCGTTGAGAAGAGATGATTTGCCTGAACCGTTCTTGCCGGTAATCAGGTGAAGTCCTTGCCGAAACGTGAAATCAATTGATTCACTTCCGAATATCATGAAGTTTTGAAGACTGATTTTATTGATGTTTATTTTCATATGCGTTTCCTCACCCTTAATAATACCATCTTATTTTTCAAAATGCAAGGATTTTTTAATGTCTTTTTGATGAATTTTGAAGGAACCGAAGATTGTGAAAAATTTCACAAACTCACAGAATATATTCATTTGTCAAGTTCATATATTATATAGTACGCGCGCGCGCGATTAATATCTAGATATGTGTTTTAAAACAAATAACTGGATATGATAACCAAATATCAAAACAATATCTTTATATTTTGAAGTTGTTTATATATTATCAAGGTATTGACGTTTTTGTTCCTTCGTCACAAAAACGGCACCATTCTGCTTTGACAAAATTAGACTTCATTTGTTTCTAGTTAATAAACACTGTGTCCATCAATTGTCAAACAGTCCGTTATTTGAAACTGACATCGCGCGGCGCTCCGGGTGAGTCTGCCGACAAGATACACCTCTGGCTACTCACCTTACCATCTTTTTGAAGCAGAGTCAATAACTGAAACGTATAAATACTTTTGGGTTCAGTTCACATCCAAATTTACCAAACGAGGTATTCATGAGTTTTACGTTGCAAGAAATAAAAGACATGGCTGAAAAAGAATTACAACTCACACCAGAAACAGCGGTTGATTGTTCTCTATATTTTTGCAGACTCAGGAGCAAATACTTTAACATGTATCGAAACGAGATTGAAATTCTTAGAAGTATGAATCTTTTGAAGGATAAAATGGCAGCAGAAAAAGGTCATAATCTCAGAACGAAAGGTTTTAACGGTCACGAAATCGGTAAGTTTAAAACAGACATTGAAACCTATCTGATGCTTGATAAAGAATATTTTGCTCAACTCAGACAGTGTTTAGGTCAGGAATTGAAGGTTGAATATCTCGAAGGAACGATAACAACCATTGATAAATTTACCACAAGTATCAGAAATTACATTGAGTTAAAGAAGTTGCAGTTAGGAATTATCAATTAAATGTTCCACATGAAACAATTTTAAAAGGAGATAGATAACTATGCACTATTCAAACGGTAGAGAAGCAAAAATTGGTGACTTGGTAAGAGGTAAAGGATATAATCTGAAGTATGAATTTACAGGAGTTATGCTTCATATCAATCCTCAATCAGATGTTTGTAATTGTAAGGTTTCAACAATCTCCCATAATTCACATCCTGTTCAACAAGGGTGGTTTAAAGATGGTGTGATTCATTATCCAACCCTAACTGAACAGATGATTGCAGATATTGAATATGGTCAATGTGATCAATTTGTTGCAATTAATCCACAAACAGGTGAAATTTTAGAAAAAGAATAATGATAACCCTTTCCAAACCTTCAGAAGTATTTTTTAATGTTACTTTCGAAACAACTTCGCAAGCAATTGAATTTAGAGAATTTATGTCTTTCTTTGTAAAAGATTATAAATTTAATCCTAAGTTTCGTGCAAAGCAATGGGATGGAAAGATTTCATTTTACAAAGCAGGAAAGTTTCCAATAGGACTTTTAAAGATGTTTGAAAAGTTCTGTATCAACAACGGTTACGAGTATGGATTTGACTTCGATAAAAAGACTCTAACGAATGAAATTTCTGAATATTCGTTTAAAACGTTTCTAAGGCCCTTTTTAGACACTTTAATTTCTAAGGGTATCAAACTACGGGATTACCAAGAAGATGCCTTTAAACGCCTCCTGAGTGCCAAAAGAGGGGTAATTGAGCTGGCAGTTAATTCCGGAAAAAGTTTTGTGATATATTTGCTCATTCGATACCTTCTAGAAAACACAGACAAAAAGATACTTCTGATAGTGCCAAATATTACCCTCACAAACCAGATGTTCTCTGATTTTAAGGAATATGGTTGGAAAAATGCAGAAGAAATTATATCGATTATAAGTTCTCAGAGTGAAACAAAAGATTTATCAAAGAGAGTACAAATTTCAACATGGCAGTCATTAATGTTAAAAGATGTTGATAAAGAAAAAGATTATGATAAAAAACAAGAACTTATAAAGATTAATAATATTAGAAAGGAATTTTTGAAAGAATTTGGAAGTGTTCTTGTAGATGAGGTTCATGGTTCAAATTTTAAGTCAAAACTTGTTGCAGATATTCTTACAAATCTTGATAATGCAGAATATAGGTTTGGATGCACTGGAACTCTCCCGGAAGAAAAACTTGATTTATTAACAATTTTTGGATTTTTAGGACCAAGACTTTTACAGGTAACTACAGATGAATTGATTGCAAGAGGAATAAGTTCTAAAGTTGAGATTGTAAATGTTCTTGTAAAATATTCTGAAGAGACTATTCAAAAGTTCAAAAAGTTACGAAGTCTTGCTCATGATCCTGAATGGAAAAAAGAAAACCCGAAGGTAAGGATTTATGATCTTGAAGTTGAGGAGATAATAAGACAACCAGACAGGAATAAGATTTTTGGTTATATTTTAAATAAATTAAATCCAGATCACAACATTATGATTATTTGTAAACGTATTGAACATTTGAAAAGTATTCAGGAATATCTTGAAAATACTTTGAAAAGAAAAGTTTTTGTAATTTACGGTGCAACAAAGGCTTCTGTCCGGGAAGAAATCAGAACAAGTATCGAAGGATATAATGGGGTTGTTCTTCTTGGAACTTATAAAACTATACAGGTTGGATTGAATATCAAGAAGTTGCATCATTTAATCTTTGCAAGTGGTTCTAAAAGCAGGATTCAAACTATTCAAACTTTTGGAAGAGGTCTTAGAAAGCATTCTTCTAAAGAAACTATATTCTGTTGGGATGTTGTTGATGATCTAACATATACAAAGAGAACAGGAACTATCGGAACAAATTACTCATATGATCACTGGTTGGGAAGATTAGCAATTTATAATAAAGAAAAATTTCCATATAAATCAATTAAATTAAATATAAATGATTTAAAATGATAATTAATGAGATAAGGTCAGAGTTACGAGCCTGTAATAGTGGCAGAGGTAGAAGGATTCGAACCCTCAAACATCTTGGCTCAAAACCAAGCGTTCTAACCAATTGAACTATACCTCTGTAAATTGGTACTCCCGACAGGATTTAAACCTGTGACCTAGAAATTAGAAGTTTCTTGCTCTATTCAACTGAGCTACGGGAGCGTTATCGTCAATATTACTTTACTGTCGTTTGATACTTTTCTAATTCTTTTTCAAGATTCTTTCGAGCCTTCTTTTCAAATAATTTATGAAAATGTTTTGAAAGAAAAATCTTATCGTCTGCAAGCGTAAAAATTAAAAAATTTGCTCTGAGTGATTTATCCTTGAAGAAATATTCTTTTGAAACATCTTCAACATATCTATTATATCGTGTCTCTTCTTTTGCCAAAATACTAAAATCAATATCATGCAGGAGTTTTTCATCCTCTGTGTTTGTGTTGAGAATAAGACCTTTAATGATTTTAATTTGTTCTTCAGACAGATTTAGATAATGAGCATAGACTTCAGCAGCATCAGCACTTGCAATTTCATTTACCTTACTTCCCGGCATATAAACAAAGTCATGAAAATACCAAGCATAATAGACTTCAGGAAGATTTGTAAAAAGTTTTGAATATTTATTAATCAGGTCTAAACCTTCTTGAATATGTTCAGAATCATGATATTTTCTATGAGGTTGCATATAAGCATCTTCAATCTGGTTATAAATCATAACAGATTGAGGTTGCATATAAGCATCTATCATTAAACTAACAGCATTCAAAAAATTATCAGGGTTTTGAAGAAAATTATAACTCATATTGGTTATACCTTTTATTAAGTTTAACTTTAAGTTCTGTTATTTGGATGTTGAGTGTTCCATCTTCATTATTATTTATATAAAAAATCTCTCCGAAATTATCTCTTTCAACAGCCTTCGTGATAGCATCGACCTTATCTACTCCACTCATCTGTGTCTCTGCCCTGTTTATAATATCTTCTTCACTGTAACCTCTCTCAACCAATCTCTTAATATTTAATTCTACCGGTGCAGTGACAAAGACAAATGTATTGTTACATATCGGTAAGAGTCCTCCTTCAACCAAGATTGCGCTGTTGATATAAACAATTCCATTCATCTTTCGTAATTGTTGATACATTTCACAAAGAATTGGTTCCTTTGTAATTTCATTGTAAATATTCATAAATTCTTTGTTTTTAAAGATAACACCAGAGATAACTTTTGGGTCGATGAAATTATAATTATCAGGTCTCTTCATTCCAATAATAGATTTTAAATTTAATTCATTCCAAAGTTGGTTTCTCATATTAACAGCAAAAGGTCTTGTATCGGTGCAAAGAAGATCTCTACCTATCTGATCTAATTCAATCTGGTTTCCGAGGAGTTTACCAACATATGTTTTTCCTGCTCCGATATAACCAGTCAGGCCGACAATAAGTCGTTTAGAGACAACACATTCCAATGCAACCTTGACATTCATAGGAACATACTTCAGGATATTACCTTGATGTTTCTGCATTTCTTTTACGATAGAACTTGAAACACCAGCAACTTCAGGATTGGTAAAGAAATTAATACATTCAAATTTCCGCTGAGAATAATTTGCATCATGAACAGCCTTCTCATATTCAAAATCCATTCCATCCCGTAATCCACGAATCATTACAAGATTATTAATGTAAACATAATCAACAGAGAGTCCTGAGAAAGATATAACCTTAATTTTATCTCCAAACTTTCGTAATGCCTCTTCAGCAAGTTGTATACGATGATTAATAGAGAATGTCCCGGCCTTACCTGAATTTGAACCAATCCCAATAATAACCTTATCAAAGAAAGGAATTGCCCTCTCAATAATATCCAAATGTCCGTTTGTAATTGGATCAAAAGAACCGGGATAAAAACCTGTTGCCATCTTTTATATCTCCTTCATCTGAGTTTCTAAGAGTTCTTTTAAATGTTGATGCATTGTATAAATTATTTCGAAGTCTTTGAAAAATCCTGAGAAAATTGGAAATTCTTTATAATACATTTGAAATTTTTTAAAATTCTTTGTTGTAATAGAATATTCAACGTTTGCAATTCTATCAGCAAATTTTAAAATTACTGCTCTTTTATTTCCCGCTGTTTTGGGATAAGTTTTCATATGTCGTTCCCTTCGACTTCTACCGAGTTCATCTGTAACACAATATACTATCTCGGCAATATCAGTTCCAAATTCTTTTCGAATATCTGTAAAATTGATATGACAATCCTCAATCGTGTCATGTAACCAACCAGCAGCCTCAAGTTCTGGATATTCATCAAGCATTTTAAATCTTTGTAAAACTTCGACAACATTTTCAAGATGAACAGAATATGGTTTATCTCCATACATCTGATTGCTATGTGCTTGAATTGCAAAATCTCTGGATGTTATCATTTTTGGTTTTCCCACACTGTAATTAAGATAGAATGTGTTTCATCCACATAATTTGTTGGTACAGAGAAGTGAAAAATCTTATAATCATCAGGAAACTGTGTTATACCTTGACGCTTCCATTCTATACCAGCATTGGTTATGTATTTTAAAACACGACCAACTTTTCTTCTTGAAACAAAAATTGTTACCATTTCTATTCGAATACCAACTAAACTTTTTGTATCGTTTATTATTTTTATATCAGTCATAAAATGATTCCAGTCTTGTTTTTAATAAATTACATTTCTCCCTCAACCTTGCTATTTCGACATCGACTTCTGAAGCAAGGTAATATTTACCACTCACACTTGGAATACATTTACAAAAGTTACCACTGCTGTCTACTACCGGACTATATCTGATCATAACTCCCCCTTTATTCCTCATCAAAAAAGAATCTTCTTCTTTTTGATAGTATAAGTGGAACTTCCGCCTTTGAAAAAATCTTTACAAATTTTAAAATTTTAGGATCACTTTCGGTATTTATCCATCTGCCGTGATTTTTCTTACAACGACGAATAAGATCTTTGTTTTTTAAAAATTCATGACCGTCCGATATATTTTCCCATTCAACGGCCATACTTCCATCTGGATCAATATAGAGAATAACTCCGACAGAACCCTTTGGAATAAGTTCATGATCCTTTTCAATTCTTATTTTATCAAGAGTTTTAAATCTATATTTAGAATAATTTTCATCAATTATTTGAATATTAAATATATCTAATTCTTTATCTAATATCCAAATTCCACAATTAGGTTTACAGGGTCGTTTTAAAAAGGATTTCCAATTTTTAATTGCTGTAAAATCATGGCCGCAGACGATAGGTTCATCCATTTCAACCAGTAAATCAACACCATAAGAATTATCTATACCAATAATAGTTCCTGTAGAGTTTATAGGAATATATTTACCAGTAATAGTTCCTGTAGGGTTAGAATATTTATATTCTATTTCTTCAAGAAATTTAATTCTTTGAAATGGTTTAAAATCAGTCTTTTGCATATTTTACAAAGTCTTTCTTATGCTTCGGGTTCCTTGAATATTTATTCTTATCTTTAAAAGGTTTTTCAATTTGTTTTGGAAGAGGTATTCTTAATGGTTTAATTTTCATAATGATTCAAAATATATCATGGCAGAATCAAAGTCAATAGTTTTGTTCTTTATCTTCAGATTCATAAAATTATAAATACTTTGTGATGAAATATATAACAAAGCCCTATTGAGCGGCAACAAAATTTGGAAGGAATTAAGAAATTATGCCAAAAATTGATAAAAAAATATCTAAGATGTTGGGACTTAACGGCAAGATTGGTACAGGAACACTCCCAAAAGAAAGTGGATTCACGCAGAGAGTTCAGTCAGGGTTTGGTGCAACTACTCAAGCTGTAGGTGGAGTTGAACCTAAAGATACTTCAGAAATAATGTATCCGAACGCTGGACTTGTAGATCTTTATGCAGATGAAAAAGGTTTTAAAATTAATGATAATTCAAAACTATATGAAGTTGTAAAGGTTGTGAAGGATATTATTGATTTTAATTTTTATGTTAAAGGAATGTCTACTATTTCATTTCAGTTTGGTATCAACGTGAATACTAATAGCGCGGTCTTTACTATTACATTCAACGACAATCAAGCACAAACTCCAGATAGTGTTGAACCTCTTGATTTTGCTGAATCTCTTGCAGATAAAATTACATTTGAAATTCAGAAGAAATTTTTTAATACTGTTGATGTTGAGAGAAATATTAATCCACTTGTTACTGCTGGTGATGGTTTTAATGGTGGTGATAGTAAAACAGAGTTGGTTTTAATAGCAAGAGAAAAAACAGTTACTGGTAGTGAAGAATAATAGAAAACTTTAAAGGAGATTAAAATGGGAATATTAAATGAAGGTGTAAATCAAGAAAAGAAGGCCTTAGAAATAAAGAAAGCAATCAAACAGTTGGTTGAATTTGATATCGAAGGATCATATTACAGAGCAGAAGCAAAGACAGAAGTTGTTAAGTGTTTTCGTAAGGTATTGTTTCATGATGACATTGCTGTAAAGGCATTTTTGAAGGAACTTTTTCAAAGAATGAAAGAATTGGCTACAGAAAAGGATCTTCTTCCTTCAGAGAGAGAAGAGTATGAGACTGACGAAGAGAAGGAACGTAAAGAGGGTCTTGAGGATGAAAATCCAGTAGATGAAAAATCTGAAGGTCAAGAGGGTGGTGAAGAAGGTAATGAGCATCCCACTGAAGAATCAGAAGAGCAACCCCCGAGAGAAGATGAAATGAAGAATGAATCTATATCAAGGACAGTTCAAATCGCTAGCAGGTTTTTGACAGAATAATTTCGAAATGAAAAGTTATTATGGCAAACGATTTCATTGATTCCTATCTGAGAGAATTTGAGGAAAGACATTTAAAAGTCAGACCTATATCTTCAACCAGAACAGAAACTACACATAAAGAACCACCGAGGAAGGTTTTGAAGGAAACTTTAAAATCTTCTAAAGTTTATTCTGTCTGTACGTCATGTGGTACAAAACAGAATATAATTGTAGAGGGGGAGTTCTGTCCAAAATGTGGAAGAGGAACATTAATTACAAGTGATAAGTTTACCAAAACAAATGCTCCTAAGAAAGAAACATGTATCAGTCATGCAAGTGCTTTATTAGATGAAGGTGATGGATATATTAATAGTCCATTACAAAAAATTATTAAAGAAGATATTAAAAATAAAAAATCAGCTATAAGTGAAGCATCTGCTCTTTTGGATGATGATTCTCCTATTATGGAACTTCCTATGCCAGATTTTTCTCAATATATTAAAAAACCAATTCAAGATAAAACACAAGAAACTCAGGTGACAATTCCTCCGGAGTTTCAGATTATACAACCAATAAATATTAATGACATTGAATTGGATATGATTGTTCAACAGAATTTAGGAAAGGGAGTTTAAAATGAGTGAGGAAATAAAAAATGAATCCGGTTGTGAATGTAAAGCAGCCGAGGTTGGTATGGAAATAAAAAAAGATTTTAAAATTTCTTTAAATACTATTTTATATATTGCAGGAGTAGTAATAACTTTGGGTGCTGCCATAGGAACATTACGTTCTTGCACAAATTATGGATTTCAAAATTTTGAAAAACCCAAGATTGAAATGGTTGCAAAAACTTTAGATTCTGTTAATAATATTGTAAATGATGAAAAGGTTGATAAGATTGCAGATAAAATAGAACACATGAACACAAATGTAAATGATTTAAAACTCAAAACAGATATGACATATAATGTTTTGAAACAGGTAGCGTCCGATAAACAATGGAAAACAGCACAAGAAAAAACAAAACAAGACTCTGCTAATGCTATGTGGTTGGCAGGTGGAAGATAATAAATGACACTATCGGCAACATATCTAAACTACTCAGATCTTCCAAATGGTGTTCTTACAAAAAGGAATGATGGAAAGTATGATTCTGAGAGACAACTTTTTGATTTGTTTATAACTGAAGCATATAACAAACACGGAGTTTCACTCACATATAATGTCATATCCTTTGATACAAGTTACATGCCTTTGTTCGGAGAAGATAATAACAGAAGACTTGTTAGAAGTTTTCAATGTATGGGATTTTATCAGTTACCAAAAGAGGAAAAATTATGGACTAAATTTGGAATTGAGGGTATGGATCAATTTTCAATATTTATTTCCAAGCGACATTTTGACACTGCTTCACAATATGATGATACACAAACAACACAATCGTTTTCAGCATATATTCCATGTGTCGGTGATGTTATTAATGCAAATTATAATAATTACTTTTATGAAATAGTTGATATAAAAGAAGAAGCAGGAATGTATTTAATGAGTAAGCAACATGTTTGGGAACTTATGGTTAAACCTCTAAGACTTGGAAAATTTACAACAAGCGGAAGTGATGTTCCAAATATATCTGGTAGTGATACTGATTTTGGATTGACTTTTTAATTAGTTAGGATTTTAAATGAGTGATTTAAATTTTTTCCTAAGTGCCGATGATATTTTTGCTCTTAATTCTTTACCTGATGAACTCTATCCTACATATCCGGGAATAGGTGTTCTTAGTGGTTCTCCCGGTCTTGCAGCAACAATTCAAATAGGAACCGTATTATCTGGAACTTCTGCTTCGGTTGTTAATGTAGGAACTTCAACTTCAGCAATATTAAATTTTACATTACCAGTTTTAACTTTTGAAGAATCAGATCCTATTTTTTCAGCATCACCTGCACATACTATAACAAGTGCTGAAATAAATCAATGGAACTCAAATCCAAAAAATTTACAAGATATTGAAAATCTTTTAAATGTAACTTCTGGAAATATTCAATCTCTTTCAAATCTTTCCGGAGTAAATACTGGAGATCAGATTCTTCCAACATTATCTGGTCTTGGTGGTGTTCCAATAACTCGTAATATTAATAATAAAAGTCTTAGTGCTGATATTAATTTAACATATCTTGATGTTAATGCAGATCCTTCTGGTGCAGCGACAAGTGCAGCAGCAACTATAACATTATCTAGTCTTGGTGGATTACCAGTAGGAACAACTCTTGATAATATCTCAGATGGAACAATTAGAAAATTATCAAATTATTTACTATCAAGTGGTTTTTCAAAATCTTCTGTGGAATCATTACTTGGAATAACAGATATACAAGTAACTGCTATAACCAATCTTTCCGGAGTAAATACTGGAGATCAGATTCTTCCAACATTATCTGGTCTTGGTGGTGTTCCAATAACTCGTAATATTAATAATAAAAGTCTTAGTGCTGATATAATTCTTTCAGCAACAGATATAATTAATTCAGAAAATATTATAAATAAAGTTACAACAATTACTTCTGGTTCTACAGATACTCAATATCCTTCTGCAAAACTTTTATATTCTCAAGTTGTATCTTTAACAAATCTTATTAATAATCTTTTAAATTCAAACGGAGCACTTACTTTTCAAGGAGTTTTAGATTGCAGTTCAAATCCTAATTATCCTCCTGCCTCTGTTGGTTGGGTTTGGAAGTTGTCACCGGGAGGAAAAATAGGTGGATCTTCAGGACATGTTTGTAAAAATCTTGATTTACTTATTTGTATTACTAATAGTGTTGGTGGAATAGAATCTGATGTTGGATCTAATTTTTCTGTTGTTAGAACAAATATTGACGGTGCAGTTATCGGTCCTTCATCATCAACAACTGGAAATTTTTGTTATTTTACTGATGGAAGTGGAACATTAATAAGTGATAGTGGATATAATTCTTCAACATTTGAATCTGCCGGTACAGCATCTTCATTAATAACTTCTTTAAATTTAGCAGCAACATATTTAGGAATACTTTCACAAGCAACAGATAGTGCAAAACTTGGTGGTCAATTACCTTCATATTATCAAACTGCACACACACCAATAACCGGGGCAACTTATACTAAAATTACTTATGGAACAGATGGTATTATTACTTCCGGTTCAAATACAACAACCTCAGATATAGCAGATAGTTTAAATAAAAGATATTGCACAGACGCAGAAAAAACAGCAATAGACTCATTAGGAACTGCTTCAACATATGCTGCTGGTGCATTTGACACTTCTGGTTCTGCATCTACTGTGCAAAGTAATTTAACAACACATTCTAATTTAACAACATCTGCACATGGAGGACTTGTAAGTTCTGGTGATTCTCGTCTTACTGATACAAGAACACCTACAGATGGAACAGTTACAGATGTTAAAGTTGCAAGTGGTGCAGCAATTGCATGGAGTAAGATAAATAAAACAGGTGCTGTGGCAGGAGATGTTGGCGCTGTTCCAACAAGTAGACAAATAAATAATCATTCTCTTTCAGCAGATATAACATTAACATGTGATGATATTTCTGACGGAACAAATACCCATTTATTAACAACTGCACAAAAAACAATAATGGGAAATACATCTGGAACAAATACAGGAAATGAAACAGCAAATACAATTGGAACTCTTATTAACGGAGCGACAGATAAATCAACTCTTGTTAGTGGGGATTGTATTGCTATAAGTGATATCTCTGCATCTAATATATTGAAACATATTACTTATGGAGAATTTACAACACTTTTAAATTCTTTGTATTCTCCTGCTGGTGCAAAGACATGGACAAGAACAAGTATAACAACATCTGCTTCTCCTGTTCCTGTAGGTAGTTCACAAGATAATTATTTTGAAATAACTGCTCTTTCTGCGGGAACAACATTTGGAATTCCATCAGGATCACCAATTACAGGAAATGAATTACTTATTGCTATTTTAGATAATGGTGGAGCACAAACATTAGGATGGAATATTATTTTTAAGGCAGGAACAAATCTTCCATTACCAACAACAACTGTTGCAGGAAAACCTATGTTTTTAAAGTTTATTTATTTTGGTACTAATTGGTATTTATTAGCACAAGATCCAGCAGGATTCTAATATGGCAAATACAGCTAAATGGACAAATGCATTATCAAATGGTGACATGTGTGCCTCTGGTAATTATACTGGTGGTACTGGTGCCATGTCTACGTGGGATTTATCATTTGATGGAACATCTTCTATTGCAAATGCTACTGCTACCGCTGGTTTATCCTGCAATTCTGTTTCAGTTACTACAGGGCATACTGGAACATGGTCAATGGGAGGTTATGCGCTAACTGTAGCTGCAACTTCTATTATTAATGGTAATGGGACAAGAAACCTTGGTAATGGTGTTACGTTGAATGGCAACAGTATTACATTTACAATAGCTAATGCTGTTATGACTACAACCTCCTGTGCAATAATTTGTAATGGTACTGGATGCACTTGGACAGAAAACAGAACATCGAATGCCGTATATCTATCATTAACTGTCAATGCAAGTATGTCAATAACTTTTACAGGTCAGGCTCCGTCCTTTACCGGAGGTGGTCCCCTTATTACATTAGGTAATGCAGCAACACTTGTTCATACGGGTGTAACAATTGTACTGACTAACACCTCAGCATCTGATTTCTTTTCATTCTTGGGTACATATACATGGACTGGTACAATAGCTACTCTGTTTATGTATGGTAATGTATCTGGCACTTCTACTATACCTGCATTTACAACTTTATCAAATTTAGAGATAACGATTAATCCAAATGCAGCCTCATCAACTATAAAGCTTACAGGAAATCTATCTACTGCTGGTATTGTAGATATATATACCCCGACAACGTATACAACTAATATAGATTTAAACACTTATAACATTAATTGTGCTACTTTAACACTCGGTAACAACGGATTTCAATCTACAACTTTCCATTTCAGATCGGGGACAATAACATGCGCATCGTTTTATATGAATTCATATAATACTGGCGCAACTTACTATTATTTTGATTCCTGTACTATTAATTGTAGTAGTACTTTTAGATCATACGCATCCAATAATTATATTTATTGCGGAACATCGACGATTAACTTAACTAATAATTGTACATTATATACATATGGTTCCTTATTCTATAACATTTCTATCGCATCTGGTAAAACAGTTACACTCAATAGTGCAGTGTATTGTAATGCCTTCACAATTACAGGAGCAGTAACCTATAACGGTTATTCAATATTTCAGCTTTCACAATATACTGTAAGGACGTGGAACTCTGGTGGTAGTACCGATATGAACCTCAGTACTAATTATACGGGTTCAGGTGCTCTACTATCAACGGATGTTTTACTATTTAATGGAACAGTTTCTGTTAATGCTATATCAACTGCTGGACTTACTGTTGGGTCTATTATATGCACAGCAGGTCATACTAACACTTGGTCTATTAGTGGGCAAACTTTATCAGTTGCTTATCCATCAACAATCGATTTAGGTGGAACGAGAAATTTAGGCAATGGTATAGCATTTAATAGTGGAACAGTAACCATCCCAAATGCTACTGTCACCTCGACTAGTACTGTTGTAACCTATAACGGTACGGGTTGTGTGTTTGCTGATTACAGAGCGACTGCTGTATACTCTAATTTTATTATAAATAATAGTTGTAGTGCTACCCTTGTAGGAACATTGGTAAATATCAGGCCAGTTACTTCCGTAGTTTGTATTGCAATAGGAAGCAATGCAACGTTCACGCAGAATGCAACAACACAATTTCAACAAACCTCATCAACTCCATTTTATTCTACGTCAACAGGGTCAGTATGGAACGGTTCAGGCTTGGTTAGTCTGCAAGCGTATAGTGCTAACCTGACTACAAATATACCAACATTATCCTATACTGGTGCTGGTAACATTCAAATATCCCCATATACAAATTCAAGCATAACATTTATGGGAACCTTTTCATGCACTACAATGTTATATGTAAATAACGCCTCTGCCGGAGTTACAATTGACTTTAATGGACAGACAATTTCTTGTGGGGTTTTCAGGGTAGGTACAAATAATGCTGCTGGAAATACTTATTACTATTATCGAGGAAGTGCAATAACCTGTACTTCTTATGATGGTAGTTCCTATAATACCGGAACTTGCACTCAAAATTTTGGAACTTGCACAATCAATTCTTCTGGAAATGTAGTAATAGGATCAACGCATACTATTGTTGCTGGGTCTGAGATATGGAATGTAACATCCACATCAACTGTAACCTACACTAGTGCTTCTTGGGGAACAATCAACTTCAAAGCTACTACCAATTTAACAGTTACGCTTGGTGCCAGTATATCTTGCCTTAACTATACTATCGTTACTGGATTAGTAAATTTCAATGGATATACAATCACCCAATCTAAAACTATAACACCAAGTGTATCAGGTTCTGGTCCTTGGACAGTTGATGGAAATAGCTATACTAATAATAAAACAATTACACTAACAACACCAACTGGAATTTTAACACAATATGCAATATCGGTTCCAATTACTGATTCTAATATAGGGGGTGTTTGTAAATCTGACCTTAGTGATCTTAGATTTACTGATAATGTTGGAAATTTATTATATGCTGAAAAAGAATCTGGTTCTGTATCAGGTGGTGTTGCTACTGCACAATTTTGGGTTAATATTCCATACATATCTACAGGAACAACAACAATAGTTTGTTTTTATGGTTGCGGTACAGCAAGTACACAAACAAACCCACAAAGGACATGGAATGATAATTACTTGTTGGTGATGCATATGGGTTCAGCGTCAACTTTAAGTATTGTAGATTCGACTGGTAAGAATACAATGACCAATAATGGTTCTACCCCTTCCTCTGCCGGAAAAATTGGTGGTGCAGCATCATTTGATGGAGCAAGTTCAAGATGGATTGATACTCCAAACTTTGTTGGGGCCATAACAAATTTTACTTGTGAACATTGGATATATCTAAATGCAACGCAGTCAGCAAGAACTATATTCGCTAATTATATAGTATCTGCCTCTCATGGATGGGTAACTGGTATTAGTGATGGGTTAAGCAATCAATTAAAATTCTACCTTGGTAGTTCAACTTTGACATCGACTGGAACATTTAACACACTTTCAAATACTACATGGTATCATGTGGCAGCAACGTATGGTGGTGCAAATACTCCAATATTATATGTAAATGGAGCACAAAATAACACAGGTAGTTATACTCTTAATACAACTGGAACTCCTGCAAATAATAATGTTGGATCACTTACAGATAGTCCACATTCTCAAAAGTTTAATGGTCTAATAGATGAATTAAGAATTTCTAATATTGTAAGATCTGCTGTTTATATGGCATATACCTATTCAATTACAAATAGTGCAACTGGTGGATTGATTTGGGGATCACAGTCTGGAACATCTACAGGACTTACAGCGATACAAAAAGCAAGATTTTTTCTTTAAACCATTATCATTTCAATTATTATAAATACTTCTAAGGAGATAAGATTATGCAAGATAATTTTACTAAAGGTATGGATTTTTTGATGCCGACTGAGGGTGGGTGGTCAAACAAAGTAAACGATCATGGTGGTGCAACAAATCATGGTGTTACTCAATCGGTCTATGATACTTATCGAGATATTAAGAAATTATCACAACAATCTGTTTCTTTAATGTCTAATGTAGAGATGTTAGATTTGTATAAAACATTTTATTGGGATAAATGTAAATGTGATCAGTTACCAGATAAGATTGATATAGTTATTTTTGATACATCTGTTAATTCAGGATGTGGTGAAGCGGGTATTCTTTTACAGAGAGCATTAGGATTTCCAAAAAATCAAATTGATGGTATTATTGGTTCAGGAACAATTCAAGCAGCTAATCAAACAAACATCACACTTGAAGCGGTTTTATTACAAGAGCGAAGAGATTTTTACAAAGAAATAGTTGAAAAAGACTCTTCTCAATCAATTTTTTTAAATGGTTGGGAAAATAGAATTAACAATCTTTACAATTTTTTAAATAAATTTTAAAGGAAGAATTATGAATATTTTAAAAAAAATTTCAGATATGTTAAAAAAGTCAGACGACAAAGGTAATTTAATAGATCAGTGGGATGCAAGTAAGGTAATTTTTGTATTTTCGTCAACATTATCAACTCTTGCACTTTGGGGAACATTTGTAGGTTTAACAATTGCAACACATGTTGCTGCTGTGATTCCCGCTTCAATAATTGGTGCATATTTTGTCACGTTAGGATTAACTGGAGGAATTAAGACATTAAAGGATAAGGTTCCCGAAAGACTAAAGGGAGTATTTGGTAAGGTATCAGATGATATTGATAAAGCGACTGGTGAGGATAAATAATGAACTTTTTAAAATATATAACAATTGCAAATATTAAGAAGTATGTTTGGTATATTGTTATTATTATTATTTTGAGTTTGATTACTTGTAATGTATATCAAAATGAGAAGATTAAAAGTCTTCAGAATGCCAAAGCTATTACAGAACAAAATTTTGCAGCTTCTAAAGATACTGTTCGAATTAAGACTTTAGAAAACGGTCAACTTCAATCAGAGATATTAGTTCAAGTATCAGCAACAAACAAGGCAACAGAATTTTCAAAAACTTTACAAGAAAAAATTTTAAATCTTCAAAAGTCTGGTTTAAAACCTATTAGTGTTGTTGAGGCAAATACTATTCTTTCTACACCATCAACAACAACAAATAATACAATAGATTCTTCAAAAAAATCTACTGGAGAATATACTTTGAATTTTAAATCTATTAAAGAGGATTCAACATGGTCAAGAAAAATTTCAGGATATAGTAATTTTTCTTTGAAGGATAATATTGTACTTCCCGGAACAACAACAATTGATACAGATATTATCAATACGATTTTGACAATAGATATTCATAAAAATAAAGATAATCGGTTGGAAGCTGGAGCAAGTTCAAGTTATCCTTATATAAAATTTACAAAGATTAATGCAGGATTTTTGAATGTAAATACTCCTGTAATGGTTGCAAAGATTCCATTTTTTACTTTGAAAGATAAGATTGAAATAATTGGAAGTTTATCAGTTGGTTGTTTTATAATGTATGAAATTTTAAAATAGGAGAATATTATGAATGTTACAGCGACTTATAATGGTTCAAGTGTTACAATATGTTCAATTGTTGGTGATGGTCAATATGCATTTGTTTCGTATGTTGATGGTTCAGGAAATTTGATTGTTGATAAGATATTTGTGCAGGGTGAACCAACTACTATAGCGACGAGTGCAACTGTAGTTAGTTAATAAAATTTTCATTAAAGATTTAATAAAAGGATATTTGTGAATAATTCAGAGCAAAGAAACAATATTGATGCTATTATAACTTTTGTTTTTCTGAAGAAGTTATTAACTCCTTTTGTAAGAACTCCAGCACACAAGTTAGGTTTAATTGATACTGCTGGTAAGGTTATTAAGGAGCCTTCTACAGATGAGGAGAGAATGGCATTGACTTTACTTGATAGAGTTATTTTTAAGTTGAGAAGACTTTTAGGAAGTAAAATTTTAATATTTCAAAGTTTTCTATATACTTTATCAATGGGTGGTGAAGGATCAATGTATTCAAAGTTGATAATTCGTGGATCTGTTATGCAGAGAGCTGAGTTACAAAAGATTGAAAGAGATATGAAAATGAAGTTGGAAAATGTTGGAATCTCTTTTGAAAATTATTTAGAATATTTAGTTGAAAAAGAAGTTGAAAAGAAGGAGATTTTAAATGGATAAAGAACAAGTTAAAATTGATAGGAGTAAATAATATGGCAACATCACAAATTCAATCGTTAGCAGACCTTTCAAAGAAGAGTCCTGAAGCAGTCGAACAGATTTGGAATCAAACAACGGATCTTCTCAAAGCCTCAGATCCTGATTACAAGAGATATACACAGGAACAAAATGAAGATTCTAAAAATGAATTGCTTGGAAAGTTTAATGCAAAGGTTTTAGAAGCAGTTAAAAAGAAATTAAATATTGCAGATGATGTTCAGGTGCAGGAAGATGTTGGTTCGATTACTACAACATCAGCCGGTGGATATAAAGATGGAAAATCAGATAGTAATTCATATATTTACAAACCAAAATTTGGAACTTTTAAAAGATTCAAATGTAAGAAGAAAGAAGTTAAGGAAGATGTTGATGTAGATATCTATTTGGATAAATACTTTACAGAATATCTCAAGGAAAGAAAATAATTTATGGCAACAAGTAATTCAATTTTCTCACGCATTTTTCCATTTAATCGCGTTTCAAGGTTCTTTCAGACTGGTCGTGAAAAAGAGGATGCATTAGAATATCAGCAGATGAAGAATTCTCAGGGTATGTCACAGGAAGAGTTTGATAAATCAAATTTTCTTTCTTATGAAAACCTTTTCAATTCTAATCAAGCTGCTTCTTATGTAGGTGTTTCTTTTGAAAATTACTTTGCAAATAAGGTTCAAAGGATTATGAAGTATAGGGAGATGAGTTTATATCCTGAGATTTCTGATGCTCTTGATATGCTTTGTGATGAAGCTATTGTTGATAATCCTAATGGAGATATTGTTTCTCTCACAATCAAAGAAGAACTTCCGAGCAACATTGAAAGACAAATCCGGGAAGAGTGGAAATATCTTCTGACTGAGGTTTTTGCTTTTAATGAGCGTGGGTGGGATTTTTTTAAGAAGTGGTTGGTTGAGGCAGAACTTTATGTAGAATTGATTTTGAATGATAAAGCAAATTCTATCATTGGTATTAAGATTCTTCCAGCACATTCTATGGTTCCTGTTATGGAAAACAACAAGATAGTTGCTTTTCTTCAAACTCGTAAAGAAGGTGTTGTAGATAAGAATTCAGTTGAGGTAAAGGGTACTAAAGAAGAAACAGTAATGCCTTTCGATAGAGATCAGGTATCTTATGTGAATTATGGTCAATCAGGGGAAAATGTTGTTGATGTTCGTGGTTATCTTGAACCTGCTATCAGAACATACAATCAATTGAAAAATCTTGAAGATTCTTTAGTTATCTATCGTATTAACAAAGCTCCTCTGAGAAGACTTTGGAATGTTGCAACAAGAAGGATGCCAAAGGGAAAATCTGAAGAATATTTGAAAGGTTTAATTCAAAAGTTTCGAAAGAAGGTAATTTATAATCCTCAAACTGGAGATATTGATTCCGCCGCAAATATTCAGACTTTAACGGAAGATTATTGGTTTTTGAAGAATGAAGATAATTCTGGAACCGAAGTTACGACTCTTGGTGAGAGCACAGGATTTTTGAATGAAATTGATGATATAAAACTTTTTCTTGGAAAACTTAACAAAGCTTTGAAAATTCCTAAAGCAAGATGGGAAGATTCTAAAACCGCTGGATATTCTACAGGTAAAAACTCTTCTGAAGTTACAAGAGAAGAGATAAAACTTATGAAGTTCGTTGAAAGATTACAAAGACGTTTTAAATATTTGATTTTAGATGCTTTTATTTCTCAATTGCGTATAAAAGGTTTTGATGAACAATATGTTGATTTAGGATTGTATGATATAGAGTTTACAAAGTCAAATCTTTTCTCTGAATATCGAGAAATGGAAATGACAGAATCAAAAATTAATTTATTAACTTCAGTAGATGCCTTCATTGCTAAACCAAGTAATAATTTTGAAGGAATGTTTGCCGAAGAGTATGTGATGAAACGGATGCTTTTTATAAGTGATGAAGAATATCAGAAAAATGCAGATTTAATAGAAGCAGCGAAGGCAAAGGCAGGTGTAGGAAAGAAAAAGAATGTTAATCCTCCTGCTGGTATTGAAGGTCAGGGAGGTGCTATGGGAGGTGGAACTATTCCCGGTGAAGTTACTCCTGAAGTTCCTGCAACGACTGAAGTAGGTGCTGAGGGAACTGGTGCTCCTGAAGGTGTTGGTATGCAAACTGCAATGAGTGCTTCAGAATCAAAAATCTATGACACTGTTATTTTGACAGAAGCAAGAAAATACATGGAGAAGAGATTCTAAAGAAAGAAAATTATAAATAGTTCTTAGGAGATTTAAATGAAAAATAAAATATATCAAGTTGCAAATAGATTTCTAATTGAGGAAATTGCTCCGGCGGATTCAGAATATAAACCAGACCAAACTACAGAAGGTATTGAAAATGATGAATCAGAACTTAAAAAAGATTTTAGAATTTATCTTTTAAAAGATGGTTCTATTAATATTTGGGAAGACCAGACTCTTTTAGAAATTTCAAAAGATAGTTTAGAAGATCAAGATTCAAAAGAAGTCTTTGAAATTATTGTAAATAAGATTAAAAATGTTTTGCAACATGAAGCTTTAAAATTTGTAGAACTTGAAAAGAATATAGAACAAGAGGATTCAAATGATTAATAAAAGATATGAAGCAGTAAACAATCTACTCTCTAATTTGTTTGAAGATGATATGCCAGATAGTGTTTTGGTGATTCATTGCACAACAGAAAATAAAGCAGAAGGTATAAACGATGACACTTATATAGTTACCGATGATGATTTGTATAAAAGTTATGGTGATGTTGTTAAGACGGTAAGGTTTATGGATGAAGGAAAACAATATGTAAATTCTTTGGGATATGATAATAATTATATGAGTGCTGGTGATAATGGTACTCGTGCTTGGTATTTCAGTAAAGAAAAAGATGATGTAGAGAATGATAACTATGCAGATATTCCTTCGGAAAATGATGTTGAAAGTGATAGATTTTAAAAATTTATAAATAAAATTTAAAAGGAGATTTAAAATGAGTATAATTAAAAATATTTTGGATAACGATTTAGTTTCTCTAAAGTCCTATCTTGAAGAAAAGATTGGTGAAAAAATTGAAGAGAAAATTACCGATAGAAAGACTTCTATTCTGGCGAAGATGAATGGTATGTCAGATGAACAGGTTCTTGAAATGTTGGCTTCGAAAGATTAATAAATTTTGAAAGATTTAAAATTGGTAGAAACTTGTTTATCTATTTCTATCAAAACTTTAAAAGAGGAAATAGAAAAATTTTCAAAAGATGAATTACAAAAGAAAAATTTTGAAGATATTTTAAATGATTTACAAAGTTTGAAAATAAGTTTTGAAAATTTGTTGAAAAGGATATAAGGAGTAACTTATGGGAATATTACTAAGAGAAATTACAGATGAAAATAATGTTTCTGTTTTTACAGAAGATATAAGTATTGACGGAAAACCAGAGAAAAGATATAAACTTAAAGGAAGTTTTATCACAGCAGAACAGAAGAATAAAAACAATAGAATTTATGGTAGAGATGTATTAGATGAATCGATTGGTATTTATGATAAAGAATATATTCAAAGACGAAGAAGTTACGGAGAATTATCGCATCCCGAAGATCCTAACCTAAATCCTGAGAGAGCTGTGATATGTATTGAAAGTTTGGGGTTTAAGGATGAAAAAGATAATAATGTATATGGAGTTGCTAGACTTTTAGATGAGGAGTGTTTTCCTCTTGCAAAAGTTGTTCGAGGTCTTATAAAAGAATCTTGTCCTGTTGGGGTTAGTTTTAGAAGTGTTGGCGAGTTAGGAGATGATGGAAGAGTAAAAAGAGGATTGATGATTGCAGCAGTTGATGTAGTTATGAACCCATCAAATACAAATTCCTTCTGTGAGTCAATCATGGAATCAAAACAATGGTATCTTAACGGTGATATTTTTATTGAACGTGCAGTTTCAAATCTCAAACAAAGTATGGATAAGAAATACTCTTCAGAACTTGCAAAGCAATATTTTGTAAAATTTATAGAAGACATTCAAATTAATTCAGGGAGTATACTATAATGATTAACGTTTATTGTGATGGAAATAAGTTTACCATAGATTCAAGACTGAAACAAATTAGACTTGTTGAAAAAAACGGTGGAATTGAGTTTAAAAGAATTGGTGAAGAAGTTGCTGATTCTTATGAATATCTTTATAAGAATGACAAAGATGCTTTTAAAGATTGTCTTGCAGAAGATTTAAGAGATATGTTCGGAATAGCGGTAGATCCACAAGATATTTCTTTTGAAGATAATAGAGAAGAACAGGGAACAATTGATATGGAAGAGAGATATAAAATTGCCGGAAGATTTTTGATGGAAGATGAATACGACGATAATTTTGAACATGCTGTTGACCGGGAAGAAGAGAATTTTGATAATCCACAATCAGACAGAGATGATGATGAAAAGTCTGATGATCCTCAAGGAATGCAGGTTGCTCATTTTAATAGATTTGAAATAGAAATGACATTAGAGCAGGCAGAGTCGTGTTCACATCAAGGTGAATGTGATTCGGATGTTGAAGAATTGTTAAAAAATCCAGAGATTAAAAATCAACTTGAAAAAATTTCTCCCGAAGATATTAAGAAAGAATTGAAGGGGTATGGATCTTGGGATGAAGAACAATTAAGTGATGAAGAAGAAAATTACATACGTATTCTTTGGATTGCTGCTGGAAATATTTCTGATGAATATCACACTCAGAATGAATCAGTTCAAAATATTTCTGAAGATTGGCAAGGTAAACTTCAAGATCAGTATGAAAATTTTGAAGAGTTTGAAAGTTATTGTGAAACTTATGGAATTGCAAAGCGTTTAGGTTATGATACACCTGAAGAAGCATGGGAAGCAAATCCAACCGTTAAGGGTTCTATAAATCCTGAAGATTATAAAAAGGTAGATGAATCTATTTCAAATATGTCTTTTAAAGATTTTTTAAATAATAATATAAAAGATTTGTATGGAGAAAATTTTGAAGGTATAAAAGAATCTTCGGAAGAATTTTTAAATAGAAATATTAATAATCTTTATGAATCTGGTGAGATGGGGCCGAATGATATTGAAGAAGGTGGAGAATATTATGAAGCTGCACAAAAGTTGAAAAGTGTTTGTGAAGAGATTTCAAATCTTACTAATGGGAAGTTACGTTTTAAAGAGATTAGACCTTTTGATAAATATCAAGGTCCGTATGCTTTGGTTCGGATTGGTAATAGAACTGATAAGGTTTGGTTTGAAGTAGAAAATGATGAAAGATTTTATATTGAACATCTTAAAATAAAAGGAACTGCCGAAGAAATTGCAAAACAACTTAACAAGAGTTTTGGAAAAAAACAATCAGGTATATCATTGTTTGATAGGATATAGAAAGTAAAAAACATTAATATAATAAATACTTATTGAATCACAAAGGAGATTTTAAAGATGGATAAAAAGATTGCAGATAAAATTAAAGAAGTTCTTTCTGAAGAGGATCAAAAAGTTTTTGAAGCCGCTATCACTAAGAAAGTAACAGATTCAGTTGCTCTACGCGAAGAGGAAATCAAGAAAGAGTATGATGCACTTTCTAAGAAGTATTGTGAGAAAAGAATTGCGGAAGAGACTGCAAAAATTCAAGCTTCGTTGATTGAGTCATATGATGGGAAGATGGATCAACTTGAAGGTAAGATCGTTGCTCGGTTGGATGGGTTCTTCGATCATATTATCACTGAACAAATTTCCGATGATGCAATTACTACAGCAGCGACTGATAGAATTTTGAGTCCTCTTGTTGAAGAAATTCGACAAGTTTTTGCAAAGCATTATGTAACTCTTGATAGTGATGGTTCTAAGGCTTTGAAAGAGTCTACAAATAAAATTGGTAATCTTGAAAAACAACTTTCTGAAGCAATTCTTAGTAAGATGGAAGCTGAAGAGGGTAAGGATAAAGTTGCAACTTTCTTGTTGATTTCTGAAAAGGTTGATGGATTGACTGAAACTCAGAAAAACAGAGTTGTTACCATGTTTAAGGATAAGAAGTTTGAGGAAGTAAAGGGACAGATTGATAACTTTGTGTCGTTGATCAAAGAATCAAAGGAAACCAGAAAAACTCAAGGTGATAAGAAAACTATTGATACTGTAATTTCAGAAGATGATAATATTAAGACTGAAAAGAAAGTAATCAAAGAGAATGAAGAGAATAGTTTCTATAGTATGGCAAGCCGTTTTCTTGACTAATTTGTAAAAGTTGTAAAATATTACAAAATGTTTTGTAATAAGATAATAAATAATTAATGAAGTTTTAAATTCAAGGAGAAAAAGATTATGCAAATGATAAACGAATCACAGTTGATTGAAAAATGGGAGAGTAAGGATGTTGGTAAACTCTCTATTAAAAATATTGGTGATTACAATATTAAGAGAAATATGGCGAAGTTGCTTGAGAATCAGGATAACCTCGGTCGGTTGGATGGTTCACAACTTTTAAGAGAAGCAGCTTTTGGTAGCATTAATACAGGAACTGCCGGTGGATATACTGATGGAGCCGGTGATAGTGGTTCATACATCTTCAAACCCATTTCTTTGGCTTTGATGCGTAGAACTTTCCCGGATTTGTTTGCAAATAAGATTGTTGGAACTCAGGCTATGAGCACTCCTTACGGACTTGCTTACGCTTTGAGAGTAATGTATAATGACGGTTCAAATAACGAAGCTGCATGGGAAGCCGTTCAGCAATACGCTGGTTACACTGGTTCAAGCGTTGGGACTTCCGCTGCGTTGCGTGGTGGGGTTAACACTTCTGCTAATACTGGTTTCGGTGATACTTCCGCAACTGGTGCTGCAACAAGTGCTGCTGAAGGTTGGACTTTGAGTGGTGGTGTGTGGCCGTTGACTTCTACCTCTGGAACTATTACTCCTCCCACTGGTTTTGGTGCTTGGCCTCAGTTGAAGATTCATATCGACCAGAAGTCAATTTACGCTCAGGAACGTAAGCTTGCTGCGTCATATAGTTTGGAAGCTGCTCAGGACATTCAGGCTATGCAGGGTTTGTCTATTGAGAAAGAGATGATTACCTTCCTTCAGTACGAAATTATTGCTGAAATGGATAGAGAGATTATCACTGCTGTTAAGAATGCTGCTGTTGATACTACAAACGGTGGTGCTGTTATTAACGCTATCGACCTGACCGGAAACGGAACTGGTATTGATGGTCGGTGGTCTGGTGAGAAGTATATGAACATCATCGCGTCTATCGTCTATCAGGCGAATATGATTGCGAAGAAAACTCGGCGTGGTGCTGGTAACTTTGCCGTAGTGAGTTCAGGTATTGCGTCAGCGTTGCAGGGTGCTGGACATCCGTTCGTTACTTTGAATGCAAATGTTAATCCTACTCAGGTCATGACTTCAATCGGTAAGGTTAATTCCTACATCGATGTTTACCATGATATGTACTGTACTTCTGAGATGGCGCTTGTTGGTTTTAAGGGACCACGAATTGACGATGCTGGTGTAATCTTCAGCCCCTACATAATGGGTTTGACTGACCGTGCCGTAGACCCTCTTACTCACGCTCCAAACATTGGTGTTCTTTCGCGTTATGCATTGACCACTAACCTGCTTGGTGCTGGAAGGTACTACAGATTGATTCCGTTCTTCAATATGAGTAACCTGATTGCTGGTGCAAATGCCACTGATCTTGCCTTTACCGCTCAGTCTAGTATCTAAGACTGAAGGTAGTATAGAAGACGAAAGTTGAGGGCCGGTTGAAAAATCGGTCCTTTTTTTATTTATCCTTGATTTCTTCAGAATAATATGGTATATTATTGTAATGGAATATAAAAGATCCTCCAAAGAATTAATATTTTGTAAAATTTGCAATCAACAAACAAAATATTCTATTGAAACTTTTGCAATCGGACATCTTAGAAAATATCATCCTGATTGTAAAACTTCTAAAGATTATTATGACAGATTTTATAAAGAAGATGGTGAAGGTATATGTCCTGTTTGTAATAAAGAAACTCCATATCAAACATTCACTATAGGTTATTCTAAACATTGTTCCCCGGCATGTTCTGCTAAAAATCCAGAGTCTAAAAAGAAAATCAAAGATACTTTAGAAAAAAAGTATGGTGATAGAAATTATGTAAATAAAGAAGCATTAAAAGAAACTTGGAAAAATAAATCAGATGAAGAAATTCAAAATAGTGTAGAACTTGCAAAAGCAACAAAATTTGAAAGATATGGTAATGAATTTTATAGAAATGAAAAACAAATAAGATTAACAAAATTTAAAAAGTATGGGGATGAAGAATATACAAATATTGATAAGATTAAAAATAGTTTAAAAGATTTTTACAATACAAAACGTTTTAAATATGTTGAAAATCAGATTATAGAAAACAATTTAAAACTTAAATTAATAGATTGTAAAAAAGATTGGTATTTATTTAGGTGTTTAAAGTGTGAAAAAGAGTTTGAGATGCGTTGGCAGTTATTTAATCTAAGAAAGAAAAATAATAATGAAATATGTATTCACTGCAACCCACTTCAAAAGAAATTTTCAAGTGCTGAGAAAGAAATTTACGAATTTATAAAACAAAACTATTTAGGAGTAATTTTAGAAAACACAAAGAATATTTTATCTGGTAAAAAAGAATTTGACATTTATCTTCCAGATTTAAAATTAGCAATAGAATATAACGGTTTAATATGGCATTCAGAAAAATTTAATGATGATGTATTTTCTCAATCATATAAAACAAACGAGGCTGAAGAACTTGGTATTCATCTTATTCACATATATGAAGATGATTGGATTTATAAACAAAGTATTGTAAAATCAAGACTTTTAAATCTTCTTAAAAATTCTTTTCAAAAAATATTTGCAAGAAATTGTGAAATTAAAGAAGTTTTTTCAAAAGATTCTAAAGTATTTTTAGAAGAAAATCATTTGCAAGGTAATGTAAATTCTAAAATCAGGTTAGGATTATATTACAACGAAGAGTTGGTTTCATTAATGACATTTGGAAGTTTTAGAAAATCTCTTGGAAAAGATGCAAAAGATCGGAGTTTTGAACTTTATAGATTTTGTAATAAATTAAATACAAATGTTATTGGTGCTGCTTCTAAACTTTTTAAAAATTTTATCAAGAATAATAATCCAGAAGAAATTATAAGTTATGCCGATAGAAGTTGGAGTATGAATAACAACAAGACTTTATATGATGTTTTAGGATTTAAATTTCACGGTTCAACAAAACAAAATTATTATTATATTAAAGAAGGAACAGGAAGTAGACTTAACAGATTCAATTTTAGAAAATCTGTGTTAGTTGCAGAGGGAGCAGACCCAAACAAAACCGAAGAAGAGATTATGTTAGAACGAGGATATTATAGGATTTATGATTCTGGTAGTCTAAAATATGTTTGGAATCAATAAGATTTATAACAACTACTGAATTTTCCGAGGCATTTTTTAGAACAATCGACAAAACCAAATTTAAAGACGTTTAGACAGCGGTAATGTCAAAATTTATCACCGACGACGGTGTGTTGCAGACTGTGCCTGCGCCAGTGTCAATTCGATAGTAAAACCGTAATTGCCTTGGTAAATCATCCTTAGAATCCCTCCTCAATAATATATTCAAACGCTCGCCGTCCATTATGGTCGAGTATCTGAAACATTGTATCTGAAAGTACATGAATTTCACTGTCCTTTGGAAACGGCATCCAAGCATGGTTTGAAAACTCACACGATGTCTTGTCGCACCCTATCACCTCCCTTTTTAAATTGAGGTATGGATGACTCCGAAAGGCCCACACCATCTGTATTCGAGTTCCCTTTTTGTGGAGAAGAGCACGTATTTTTGCGGGTGTAATCATACTATCCTTTCCCGGTGCCAGAGACTTTGTTGCTTTAGACTTACTCTGGAGTCTTTTAGATTTTGCTACCATTGTAGAGCCTCTTAGGTGGTTAATTTCGTCCCACAAAATCAACAACAGTTTCAATTGAAGAGATTGGTGCTTTCCTGATGGTTCTTCGAAATTCAAATTTTGTGAATGTTGCTGAGTTAGCACCTACGAAGGGACATTTTTCATCAACATCAACCCACTGAGATTCAAATTTTTCGCCTTTGATTCTGAATTGATCACCGACAACTATAATATGATTATTAATCGGCATGTGAACAATACCACGTTTTTTGAAGGGATCAATAGGAATTTTTCCAATATTTCCAAGACACTTTCCACAGATTTGAAAAGTATCCTTTCGAATCTTTCCTGAGATTTCTCCAAGGTGAGTTTCACAAATACAACAGGTTATTGGTCGCGGCATGATTTAGAATCCTTTTGAAATATTTATAAAGAATTAATAAAATTTTGAAACACTTTTTCTAAAACATTCACGTTGTCTTATACCAGATTCTTGCCATTCTCCTTGTCGTAAAACTGAATCAAAATTATTAAACTCTTCTATATCTTCAATAAATTGTTGATACGCTCTAATTTGCTCTCTTATAATAGATAATTCAACAACTTTTTCACGACCTAATAAAAGTCTTGGTTGATTGGGAAATATCCTTACACCAGTTTTCTTTAATTTTTGTTTCATAATAGTCTCCAAATTTATAAAGAAATATAATTATCGTGATATGAAACGCATGATAAATTATCCTCTTTAAGTTATATAATAAATATAATTCATGCCGGAATAACTTGCAAGTAAAAATTATAAATACTTATTAAAGGGGATTTTATGAAATTTTCACAGTATATTGATGAAAATACTGCCGGTAATAAGGAAGATTTTGATCCAAGGGAAGTATCTCTAGGTCTTGAAGATGAAAAATCTGAGCATATGGATATTTGGACTAAACTTCAAAATTGGGCTGAAGACAATGATTATCAACTTCCATTCTCTGAAGATACATTTTTTGATATGATTGTAAAGGCACATCTTAAAGAACATCCAAAATATTATACTGAGTTTGCCGATTTGGAACAACAAGACAAATATTATGAAATTGAAAAGGAAGAGAAGAGAGAAGAAGAGAAATATGCAGGAGCAGACAATAAGAAAATATCAGGAAAAGAAATACAGAACATTGATAGAATAAAAGAGTCTGTAGATATATTTGACAAACATAAGAAACAGATTGCATTGAAGACACTTAAGATGAATGATGTAGGTGCAAGTGTTATGGGTGGAATGTCAAAGAAGGAAGCACTTGAGTATTTAATGAAGATAGGATATTCAAAAGAACAGTTAGAAAAAATTTTAACATATAATGGACATTCTGAAGATGAGATTTCAAAAATTTTATAATGAAGCTTCAAAAGTTTTAAAAGTTACTGATCAAGATTATCCGGTTCAACTTGAAAAACGTGCAAAAGAAATTTTTGATGTTGTTGATGGAATTGATTTAGCTGAATATGTTCTTTCTGATGGAACTTGTATAATGGTTAATAATGATCATAGAATTATTAGTAGGGTTTTTAAATATGAAGTTCCAAAAGGTTATTATAACGATCCGGGAAGTGGTTCGGGATATATGGTTGCATTTATGGGAGAGACAGGAGCAATAAGAGCTCGAACAGTAGATCAAGGTAAATTTTTAATTATATCTTTGGTTAATCCTATTACATATGACCAGAAGTATGAGGTTGAAAAGACAGGAGCATTTAAGGTAAGAGTTGATTGGCTTTCAAAGAATTATGAAACTCTTGATTCAGAAGAGTTTGAAACTGAATATCAAATGGAAGAACTTATTGATTTTTTAAGGAACAGACCATAACGGAGTTGAACTAATGTATTATTACCCTAGAACGATGTATAATATTACAGAATCTTTATTAAACACTTTTAAAAATTTGATTGTAAAGACATATGATAAAACTGGAAATCCTGTTGGAAATCCAGTTGAAGTTCCTATCATGGCAAACCAACCTGAGAAAGAATATCAGTGGTTGCTTCAGAATCATTACTTTGACAAAAATAATCAGGAGCACGGTCAAAGATTCTATATCAAACTTCCGAGAATGGCATTATGTTTTCAGGGAGTGACATATGCCCCTGACCGAGCAACATCTGTCGAAGCTACAAGAGAGTGGTTGACTGATACAGTAGGAGTAGATGGAAATAGTGTTGGTGAAATTATGAAAGATATTCAACCTGCTCCATACAATTTGAATTTTATGTTATATATCAGAACAGATTCATATGAGTCTATGTTTCAATTGTTGGAAAATATTCTTCCTTATTTCAATCCAAAACTTCAGTTGAGGGTTAAGGAGTTTAGTTTTTTAAATATTGAAAGAACTTTTCCGGTAAATATTGATAGTATCAGTCCAAGGATTACAGAAGATATCGGTGAGAATGATTACAGACAAATTAATTTAGATTTACCATTGACTGTTGAAGCTGTTGTGTATCGTCCTTGGAGTCCAGCAAGTATTATACAAGTAATCAATACGAGATATTTTATAAATAATTCAGAAATAGATAGTATAGGATTATCTGGTGTTCTTTTATCTGATGATGTTCCTTTATCTGGAAGTTTGACACCGGGAGATTTTAATTTGAGTGGAACAAATCTAAATAGTAATTTATCTTACGAGTGGTTTCAAGGGGAGAACTTAGCATAATGAAATTTTCAGATTTTTATAAAAGTGTTTTAAAAGAAGGATTTAATTTTGATTATAGAATTCCTAAAGATCCTAACCAACTTGTTGCCGACTTCTATGCAATGTTCTCCGTTCACAAGACAGACGCAGATGCATTCAAAGATTTAAGGGATGAAGAATTGGGATTTTCTTTGGAATATGCAAACAAACAGATAATCAAAGGTCTTTATAAATTTTTGAATGAAGCAGTTCTCCGGGCATGTGCTTGTGAAATTGTTCATTTTCAAGCATTTTATGATACATCTTTACAAGAAGAATTTTTAGAAAAAAATGAATATCTTAAAAATATGTTTGAAAAACTTGCAAATGCTATAAATCCAGATGAAGATGGTTATAGTTTACAAAGATTAAATGCAGAAGGTAATAGATATGAAATAAGATGGAAGGTAATTTCTCATATTAGTGGGTTTAATCCTTCAGACTTTGTATATTTTTGTAAAGTAGCTTTTTCACAAAGATATAATATGTGGCATTCTTCATATGGTGGTAAGGCGTGGAAGGATATCGCGGCTATGGAGTATTCATATGGTGGTAAGGCGTGGAAGGATATCGCTGATGCTTGGATGGCTATGGAGTCTGCTTATAAGAAGTTTGAATTAGATGAAAAGAGTAGAGAAATATATGGAGCAATAGACCATGTTGTTGATATTGAGCATAATAATGGATCTATATTAACTAAATGGAGAGGTGTTCATGTTAGTAGCACTCTTATAGATTTGAAAGCGGATATTTCACATCCATATAAAAGAGATATTTATGGTAATAAAATACCTCTAAAAAATGCAGAAGGAGAATATATAAAGACATATGATAAACACAGAAACTCAGAATTTGTTTATGAGAAAGATGAAACAAAACCAATTTCATATCAGAAGTTAATTCCGTGGTGTTCTCCACAAATTCAACCGGCCTTCTATGCTGCTTATAAGGATTTGTTTGGTCACTCTGCCGATAAGGTTGAAGATATACCTGACAACGATAATCTTCCTCCACAAAGAGATAGTTATGATACGAGAAAAGATTTAATACCAAGAGAAACATCAAGAAATATATTAGGTTCGAGTGAAGAATACAATGACGATGATGATTATATTACCAATCAAGAACCAAGACCAGAAAGAGAACGCAGACCAGTTGCTGATTTTCAAATTTCAGAAGATCAGTTAAAACTTTTTAAATATTTTGTAACAAAGGTTTTAAAAGGAAAATTTAAACCAAATCCTGAAGATCATTCTAATATCAATTATATAAACAACTTTCCTAAAGAATGGCAAATTACATGGATTGGTGCAAAATTACCACTTGATTTAGAAACATTAGCAAAAAATTGTGCTAGTAAATCAGATTCAATATGGTTTATTTTCAGCGCATTAACAGAGATAAATGCATACAAAGTTTTTCTTTATATTGCTGAAGATATGTTAAATAATCCAGAAAATTCAAAAGAAGTTAAAAATAAAACAAAAATAATAATAAGTTGTGTAAAATATTTTATTAAAAATGGTAAAACAAAAAAAGGAGATTATTTAGATAAACTAATAAAAACTACAAAAAGTTTTAACGGTCATCAAATGTTGTGTTGTAAATCTATAGAAAGTTTATATAAAAATAAAAAGATAAAAATAGAAAAAATTCTTGACTCTGCTTTAAAAATTTATAAAACTCAAGAACAACCTGTTATTTTAAAGAGTATGATAAATCTTCGAAATAAACTTCTTGCAGATCTTGATGGTGAGATTATGAAGGGTGATTATGTCTATATCAAGTCAGCACCAGAACTTAATAATGAAGCACAAAAAATGGTTGATTCTATTTCTGAGGTTAAATATGTTGATGAAGAATTTATTAAAATTTACACTTTAGATAAAAAATCTTCTGTCCTTCTTAAAAAAGAAAATTTACAAGTTGTTAAGAAGGGAAAATTTTCAAATGTTTTTGCAAATGCTTTAAAGGTTGGAGATGTTGTAGAAATTGTAACAACAAAAGATGGACATAAAGGAGACATCTGTAAAATTATTAAGGTTGATATGCAAGATAGAAAATTACCATATAAGATTATGTATACATATAAACTTGAAAATTGGTATGGTTTTAATGATGTTAAGAAGACAGATAAACCGTTTGAAGAAAAGAAAGATTATGATGGAAATATGCATGGTTTTAAGTTTGGAGATATAACCCTAAAAATAGGTGATATAATTGAAGTTGTAAAAAAATTCACAGAAGATAGTAAAACCTTTCGTGTAGGTGAGCAAGCAAAAATTATTTATATGGGTAGTAATCAAGGTTCAGGAATAGAGATTGAGTGGGATAAAGAAGTATGGACTGATGGTTCAAAAAACTTTGTTATTGGTGTAAATTTCTTAACTCCTGAATATTTTAAAATTGTTAAAAAGTCTTCTGAAGAGAATTCGAAAACTTTTAAAATAGGTGATAAAGTTAAGATAATTGGAAAAACTGTTTCAGGTATAGATAAAATAGGAGAGATAGGAACAATTGAAAATTATAGTGATTATCCTCATTCCGATACTTATTGGGTAGTAGTAGGTGATAATCCTCATTCTTATCTTTTTCCAAAGAACAGTATAGAAAAAATCAAAGATGAAGAGGAAGATTCTAAAAAAATAAAAATTGGTGATTTTGTTCAAATTGTAGGGCCTGACGATAAAGATAATACCTTATATATTGGTGGTGAGGGTAGAGTAGGTTTAATATTTCTGGATAAGAATCTTTATCAGGTTACTTTAACGAGCGCAGTTTTAAAATTATTTCCAAAGGAAAGTTTAAAAGTAATTGGAAATGAATTAGAAAAGGGTATAAAGGCAGGGGATACTGTTAAAATTCTTCACACTACTAGGAACTCATATAAAGTAGGCGAAGAATATGAAGTAAAAGAGGTTTATAGCACTAATGGTAAATTTACAAATTATGAAGTGTGGAATAAGGAAAAAACAAAAACTTCCACATTTTATCCTACTCAGGTTAAAAAAGTTGAAAAGAATCAGGAAGGAAAGAAAAAAGATACACGTATACCTATAGATTCATCTTACAAATTTCCAATAGGTATTGAGGTTGGAGACACCATAGAGGTTATGAAAGATTTTATAAAGAATGGTTTTGTGTATAAAAAAGGTGAAACTGGAATAGTTCGTACCGCTGACTCTACTGGTTCAAAAAATTTAATAACTGTTAGTTGGAATAAGAAAGTTGCTAATGTTGCTGATAAAAATTTAAGAAAAATGTCACTAATATCAGCACCATATTTCGGATTAGGATTTCTAAGACTTGATGATTCTTTAAAATTAAAAGAGAAGTTTAAAATTGGTGATAAAGTAAATATTATAGGTAATAATATTTATAATACGAAGGATGATTATCTCGGCAAATGGGGGAAAATACAAACAATACCTTCCACCTCTGTCGGCAGAAAAATATATACTATTGGTCTATATAAATTAAAACGTAGTTTAGATACAAATGATTATTTTGATGAGTACGGTAGTTATTATGGTAAAAGTTTAGAATTAATCAAAGATGAAGATATTCCTGTTGAAAAGAAGGAAGAAAGAAAGTTTAAAAGTGGTGATTTTGTTGAATGTATTAAAACAATTGGAAGTGTAAAAAGAGGAGATACCGGAGTTATTATAAGCGTCTACTCTACTGTGTGTTGGGTAGATTGGGTATCTTCTATGAGTGGATATATTGGATATGATAAGATTAAAAAAATTGAAAAAAAAATTGAAAATAAAACCGGGGAAAAGAAGAAAGAAAATTTTAAAATTGGTGATAGAATAGAAGTCATAAAAGATTTTATCGAAAGTGGTATAGTTTTTAATATAGGAATGAAAGGAACAGTTAAGAAAATTCAGGAAATGTATATGACTATTGAATGGGACGATGAAAATAAATTATTTCATCAATATTCATCAATAACAAAACCTTATCATGGTTTTAATATATTTTCTGATACATATAAGTGTTTAAAATTAATTAACAAAGAAGGAAGTTCTAAAGAGGAAGATTCTAAAAAAATTGAAAATAAAACCGGGGAAAAGAAGAAAGAAAATTTTAAAATTGGTGATAATGTTAGAATTATTGGCCCAAATATTGAAGGAGTAACATCATTCATAGGAGAGACAGGAGATATAACGGCTCTACATGGAGATATAGCTACAATTCAAAACTATCCAATTGGTTTTGAAGTTGAATTTCTTAAGAACCTTTATTAGCAGCAGCAATGATAAAAGGAACTACTCTTTTTACTTCCTGATATATCTCTTTGAAGGTCATCTCATATTCTTTGAGGTTGCCGCCATAAGGATCTGGAATGTTGTCAGCATAATTTTCTTCATCATAATCACCAAAAAAAGAGTTCCATATATCTTTATCGTAATATGAATCGAAAGACTTATTTGTTTTCACTGTAGGGTGTTGAATTTTTTTATTGCCGTTAGTAGGTTTTGAAACTTTCATCCAACTTTTCAGTCTGAAGATTTTGTCTTTGAATTCAGGATAGAGAGATATAATTCTATCCATATGTAAATCTTCCATACAAAGAATCAAGTTTGAGTTCTGAAGGATTTTGTAAGTCATCTTCCGGGAACGATGTTTGTTAAGATCAATACCGTTTTGTTTGCTAACAATTTTAGAATTAACAGAGGCAGGGGTTCCTGTGGTAGTTTGAATACCACAAGAATCAACCTTGATATTCTTATATGGAAGCAGTAGTGATTTGGTTATTGCTTCACCCATAGCGCTTCTGCAAGTGTTTCCTGTGCAGATAAATGTCACGGTATAAGGCATGATTAGATTCTCACCCATTCAACCTTCATAGTCGGTCCTTGGGGTGCAGAGAGAGGCCGGAATCCGTTTCTGAGCATATCTTTTTCGACGTTCTTTTGCTGATATCCGAGGTTGAGTTTTTTTCGAACTTCCTGAATCTTTTCCTCTTCCTTCTTTCTGTCAGAATAATTGTAAGACTGAACTTCTGCCGATAGAGTTCCATCCCGGAGAACCATACTTACACCGTTATGAGTGATGTAGAGGGAATTTCCCCGTTTAACAACATCCATTCCCATAGCCTTTGCAGCAGCTTCGGCCTGAAAGATTTCGTAATTAACCTTCTCGGACATTTTGACTGTTATGACTGAATCGCACGGCATTTGAATCTCCTTTTAAAATATTTATGAATTTATTTTAAATCTCTTTCATGAATAATATACAACATGCCAGAATAAAAAGCAAGAACTATTTTAAATGGTTCCCTTCAGGAAGAATCTCTGCATATTGAAGTTCTGTAATAAATATAATCTATGCCGGGATAAATTGCAAATAAAATCCAAAATTATAAATAATTAGATAATAGGAGGATTATAATGCCAGAATCGAACGAGAAAGTTTTTGATTCATTAGAAAAAATTTCTCAAAAATTAGATACATCATTTGTTCCTGAAGAAAATGTTCAAGAGACTTCCTTAACTCTTTTGAATACTTTTGAAAGTTTGACAAGACAGAAGAATGAAGTTATTGCATTAAAGACAACAGGTGTTGAAATTTTTGAAGACCAAGTAGAACTTCGTGAAGGTTTGAAAAATATGATTATAAAGACTGAACTTGTCATGGAGAAACTTGAAGCTGATATTAGAATAGGAACCAAGGCATATTCTCACAAAGTTTATGGTGAACTTGTAAAAACTCTTACTGAAGCTTATAAAGAACTTCGAGAACTTGACCAAGCAATTTTCAAAGCAAAGATGGATTTGAACAAAATAAATTCAGTTAAAGATATTCCTGATGGTGGAAAGATAACCATGAATGCATCTCAACTTTTAGATTTGGTGAACAAAGCAAGAGATAATTCTACAATGACAGCAATTGATGCTACATTCACTGTGGAGGATAGAAAGTAATGCTCAAAGATTATATAACATTAAAATCATTGAAAAATCGTTATCAAACTTATAAAATTCCTTTGGAAGAGACTGTTGCTTTTGAAGAGATTCAGAAGGATAAAGTTTACAAGATTGAGGGAAGTGATATTCGTATTGAGTTTGAGTCTGTTAGTGAAGGTGAGATTTGGAGAGTATTCTTCACAAATATAGAAGGAAAGAATGAGTTTGGTGTTGTATATAGAATTCATGAAGGATTGTATGTTGCACGATCAGTTGACTCTCCCAATCTTGAGAAAGAGGGAGTTACAAATGTTAATGCTGCGTTGGATTTGCTTGTTGTATTGGGAGAGATTTAATTATGAATTTCAAACAATTTTATTTCTTAGAAAGAGAAGATTTAGAAAGAGCAAAAGAAGTTAAAATCTTTGTTGAAAAGGTTAGAAAGTGGATTTCTTTTGCTTCTTATAAAAATGGTAGTTTAAAACTTATTGAAGAGGATTTATTCTTCACATATGGTGGAGTATATAGAGATTGTTTTAATACATATAAGATTGATGTTGGAATACTTGATCCTGAATATAAAGGATTATTTCTAAAATTTAAAAGTGAAATAGATGGTAGAGAAGTAGGAGCATTAGCATCATATACAAATATTAAAGAACAAATAAATAAAATTCCTATTTCATTACTTCAAAATTTTATCGGTGTAGAATATGAAATAACGTTTTATATTCTTAATAACTCATTTGTTGAATGGGACGGTTATAAGATATGGGATGAGATTACTAGGATTGGATGGGGAACAGTAGCTCATGAAGTTAATCATTATCTGGATGATATAAAATTTAAATTTTCTATTATTAAAAATAAAAAAATAACTACTACAGAGTTGCAGAATAAAAGTCTAAGACTAAAAAAATATTATGATTCAGGAACAGAAAAAAACTCTCATTGGAATCAAGCTTTATATCAAATACAGGAATTTTTATTGAATTGTGAAAAAGAAAACAAGATTGCATTAAAAAAGTATTTAACAAATTTTATAGCGTTTCAAAAGATTTTTATAGAACATTTTTTAAAGTTTGAATATAAAGAACATTTGAGAAAAAATAATTCAAAAGGTTTAAAAAAGTTGATAAGTCGTTTATATTTAGTTTGGCAAGAATTTCAAAAGGAGTTTAAAATTGAACTTTAAAAGTTTTTATTTGATAGAATCTAAGATAGAAGATGAACTTGAAAAGAGTAATCTTACTGATATTGCTAAAATAACTATAAGAGATATTAACAGCAGACTTCAAAATAAATCAAAGTTTGTAAAGTTTCTTATAAAGAACAGTACAGATATTATGCACAGAGCCTTTGAGTATACAGACGAAGTTGTTGAATTATTAGAAAAATTTGAAAAGAATTTAAATAGACTTAAAGAGAAAGATATTAATAAATATTTTCTAAGAGGATTGAAAAAGGCCTTAGATAGTCTTCCTCCTTCTAAAAATGAAGTACAAAGTGTTTTAAAGACTAAAGGTGCTTTAAAAGTATTTGAAAATGAAAAGTGTCAAATTTTTAAAATTCTTACAAAGGAAGCTGCACAGATATATGGAGCAAATACCAAGTGGTGTATCAGCGCAAAGAGTTCAAATTATTTTGACGAATATACAAACCGAGGGGTAGCATTTTATTTTATAATGATAAAGGATATTGAGGATTTAAAAAATAATTTTACAGATAGACATGAAGATAAAAGTAGTGAATCTGTTAAGAAGTATTTTCAAAAGATAGCAGTAGCAATTTATCCAAATTATGAAATAATAGAATGGTTTAATGCAAATGATAATAATATATATCTCAAAAATAAATTTTCAATTGCAGATGATAGTCCTATATATATCAAAAATAATCTTTTAAATTACTTAGGAATACTTAAAAAGGAAGCAGAAATATTTAAACCTATGAGTGAAGAAGAAATAACTGAGAAATTGTTTAAAAAATTTACTAAGAATCCTGATGGAACATATGATTCTAAAGAGAGTGTTTATCTAGACGAAAATTTTGCAAGAGATGGAAAATTAATAATTAAATTTAAAAAGGTTGATGGTAATTTTACTTGTGCAGATTTAGGACTAACAACATTAGAAGGATGTCCTCACTCTGTTGCAGGAAGTTTCAGATGTAGTGGAAATCTTTTAAAAGATTTGAAAGGATGTCCAAAAAAAGTTGGAATAGATTTTGATTGCACACACAACTCAATCGAAGAAATTACAGATGAATCAGAGTTACCAGAATATGTTGGAAGATATTTCTTTGCTCAAGATAATTGGTTGTTTCCACATGGAATGAATATATTCAAAAAGAATATTCTCATAGATAAAATAAAAAAAATTATTAGAAGTAAGTGTAAAGTTGAAGTGGATATAATTCTTAATTAAAGGATAAACTAATGGCGTTCATGGGTAATAAGAAGTTGAGGGGTAAGGGTCAGGAAGTAACTTATACAAAAGAAATGCTTGAGGAGTATGTTAAGTGTGCCGAGGATATTTGTTATTTCGCTGAGAAGTATTTCTATATCATTACAATTGATTATGGAAAGATTTTAATACCTTTAAGAGATTATCAAAAGAAAGTTCTAAAGGTTTGTAAAGAACCTCCGGAGGACAAACAACATGTTATCATATTAGCATCACGTCAGATTGGTAAGACAGCTATGATATCTCTAAATTTACTTCATACTATTTTATTCAACAAAGATCATGTAGCGGCAATTCTTGCAAATAAAGAAATGATTTCTGTTGAAATTCTTGACAAAATTAAAAGTGCTTATGAAGCTCTTCCCATGTGGTTACAACAAGGAATAGTTGAATGGAACAAAAAAGATATTATTTTAGAAAATGGAAGTTCATTATATGCCTTTTCAACATCCTCAACAGCGGTCAGAGGTTTATCATTCTCAACATTGTTACTTGATGAGTTTGCTTTCGTGGATCAGAATATGCAGAAGAGTTTTATGAGTGCTGTGATTCCTACAATATCTTCAGGAAAGAAATCAAAGGTTATTATACTTTCAACTCCAAACGGACAAGAAATGTTTTATGATCTATGGATTAATGCTGTTCGAGGAGAAAATAATTATTATCCAATCAAGATTCTTTGGACAGAAGTTCCGGGAAGGGATGAAGATTGGAAGAAGAGAACAATAAAATCTCTTCCATATGGTGAAATTCAATTCATGCAGGAGTTTGATTGTCGTTTTGTTGGAGCAAACAACACGATGGTTGATCAAGATATTTTAGAAAAGATGAAGTTTATGCCTCCAATTGATTATAAGTGGAATGGTGTGATGAAAATTTGGGAGAATCCTGTAGATAATGCTAAGTATGTTCTTGGTGTTGATGTTGCAGCAGGTGGTGGAAAACAGGAGTCAAACTATTCAGTGATTCAGGTTCTAAAAATTAAAAGTCGTCTTGATATAGAACAGGTAGCAGTATACAGAAGTAATACAATATCTCCTTATGATTTTGCAAAGGTTATTATAGATGTTTCAAATTTTTATAATATGGCTCCTGCAATGATTGAAAATAACGCAGATGTTGGAGGAATAGTTTTGACAATGCTTTGGATCGAATATGAGTGGGAAGGAATCATTACCTATCAACCTATTGGTATTGATGGTAAAAGATACAACAAGGGAGGATTGGGAGTTCGTTCGGGACCAATGACAAAGGCAGAAGCAAACACACTCCTCAAGAGATATATCGAAAAGGGATGGTTAAAGATTTATGATAAAGACACAATTACAGAACTTTCACAGTATGAGGAGGTTGGAATAGGAAGATACGCAGCAAAAGGATCAAAAAGGAATGCATTTGATGATTGTGTTACTTCTCTCAATTGGGGATTATTTTATACTAAGACAAATGAATATCTTGATGATTTTGATGAGGATTCTGTGTTTGATGAAAATATTGAAAAGAAAGATAAAGAAGAAGACGAGAATTATAATGATGCTGTTTTCTTTGACTATTAAGAGGAGTTCCAGTTTTAATCTTCAAAATAGAACTCCCCACAGGCCTTGTGCTTCGAGATAGATAGAACTCCAGCCATAGAGTCATTGAAACACTCTTCCGAGCAATAACGGGTAGCACAGGCACTATCCCCGTAAGTATGAAACTCAGCAGGAACAATAACTTCTCTTTCACATCCAACACATTTAAAGGTCTTCGCCGCCATATTGAATCTCCTAAAAGTTGGTTAAATTATCATTGTTATTTTAAATATATATCATGCCGGGAAAGAATGCAAGAAGAATTATAAATAGTTTGAAAAATGGTTTAGTTGTAAATTTCAATTTTTAAATTGTTAAGATTATAAATACTTTTAGGAAGATTTGAAAATTTTTGAAGGAGATAAATAGATGGCACAGAAAATGTCAACACCCGGAGTTCAGAGACAAGAAATAGATCAATCAAATATACTTCAACCTGCCGGAACATCCGTTGGTGGAGTAGTTGTTCGTTCAATTCGAGGACCGATTAATAGCCCAGTTCTTGTGACTTCGGATCAAGATTTGGTTAATACTTTTGGAAATCCAGTTTATACAAGTGGTGCTTCTGGTAATCCTGATGTCCCTGAGTATGGATATGGAATGTACGCAGCGTTGCAGTTTTTGAATGAGTCAAATAATCTTTATGTTGCAAGAGCCTGTGATCCAAGTGACAAGTATGCTGCATTATATGTAAATATGTCTGGATATGATTTCTTGAGTGCTACTACACTATCTGCTTGTACAACTTCTGGAATTCCATCAACTCCTTTTATTTTAGGAGGACAGTTTGATACTCCAGATAATATTTCTTCTATCGAGACAAGCGCGGCAGTTCCTCCGGGTGACTTTTGTATTGCTGCTTTATATCCGGGACTTGATGGAAATAATATTGCAGTTTCTATTCAGACAGCGACAAGTGCTTCTGATTGGTTATATAAGTATGATGATACTACTATTTCAGCAGGTGCTCCACTTTCTGCATATACTCTTGCTACTTCAGCACTTCCTATTGCAGCAAAGGTTATGAGGATTGATGTTTATCTAAAACAACAGTCACAGAACTGGTCAACTATTTCAGCAAATATTTCTGGTTTACAAGCTACTTCAGCAACTACCAGTGCTACAGATTTAACAAGTCTTTTACAACCAGTTGAAACCTTTTATGGAACCCTTGGAGATCAACTTGATGTTAATGGAAATCAATTAAATATTACAACAGTTATAAATGGTGTTTCAAATTGGATTTATATTAAGAATAATGGTGCTATAAATACATGTCCTACCTCTGGTCTTGTTGACTCTGTTCCTAATCTAAGAGCATTCAACTTGATTCCTCTTAGTGGTGGTTCTTTGTCTACAAGCGGAACTGGTATGGGAAATGACGTTACAAACGCTTGGAATATTTTTGCAAGTCGTTCCAAACTTCCGGGAGTGAATATTCTTATCAATGCTGATTGGAATACTCAAGTAAAACAACAGGTTGGTGGAATTGCAACAAAGAGAATGGATTGTATTGCAACTGGACAGACAGGAACAAATCAATCTAATCACAACACTGCTCAATTAATTTGGCAGGATGAACAATATGGTTATACTAATCCTTCCTATATGGCATTGTATGCTGGTTTTGATAAGGTAAGAGATACTTTCAATAGTAAATGGTTGTGGTTGCCGAAGGCTGCTTTTGGTGCTGCTATCATGGCAAGAACAGATAATGTTGCTAATACTTGGGATGCTCCTGCTGGAACTACTCGCGGTATTATTTCAAGTTATGCTCAGAAGTTTACTCTTGATAAGGCAGATATTGGATATTTGTATGACAGAAACATCAACACAAGTCTTGTTGTTCCGGGAGTTGGTTCTGTTATGTGGGGTCAAAAGACTGCTCAGTTGAAGGCCACCGCTCTTGATAGAATTAATGTTCGAAGACTTTTGATTTATCTTGAGAATAGTATTGAACCGATGCTTCAGGATTTCTTGTTTGAACTTAACACTTCCAGAACTCAACAGAGAATTTCGAGTTTGGTGTCAAGTTTCCTTGGTGATGTTACTGCTGGAGGAGGATTGACAGGTTATAAGGTTGTTTGTGATGCCTCAAATAATACTCCTGATGTTGTGAATAATAATCAGTTGATGGTAGATATCTATGTTCAACCAACTAAGGTTATTGAGTTTATTACCCTGAAAACCATCATTGAACAAAGTGGTGTTAGTATTGTTGAACTTGTATAACGAAAAGGAATATTAAAATGAGAGATAAGAAATATATTGAAAATGAGATTAATGATTGTAAAGAAAAGATTGCAAGTAAGAAAGTTTTAGAATCAGCTAAAAAGTTTTATAGAGTAAAATTGAAAAAAGCTGAAAAAGAGTTGAAAGAGTTTGAAGCAAAACAGAAGACTAAGAATGAAGGTTATCTTATCGCTGGTAGATTTTTATTTGAGAATTATGGTGAAGAACATGAAGGTTATGGTGTTGATAATGATCCAGACGATCCTTTTTTTGATGATGAAGACGAATCAACAGATGAAACTTCTGGACATGTCTTTAAGTTTGAAGCTAAAGGAACTTCTGGAAAACAGGAAGTATCTGTAAATCCATATCCCGGTGGTGATCTCGAACTTAGACTCTATAAACCAGAAGGTGAAAAGGGAAACAATCATTGCAGGATTATGATTCCAAAAGAAAAAGTTGAAGAATTTATTAATTTCTTTAATAAGCAAGTTCAAAAGTAATTTAAGAAATTTACAAAGAGTTTAAAAGGAGTTTAAAAGATATGACAAATAATTTTACAATAGAAGGTCGTGCTGCTTCTGTAATGCAAGATATTCAGAGACAGTTTATGTTTGAGATAAGTTTTCCAAACGTAGCAAATCTTATTGCAGATAAAACTATCTCAACTGATTTGGTTGAGGAGTTGACAGTTAGAGCAAGAAGTATTCAGATTCCAGAGAGAGGAATAGAGCAGATTTCTAGCTTCTTTGGTGGAATGCATCAGATTTTTCCGGGCAAACCAACATTTTCAAATACGTTTTCAATTAACTTTGAGGAATCAGAGAATCAAAATGCATATCGTATTTTTTATAATTGGCTTCAATCAATATTTGATATTACTAAGGGATATAGTAACATGATTGGTAAGCGTCCCGGAAATACTCCTCTAGGATATGTAACAGATGCAGTTCTTCAATTAAAGAAATATGATGGAACCTTTGAAAAGAAAATAATTCTTTTTAAGAACTGTTTTATTCAAAATGTTGCGGCAGTAGATTTAGATTATACAGGAGGAAATGATAGTGTTAAATATAATGCAACCTTCGCCTTTGATTGGTTTTATTTACTTGATAATATCGGCGACCCTATTGTAACATTATAAATTAGTATAAGAGATAGGCTGATCCCCGAAAAGGACGTTACCTCCGAGAGCGTCCTTTCTCTTTGAATCTAAACTCTCGGCAACATACGGAGGATGTAAATATGTGTAATTATTGCATTAATTTAAAAGATAAAATCAAAGAATAAGTTCAAAAAATTAGAGAAAATATATTTTGAAAAACAGACAGGTTTCTACAGAACTTGTTAGAGATTTTGTTATATTTAGAGGTGGAAAATTATCAAAGAATTGGCAATATAATAATTTTATAAATACTTCTAAAGGTGTTACTTCTAAAGATTTAGTACAAGATTTTAAAAAGGATTTTCAAGATGCCGCTTAGTTTCAATAGTGCTTTTTCAAGTGTTAAGGGGTTGGTAGGTCAAAATTTAACATTGGAGAGTCGCCAAGGACTTTCCGTCCGTTATGCTGATCCTCAACGGAATTGGACATTTGAAGTTATTATTGCTAACGATTTTATAAAGAACGTTCAAAAGTATTCTTCAAATTATTTAGGAGGATTAAATTTACAAACTTTAGGAGGTAATACTGATAAGGTTTTAATAGATGAGGATTTGATAATTAAATGTCGTTCTGCTTCTATACCTTCTAAAGTTATGAGTGATATATCAACATCATTCTATGGTCAAACTAGAAAACTTCCCGGTAGAGCAGAATTCTCAAATGTATTAAATATTTTATATGAAGAAACTGAGAGACAAACAATCAAGAAGTTTATGGATGATTGGATGAATATTATTTCAAACTCACAATTTAGAAATCAAGCAGCATTCTCCGGGACTTCTGTTGTCGATAAAAGTCAGTATATGACAAGTATTACACTTATGATGTATGCCTATAATGGAATTCAGTTAGATAAATCAATAGTATTTTATAATTGTTGGCCGAAAGAGGTTCAGGAAGTTGGTGTGAGTTATATTGATGGTGGAGATTTGATAAAGTATAACATAGGATTTAGTTATGATTTTTGGGAATTGGTTCCAAATACTTTTACAGATCTTGCTAACACAGTGGTTTCAAATGTTGTGAATGCAGGAGCAAGTTTCATTGAACAAAAAGCAACAAAGATAAAGTGGTAATAGAACCAGAATATTCAACAGATATCAGAAAGTTTCATAATGAATTTTAAAAACTTTTATAAATTACAGGAAGAGATTCGAGTAAACTTTCCAAATATATTTCAACATGGGGATTATGGAGATTTTGAAAATGTTCCAATGGCTTTGAATCCTTCAGAAGATGAGTTTATAAGAATTGCAAAGAGTGAATATTCAACATTTCATTTTGGAGATAATTGGTTTGGTGGTGTAAGAATGTTTCCTATGGATATGCAAACAGATGATCCTAATATGTTGATTTGGCCCGGAGGAGTATTTCATAACTCAGTTCGAAATTTTTTAAAAACAGCAGAAGGAAACAGGTTGGGTTTAGGAGAACCATATTTCAAAGTTAGTTTACAATGGAATTCAAGGTATCCTAAGAGTTTACAAGACGAGGGAGCATTTTATTATGAAGGCCTTGATGATGAAATAAAAGAGAAACTTATTTATGTAATAAACAAACTTCCGATAAACATTTCATCAATTAAGTATATAGACTATGAGAAGAGAATGTATGATACAAAGAATTATTTAGGAAAAAATCCTTCAAAATATAAAACAAAGAAGGTAGATATTGATATTTCAGAACCAGAATATGCAACAATGATTAGAAAATATCACACGATGGAAGAGCAAAGAAAATTACTAAAGAAACATGGTAAAATAAATGAGTCTATTTAATACAACAAAGAATTTTGTAAAATCAAAGGTTAATGGTATTGTGGGTAAAGTAGGTGGAGGAAAATCACAAAGAAACTTACCAAACTCTTTAATTATTGATAGTAATTTAAAAGGTTTCTTTGGAAATTCTAAAACAGTTCAAAAGACTTGGACATATCTTTTGAGTTTTGAAGGTCTTCCTGATTCTGTAAATAATACAATTCTTCCCTACCATATTATCAAATGTACTTTGCCTATGAATAATGGTTGGAAAGTAGAACAGATAAAACTTGGACCCTATGCATATGGTGTTCCTGTGATGGATTTTAATGGATATAATATCAATATAACACTTGAGGAAGATGATCAAGGTACAATAGCATATCTCATAGAGAATCTACAAGAACTGATAATGGATAATGATAACCCGTTTTATAATGGTAACTATGCAAGTCAGACACAAAACAGAATAAGCAGTATCAACGTGGATATATATGATGATTTTGGAGATAGAGTTTTAGGAGTTTCATATAAAGATGCATTCTATGTAGATTCAACTCCTATTCAATTAGATTATGATTCGAAAGATACATTGAGATATGATATCACTTTTCATAGTTCTTTTATTGAAAAAACCTTTGATAAGTTTGATTCGTAAGATTTATAAATACTTTCTGAAGATGAATAAGAGGATAATAAAGTATGACTAATTTCAAACAATACTATAGAGAACAAGAGATGTTGCAGGAGTTTAATGGTTCCGGCGTTGATTATATTGCTAAACAGGCTGGTAAAGCAACCTCATTTGTTTCTGGTATTGCAGGTAAGGCTATCAAAGGGGTTTTGAAGATGATTAATCCTTTTGATTTTTTTATTAAGAATGCAAAACGGGTTTATGATCAGATTAAGAATAAAATTGATAATCTTGTAGCACTTGCAGAGAAAGTTTATCCATACGATAAAATAATTTACGCAGCGATGAAAAAGGATAAACAAGGGTTTTCTGATTATATGTCTCAGTGGATTAGCACTAAAGCACTTGAGAAATCAACCTCTATAGATAACAATAGTTTTCATGTAGATAAATACTACTCTCCCGGATTTGATATTTGTGTCAGGGTATTTGGTGCTGTTTTGGGAAATGCTGAAAAAAATCAGGATGTATACGGAACAAAAACTAAGATAACAGTTTCTTTTAAAACTCTTGATGATGCTTATCAATTTTCTAAAGTAAGAATTCCAAAGATGAATGGTCCTAAAGAAGCTTTGGAATATTTTGAAGGTAATGCTTTGAAAGATGCTTCTCAATTAGGTCATTGGATTAAAACAGCAACACTTTTTTGTTCGTGGAAAAATCGTTTAGAAGGTGGTGATGTTGAGGGAGCAGATTCTTTGATTGTTGATACGGTTTTAAAAGAAATGAATGGACATTCTTTAGATGAAATTAACACAAAATTTTTAGAATTACTTTCTAAGGGAATAGAACCTAACGCAGAAAATATAAAAAATTCTATGGGAGTTAGTAATGAAGATTTTTTTGGTTATGTAAAAGAAAAATTTGATAATGGAACATCAATTATAGGTAAGGTTTCTATTAAATTTGATGAATCGGATACTGCTAATTTTCTAACTGCTTATAAAAACACACAAGGTCAAAATCCCGGAAGAAACTATGAACTTGTAGCAGACGAATATATTACTTTTAAATATCTTATGCAAAAAACTCGTTCAACACAATCTATTGGAAATTTAATTACAAAAGATCATTCAAATTTTATGAATATGTTTAGAGGAAATTTACGAGATAAAAATATGATTTCTTTATATGAAAAGATAAACACTAAACCAGATATTAGAAAAACAGTTTGGGATAATTATTTAAAATTATTTAGTGATGGTGTAGAGGTTAATGGAAGATTAGTTAAAATGAATAAACAATTGATTGATAATATTGATGAATTATTTAAAGTTATTACATCAAATGCTATAAATCAAAATACTACAAATCAAACACAGGTTAAATAAGATGAATTTTAAAAACTTTTATATTTTACAAGAAGAATTATCTTCGAAAAATTTTAAAACTGTTTGGCCTATAGAACAAGAAACTTTTAAATATGTTTGGGAATATTTTAAAAAGATTAAAAATAAACCAAATGGGATGATATTTAAAAATAAAAATAATGAAGATTTTAAAGTTCAGATTGTAAATATTATTTATAATAAAGAACCTCAATTTAAAGATAATGCTCATGTTTTTATTACTCATAATGGATGGGATAAGGCCGAAGAAATAGTTGATGTTGAATTTGTTGGTGGTGGGAAACTACATTTGATTAAATTATTAGATTCTAAAGCAAATAGAAATTATTACTTTATGGCAGCAGATAATGATTTTGAATCTAAAACTCATATTAATATGTATACTCTATTACAGCATTTAGGAGTGAAGAAAACAAACTTTGACCAAAGAACAGCCGAACGAACAGCACAGAAACAAGCAGTTAAAAATGCAACACAACCTCAACCACAGGAAAAGAAATATTTTAATGTTGATGAGGTTCAGGATAAGTATGGTTATTTTAATATTGATGAAGCAGATTATGAAACCTTAGTAAGTGATTTTGGAAGAATTGATAGAAAACATTCTAAACCATATGAGTTTGAATGTGAAATAGGTCATGGATACAAATATAAAGTAAAGGGTGATGATGAAGAGGGTAGGATTTATCTCTTTCTATTTAACAAAGATATTGCAAAAAAATATGGTCCGGGTGGTAAATTGGTATTTGAACATCCTGAAAGTTTTGATGTTGCTAAAGAAAATGGAATGATGTATAATTTGATAGGTATACACACAGGACATAAGAAAAGAGGATTATCTCAAATGTCTCAATTGATGTGGTTGGATAAGTCTCCTCAAGAACTTACTGAAAAAGACTTCAAAGAGTTGGCATTATAAATAGTTATGTAGTTTAACAACGTAGTTTAACAATCCTACTAAATTCGTGGGGAAACGGAGAATCGTATGGAAGAGAATGTGCAGAAAGATTTTGAAGATGCTTGTTGTGCTTTTGAACTTGATAAGATGAAACTTGAACTTGAGGAAAAAACAGTTCAAAGTCATATGAATGAAACAGTTCTGAAGCAGGAAAATTTGAGAAGAGCAATTGAGTGTGCATCTACATCTATCAACAAGTTAGATAATGATGGAAAAATTTCAAATGCTTTAAAACCAATAATTTTAAAAGCTTCTGAATTGCTTTTAAAAGAAATTGAAAATCAGTAAATTTTAAACCTCAGCAAATTATCGGCAATGATTTAAAAAGTTGCCGATAATTTAAAACAAAATTTTAAATATTTTGAAAGAGTATTGAATAGGAGGATAATTATGGTTTGCTGTTGTCAAATGGTCGGAACAGATGTTTGTAAAACATGTATGAATAATCAATTTAAAGAATCAAATATTAGTACAACACCAATAGAATATAATTCAGATAAAGATTTTAATAAAAATATTTTCAAAGGAGAATTCAATGCCTAAGTTTGTAGATGATACAACTGTTTCATCCAATCAACCAACTTCTGTAGAGCAACCTGTAGTAGTGCAGACGACAGATCCTAATTTTTATGAGATTAATGGTTTGCCGAGTAGAGGACAATTTTATCCTGAAGAAACTAAGATTTTTGGTCGTCCTATGAAGATTTTAGAATTGAAACAACTTTGTAATATCAATTCTGAAAATGCTGACAATATTATAAATTCAGTTTTGAAAAGAGTTATAAAGGGGATTGATATTGATAGTGTAATGAGCGCAGACAAACTTTTCCTTATTTTTTGGGAGCGAGCGAACACCTACCCCAATTCAGGATACACACTTAAAGGAAAATGTAGTTTGTGTGATAAGGAATTTTCGTATGACCTTTTTATTGACAAACTTGATATTAAATATCTTGATGAGAGTTTTACTACAGATAAACTTACGGTTAAACTTCCTAATAGTGGTGATGTTATCAGGTTTGAATATCCAAGGGTAAGAGATGAAAGAACAGCAGAAAATTTTAAAAATTCAACAAAGGTTATGAAAGATGCTGATTCTGATGTTATTTCACAAGCAGTTCTTATTCAAACAATAAACGACAAAGAGATGAATATTTTGGAAAAGTATTCTTATATTGCAAACATGATTCCATATGACTATGCTTTCTTTGTTTCATATATTGAACATTATTCTTTCGGCATTCGTCCTGTGGTTATTGCTCAGTGTTCTGAATGTGGAGGTGAACAGCCTATGGCAATCACGTTTCTTGGATCACCAGACTTCTTTATTCCCACAGTTGAATTTGCAAGATCTAATTGAGATGCAGTTTCAAATGGGTTATAATTTTCATTGTAACCCTACAAGTTTTGAAAATTGTGACTTTTTTGAATTTCAACTTCTCTTTAAACGTTTAGGGGAGCAGAAAGCAGCAGAGCAAAAAGCAAAACAGGATGGACAAGGTGGTATGAATCTTGAAAGTCTTTTCGGAGTTGGAAAGTAGGATTATAAATACTTGTAAAGATTTTCATAAGGTAATAAACAATGGCTGGTGAACAAGATTTAAAATCTCTTTCTAATGATATTCAGAAACTTTCGAAGGAACTTTCTCAACTAAATTCTAATTTTTCAGGATTGGTAAAGAGTCTTCCGAAAGATACAATGAAAACTGTTGCCAAATCTCCTACTGGAATGCTCAACGGAACCAAAGACTATACTCGTTCTGAAGACTTTACAAAGAAGTATCAAAAAGAATCTCTCATTCAATTAAAAGATTTAGTCAAGACTTCCAAAGACATGTTGAAAAATATGCTCAAAGGTACAACAATGGGTCTTGGAAAACTATTACTTTTGGGAGGGTTATTAGGTTTCCTTCTGACAGGTAAGGGTGAATTTCTCAACAGTATGGTAAAGGCATTCGATAAAATGTTCCTTCTTCCAGTTGCAAAGTTATTTGATAAGTTTATCATGGGAGCCGCTAAGAGTGTTCCAAAGTTTGCAAAGGAATTTGAAAAGATATTTCCAAATATTGCCAAGGGATTTTCTAAACAATTTGAAAAGATTGGTTCTAAACTTTTGGATGCTGGTTCAAAGTTTGGAAAGTTTGGAAAGACTTTTGAAAAGTTTGGTTCAAAGTTTTATGATATAGGTGGTAAATTAGAAAAAGTTGGTAATAAAGGACTTGTCAAAGGTGGAGAAGAGGCATTAAAAGTAGGTGAAAAATCAGGTATAAAAGGAATTTCAAAGTTAGTTGGTAAAGGTGGAGAAGAGGCATTAAAAGTAGGTGAAAAATCAGGTATAAAAGGAATTTCAAAGTTAGTTGGTAAAGGTGGTTTAAAAGCACTTCAGAAGGTTCCTTTCTTATCACTTATCTTAGGTCCAGCATTAGGATTATATTTTGCATATGATAGAGCAAAGAAGGGTGATTGGATAGGAGCATTTGGTGAACTTGCTTCTGGAACTCTTTCGATGATTCCGGGTGTAGGTATTCCCCTCTCGTTGGCTATGGATGCTTTCTTGATGTTACGAGATGCAAAGATTATCAAACCAGATGCTGCTATCAAAGGTGCTGTTAAAGGTGTTGGTAAAGGTATTATGAATGTTGGTAAAGGTCTTGTGCATGGGATAGAAGGTCTTGCTAAAATTCCTTTCATTGGTCCTATCTTTCAACCACTTGCATCTATCTTCACAGCAATTTCAGAGTTTAAAGCAGGTAAACCATTAAAAGCATTTGGAAGTCTTGCTTATGGTGTCGCAAGTTGCGTTCCCTTCCTTGGTCCGTTGATGGTTAATACAGTTGATATTTTCAATTTATTGAATAAGATTCCAGCAGTTAATAATCTATCAAATGGTGCTGCTTCATTTGGAAAGAAGACTTTAAAAGGTTTTGGAAATGGTTTGAAAGATTCTATTATGAAACCTATAAATTCCATTAAAGATGCTTTTAAAAAGTTTTCAAGTGGAGATATCTTAGGTGGGTTGTTGGATTTAGGAAAATTTGGTCTACAAGATAATCCTATATTTGCAATGATTACTATTGTTAAGGATATTATGAAATCTATTGGAGGAAACACTTCAGTAGGTAGTTCTTCCGGTAGCAACCATTCAGCAACGTCTTCTGGTTCTCCATCTCCAGTTGGTATTGGTAAGGGAGTTGGTGATGTTCCAATTGATATGGGTAATAAATCACCAGTGTCAAAAGTTAAAAATTTTGTAAAGAAGTCCTTTTCAAGTGGTGTAAATGTTTTGAAATCTGCTTCTGGAAGTGTTGGAACATTTTTGAAAAATGCATTCCGGTTAGCAAGTCCTGATGTTGATGTGAAAGATTTACAACCAAGTCTTATGAATAATTTACAAGGATTGGCAAAAGATTATTTTGATGCTACGGGCAAACCACTACAAATCAATAGTGGATATAGAGATATAGGAAAACAACAGGCTCTTTATGAAAAATCTATCCGTGAAGGTAAACTTGGAATGGTTGCAAAGCCCGGACATAGTATGCATAATTTTGGAAAGGCAATTGATGTTCAAGATGGTGATTACCTTGAGAATAGTGGTTTGCTTGATAAATGGGGAATGTGGAGGCCGTTGAAACTTGGTGGATCTTTTTCTACTCCTTCAACAGCAGAAAGTTGGCATATTGAACAGAAGGGTAGTCGTTCTAATATTTCTCATGCTTCATCTCCATCTCCTATGACAACTCCGACTTCATCTCCATCTCCTATGACAACTCCGAGTATTGGTTCAGGTATAGGTGATGCTGCTATAGATATTATTAACAAGGATGCTATCAATAAAGAAGATTATATGAATACTATTTCAAAATTGAAACCCGGAGCAATAGATGGAGATTCTATAAAAGATTTAATAAGAGTTACAAAAGAAAATGGTGATTTAATTCAGAAAGCTATATTAGGTATAAAGATGAAAAATTCTTCAACAGTTTCAATTTCGAACGCAGGTTAATCATGGCACCAATTCCAAGAACACTTTTCTCAGCGGTAACGTTTGCTAATACTATTGATCCAGATAAAGGAGGTCAATATGGTATTCATATAAAATGTAATCCTACTGGTAAAAAAGAACTTCATAACACTTCTGATATTTACGGTATCTTGAATGATAATATTAGTTTTAATGTTACAGCGACTTGGGATGTTATAGGATTAGATAATCTCATAACTTCTGTTGTGGGAAGTAATCCTATTCTTGAAGGAATAAACGGAGTAATAAATGTTGGAAATGAACTTGGTGGAAGAAGTTTTGAAAATACAGGACTCTTTACAAGACTGTTTTATAAAAATTCTGGTTACTTAGAAATTATGCCGAAGATGAGAGTATTTGATTTCAATAATAATGGACTACCACTTCAAGCGGCAATGATTTTCGCTTCCCTTTGTATTCCTAAACAAGCAGATTCATTGTTTACTATTAATATGACAAAAGAACAAATAGACAATGCAGGAAGTAGAGTTGGAGGAACAGCAAGAGATCTTCTTACTCCACTGATAGGTGAGAAAAACGCAGCAACAGCAGGATATGGACTTAATAATCTCACAACAGGGGCAGCAAACGGAATAAATGGAACAACAATTAATTGGTCAAACTCTCCAGATACTATTGATGTTGAAATTGGAAATTGGTTGACTCTTACTGATATGGTGTTAATTAATGTAACTACAAATTTTTCATATGAAATGACAGCAGCGGGACCACTTTATGCAGACTTCCAATTATCTTTAAAATCAAGAGAGGCTTTGATGTTAGATAAAAATGGAGAACTTTCACAGGCAAGAATAAACGGTGGTATGAATGTAGGGAATAGAGTTTCTTTCAGTTCTACAAATGGATTTCAAGGAGTAGGTGACGGAACATACTCAGGAACTTTTAATAAACTTCCCCCACCTTCTCCGGTTAAGAATGATAGTTTAGAAGTTGCACCAAAAGCACCATCAACCCCTGCTTCTCCAGCTACAAAATCAAATCCTATGTCGTCTGCTATTAGTTTTGGTTCTGGTTATGGTGCAATGGGTAATACTAATGGTCCTGTAAAAGTAAAATTAGTAGATGGAAAGTGGGTACAAAGATAATGGCACGTTTCGACCGAACAAACTTTTACTTTTCAAATCTGATTGATAATTCTTTAGAACTAGACATTTTGAATAATTTTTACAATCTTTCTTTTCAAATCAAAAGACCATTATCATATTATCAGATTCGAGAACAGGATTTAGGAAGACCAGATTTATTGAGTTATAAACTTTACGGTGATACAAGTCTCTGGTGGATTATATTTAAATATAACAATATAGATGATGTATGGAATGATATGGAGATAGGTCAGATAATTGCAGTTCCGGATAGACAGGATATTGAAGATTTTTATATATCGAGTAGAGGATTACAAAATTAACGAAGTTTTATTAAAAAAGACTTGATAAGGTTTTAAATTTCCTTATCAAGTCTTTTGAAAGTGGTTAAAGTTATACTTTCGCTGCAACCGGGATATGAACAATTTTGGGTTTGCGTTTTGCAGTTTCTTTCGCGGCGATATGTTGTTTGGAGTATTTGCCGGAATGAACATAACTCCTCTTGATACCGAACTGCTGAGGAACGAACGGAGTCTCACGACCACGTTCATGTTGCCAACGGAGAAAATCAAGTGCTTCCTGCAATTCACCGATACTGATTTTGGTGGTGTCAAACTTTGTACGGGCCATAAAGACCTCCTGTGAAAGATTGATAATATTTTAGAAGCATTTAAAACTATTGCAAGACCTATGCCAATCATTTCAAATTTTATAAATAGTTCATAATAGTTTAATAAACAGGATAAATTTGATATGTCACAAACACCAACAGGCCAAACACCGATAGATCTTACCGGAAATGAGAACTATTTCCTCAAATTAAGAATCGGAAACGCTGATATTTCACCTTCTGCGGTCAGTTTGATAGTGATTCGTGAGTGGATTTTTGACATTTTTCCTAGAATTGAACTGACAATTACAGATGATGGAACCCTTTTTGAGGTGTTTAATCTTAAAGATGAGACAGAAATTTTTATAGAGATTGGAAAAAATAGGGACGATAAACATATAATCTCCAAATTTTTACTGGATAATTATACGGTTGATGTTCTTGCAGGTAATGGAGGGGTTATATTTACGATTAACGGCATCTTGAAGGCACCGACAGCGTTCTACCCTATCAAAACAAGATCCTTCTCCAAACAACCTTCTAGGTCGGTTTTATCACAAATTGGAACAGAGTTGGGATTGAAAGTGCAACAAACCCAAAATTTGAGCACTCAGGACGCTATGAAATGGCTTCAAATCAATTCTACAAATTTTGATATGATTCAACATGTTTTAGATCGTTCGAACATTAAAGATGATATTTTGTTTTCCTATGCAGATGTGTATGGAAATTTCAACATAACCAGTTTTTTAAACAAAGCAAATCAATCAGATTCAAAGACAGCACAATATAGTGTTAAAAATGGAACAGCGGATGTCTTTCAAAATCAAGCAGATGCAAATATTCTTTGGTATGTTGGTTATAAAGTGGAGAATATTCAGGGATATTATAACAAAAAGATAGGTTATGGTATGCAGGAAATTCATTACAATCTTTCAAAAGGTTTTCAAAGGAGTCTTTTTAATACTTCTAAAAATCCTCTTGCGAAGAATATCAATCAGACGGCATCAGTTGTTGATTCATATAACGGTGGATATTTACCACTTGAATTATATCCAGATTATTATCAAAGTATGATTAATAATAAATATTTACAAGCAGTTAATATGAGTCAGAGAATGGTTCTTAGGATTAATTCAATAAGTGATGTTAGATTATTTGATAAAGTAAATGTAATGATTCCAAGTTTGATAAAAACAAATGAGATTCAGGAAATATATTCTGGTGATTGGTTGGTGTGTGGAATCATGTATAAGGCTTCGAAAGGTGGATTGTTTGAAAAAGAACTTTCACTACATAGAAATGGATATGGAGATTCAGATTTAGTAAAAGGATAATATGAGAAAAGATTTCAACAGAGATATTTCAGAACTTCAAAAAGAAATTTTGACAAGAGATTATAAAGATGATTATTCTTATGATTATCAGGGTATTGTAGTTGATAATAATGATCCTGAGAAGATAGGAAGATGTAAGGTCAGGGTATATAATCTATTCACTGATTCTATTCCAGATTCAGATTTACCTTGGAGTCTACCTGAAAATACTCTCTTTGATGGTTCCTTTGTTGTTCCTCCTATAGGTGCAATTGTTAATGTTAGATTTGATAGAGGAGATATTTATTGTCCCATCTATACAACAAAGGTAGTAGATAGAAATAACTTACCGAGTCAGAGACTTACAAACTATCCAGATACAATGGTTTTCTTTCAAACATCTAAGGGAGATTATTTCACAGTTGATAGAAGTGATGGATCAGTTGTTGTTAATTCTAAAAAGATTACTTTTAATGTTGGAACTGCAAAGGTTATAATTGATGGTAATGCAGGAACAGTTCAAATAGATGGAAAAATGAATATGGTAACACCAACAGGATCAGGTGGATTTTGTGCTTTACCTTTTTGTTTATTTACAGGAACTTCACATACAGGGGATATGGTAAGTTAAATGGCAATGGTTCCTGAAGATTTAAAAAATGCTTGGGTTAAAAATTTAAAATCAATTGATAATCCTAAAAATGCTTTGAAAGTTTTTTCTTCAACTTTGAAAGATTATCTTGAAAACAATATGATAATTACTTATAGTTGGGTCGGAATATCATCAATACCAACTACAGATCCAATAGTATCATTCACAGCAAAAATTTCATGGAATGATTTTAATATTATAAATCCAAAGTCTTTTATATTGTTTGGTTCATTGATTACTAATGAGTTATTAAAAGGAGAGATAAAACCAGTTGATTCATCATTCTCTCTTACATTGGGAAAATTAAAATTAGTAACACCTTTTATTTTAGTTAAGAGTTTTGCAACGACACAGGATATAGCAATGTTAAATTTAGCAACACAGATTATTATATATGTGAAGACTATGATTGATAACACAACTGTGCTTACCGGATCTCATGGTATATATATTTCTTCTCCGGGTGCAGTTATGTTGTCAATATTATAAATACTTTTAAAGGGTTCTAAATGTCTATAAATAATTTTCAAATAAATAACTATGCTTATGATATTTCATTCAATCTAATTTCTAAAGGTGAAGTTGTAAATGAAGGAGTTTTAAATCAATCTATTGAAAGTATTTTAGGAACAATGATTGGAGAAAGACTTTTTAATCTTTCCTTTGGAAGTCCTTTGATGTTGAGAGTTTTTGAAATAGGTGATACAAAGGCGGGTAATCAACTTATAGATGATATTGTAAAAGCAATCGAAATGTGGGATAATAGAGTTAGTGTAATTGAATCACAAGTAAGATTGAATATTAATAGTGATAATCATTCTGCATCTATCAGTATTCCATATATTATCAATGCTACTGGATTAAAGGGAAATTTTTACAAAATAATTATACAATAAGGAATTTATAAATGAATAATCTTTTAAAATATAATGATATATCATATAACGGTATAGTATCTCAAATTATTCAAACAATGAAGAATGATTCAAGATTTGTAAATATTAGGGAGTCTGATGTTGGAGTAATGATTAATGAAATTTTTGGTGGGGTTGCTGAATTCCTTATGCATTATATGGAACGGCGCACGGAAGAATCATGGTTGGATACTTCTAAACTAAGAGGTTCAGGTATTGTAAACGCTCGAAGTCTTGGATATTCTGTTCAAAGACCTATCCCTTCCTCTGCAAACATTTCAATTACATTATCAACAGATATTTTAAATATGATTCAAAATTCAAATACTATTTTACAAATTCCTCAATACACTCAATTTTCATATAGTAATTTTAATTATATTTTGAAAAACACAGTATCTTTGCTTATTACAGATGATATTCTTAATAGTGGAGAACCATATACTTTTACTACAGATGAGTTTGGAAAAGATATTACTTTGATTGAAGGATTGAAAAAGACTCAAACTATAAACGGTTCAACAAATCCTCTTTGTGGTCAGAAATTTCAGTCATATAGAATCAGTGATCCAACATTTAGTAATTGTTACGGGGAAAATGATTTTGATAATCCTATGACAAGAGTATGGGTTTGCACAGATCCCAACGAACAAAATTCAACAACAGAGTTTCAAATAGATTCAAGATCTCTTATTAATATTAAAACAATTCAGGCGTTGGCACAAAATCAAACAATCAATATGTGTGTGATTCGTTCGGCAATTGATGAGGGGGTTGAATTGCTTTTTGGTGATGCTAACTTTGCAAGTCTTGGTGCTAAGGTAAATAATGATATTGTTGCTGGTGGTGCTCAAACTTCTTATGATAATATTTATGTTCAGTATCTTTCTACAATAGGTTCAAAAGGAAATCAAACAGGATTGATAGGTGAGTTGGTTAATTTTAACGGAGCAAATTCTTCCATTCTCTTGAACAATAATACTACTGTCGATAGTAGTCTTTTAACATTTAATTTTATAACTAATCCTTCCGGTGGAGCGGATATGGAAAGTTTAGATTCTATCAAGATAAATGCTCCTGCAATATATTATTCTCTTGATCGAGTTGTTACAGCACAGGATTATCAAAATTATTTAAAAACTTTAACAACTCCAATAGTTATAAAAAATGCACTTGCTTGGGGAGAACAAGAAGAGATTAATAATCAAAATCTTCCATTTGATCCTAAGATGTTTAATATTGCATTATTTACTTGTTTAGGAAGTCTTTATCAAACAGATAATTCACCATACTCTCCGAAGGATGATTTATCTCAGGTTGTGTTGGATGCAGATTATGATATAAATAGTGTTCCTATGCAAAGTTATTTAAATATTTATGTTGCTCAAGACCAGATAGGACAGTTGAAAACTTATCAAACTTCTAGTGGTAATTGGAATATATTTGGAACTCCCTTAGCAAGTACATTTTATAATGATGTTTTAAGTTCAAATCCAACAAGCACTATAATGACTGTTAAAATTTGCTATACATCAGATAATAATCCTGATTTATCTGCATCTTATATTTTTAATCTTGATTGGTCGGATATAACTCTCCCTATAGATATGAATTCAATAACCTCTATGATTAATACTTCAATAGGGACAATAACAGACCAACGCGGTGGAAATAATTTATTAAATAGTAATTATGGAAATTCTGCTTTCACTGGTTTAAATTTTTATTATACATCAGCAAACAACACGTTTAATCTATCCTCCGATCCAAATAGTGTGTGTTATGTTAAAAGTCTTGTTGATGTTAATGGTGGTTTAATTAACAACATGCATCTTAGTGGATCTCCAACAAAAACTCTTTTCAATATAAATGGAAGTATATCTCAAAATATTCTTGATGTTGTTAATAGTCTTAATCAAAGATCTGAAATAACTGTTAATAATATTTACGTTAGTCCTATTATTCAAGATTTTAGTTTATCAGGAACAATTTATATAAATCCTTTATTTGATGTAGGAACCGTGAAGAATTCTATAACAAATTCTATTTATAAATTTTTAGACGATCAATCAGATTTTAATACTCCTATTTATTTAAGTAATATTATCAAACTGATTCAAAGTGTTAATGGTGTAAAATATTCTGATGTTAATTTTGTTCCAGATTATCCTATAAATCCTTTAACTTCTGCAACTGGTGGAAATTTTTATTATGATGATTTTGTAAATGGATTGTTAGCAGGGTGGGTTAATATCAATTGGCCTTCTTCATTATCATTATCAGGTTTACCATTTCTACTAAATAGTACGATGGCAGGAAATTATGGAATTTTAACAGAGAGAGATTTTTTCAATGTAATAAAAAAATATTTAGAAACTCAAAAATTAATTGGAAATCCTTTTTTGAAATCTAATAATTTTTTAAGAATAATAGGAGCACTTCATAAAGACTATACAAGATTTATCAGACAGAGTTTAATAAACACAAATGGAGATATAGGACAAAGTGTTTTTACAAACAATAAATACTTATATGGATATTCTATAGGAACTGAAATTCCAAGAGTAAGTTGTGATTTAAAGTTTCAATATAAAAATTAAAAAGGGAGTCTAAACAATGAGTAATATTTATACAGAATCTGGTGCAGTATCAAAAAATATAATTGAAAGAAATATGACCAAAGATGATATTATAAATAATCTTGGTCCTTGTCGAACATCTATTATGCTTGATGAACCAAAAATTTTGAGTGGTGATATAAAATATGATAAGTTTTCTTTTACAACAGATTCAAGTGATGGATATACAGGAATTTATAAATTTTTACAACCTGAAACTCTTATCAATATGGATCCTAATGATATTATAACTTTGGGTATATTGGCAACTAGAGATAATAAATCTAGTGTTATGAAGGGAAATGTTATAGTAAATCAAAATGGTGGTGGTGCTCGATGTGGAGCAGGAAGTTTTATGGGAACAACTGTTACTGATGGATCTGGTTATTTTTCCCCCATATTATTAGTAGATGACGATTTATATGATGTAGGTGGAAGCAGTGTTGGAAATGGAAATGTGATATTTCTATCTAGTGGATATGGAGATAACTACATTAATTTTGATATAGAAAATGATTCTGATGGTAATAGTGTTTTAAATTTATATAACGGATGTGGTTTTGCAGTTAATGTGCTTATACAAATGTCATTTTTAGGAGGTTCAAATGGTTAATATTATACAGACATGGGTTGGAGATCCAAATAAACTTTATCAAGAAGATATGACTAATTTTCAATCTAAAGTACCAAGTGGAGCAAATTATAAACTCATTACTAATTTGTCTGCTTATCCTGTTGGGTATGGTCCCGCACTTCAATCAGATTTACTTAGATTGGATTATTGTGGAAATTGTAGTGCAAACGAAATAAGAATTTATGCAGACTCTGATGTTGTTGTAGATAAAGGATTTTGGCTTCCTGAAGTTTTGGATGGAACTGTTTATGTTGACACAGAACCTAGTGGAAATTGTGGTGAAGTTATTATAACAACAGGACCAAATACTATTTTAAAAACTATCGCTGCAACATATACAAGTGCATCAAAACCCGGATGGATGCAAACAGAAATAAGAAATGCTATCAAAACAAATCTTATTAAAGTTATTCCAAAGGGATATTTTGTTCATCATAATTTGTCCTTTACAAAAAATTTAAAAAATAATAAATGGACTCATATATCAACATTAAATGCCAAGGTCGGAAAATTACCAAACGGAGATTTACAATTTATTAGAAAAACTCCAATTGAACAGAAAAAATAATGATCAATACTATCTTAATACCAATTCAGGGAAATTTTTCAGAGACTGATCTTTCAGGAATTACAATAAGAAATTCTAATGGAAGATTTTCTCTGAATTATTCTGTATTAGATTCACTAAGAGATGGAGATATTTATTCCGCATCATTTAAAGTGACATCTATTTTAATAGGAACATATACATTAGGTATTGATAATGGACTTTATATTTCAGCAACAGCAACATCAGCAGATTCAGAAATAACAATTGTTCAAAAGTTATTAGAAAATTTGTCAAGTCAACCATCTTTATCTGCGTGGTTTGATTCTTTTTCTATTGACGAGAATGATCCAACTATTTTAAATTTTGTAAATAAATTAAATCTTACAATAAATTTTCAAATGAGTTTTCCAACAACAGACAATCAATTTATTTTTGAAAATGATCTTGAGGGAGAACTTATTGAACTTGATAATTCTTATAACATTATTTCAAATGATTTTATAAATAGTTCTCAAGAGATTGAATCTTTTAAATGTTTAAAATATTTTAATAGGACTTATTTTACAATATTATCAAATGATATTCCAAATAGATATTCTCAAAATAGAAATCTAAGTCTTTTGAAATATCTTCCGAGCAACTATTTAGAAACAGATGTTGCAAGTTTTCTAAAGTTTTTTGAAGATTTTTTAAATAATATGTTTGATGGAGTTGATGGATATTCAAATGAAGGGTTTTCTGGTTTTACTAATGGTTATAATTTAGGTTCTTCTCAAAATGAAAGATATATGATTGAAGATGAACTAACAACAACTAAATTTTCTATTCTTGAAAAGATTTTTAGATTATCAGAAACACATGATCCAGATTTAATTGATATAGATTTCATTCAATACTTTGCAAAGAACTTAGGATATAGTTTAAATGTTTACAGAGATGATGTTGGAAGTGAACTTGGAAATTTCGGAACAACAGAAAATATTTTAAATCAAGGAGATATTAATAAGTATCTTAGATTTATGGTTTCTAATTTACCGATGTGGTATAAAATTAAAACAACAGAATCAGCAGTGCAGGTTATGCTTTATTCTTTCGGTCTTGTTGGTGATTTAATAAAATATTATACAGATATGAATTCTAATCAAAAATGGAGTTGGTATTTAGATTATTCAAAACAATTACAAGATGTTCCACAAAACTCATATTCAACTCCTCATTTTGCTTTGAAGATAGATATTGATTCATCTGTTGATATAGTTTCAGACATTACACGTAGAGCAGCAGTGATAAGAGCAATTGACTCAATCAGACCTATCAATTGTGTATTCAAACAACTTTCAGGATATATTGAAAGAAATTTAGGTTTTTATGTCAAAGGAATTATTCGATACAGAAGATATATGAGAATTGGAAATTATATCGAAAAAATAAAAAATGATACTATTGGGGTTATTTTACAAAATAATTTAACCGGCGAAGTTAATCAAATAGTTTAAAGAGTTTCATAAAGAGTTTCATAAAGAATTATAAATATTTGAGAAGAAGATTTTAAAGGAGTTTTAAACGTGGCAATAAATATCGTAATAACAAGTGCTGGATTAAACAAGATAAATGAATCATCACCTGAAGGTCCACTTATCAATATTAAATACTTTGTCCCTGTTTATGACTATAGACTCGATAAGGATGTTTGTACCGGGGTTGCTGTTAATACTTCAGCTTATTCAAGTCTATCAGGAGAAATATTTTCAAGAACACCAAATTGCCCTCCAAATTCATGTGAAATGATATGGAATCTTCCCGGTTATTTTAATGTTGATGATTCTTTTATTGTAAGTCAAAATAATAGAACTATTACTGATTCAGTTGGTATTGGTATTAATACATTTTTTAATGGAACAACTAATCTTCCTCTGAGTGATTATAATATTCTATCTGCTTCTGGACAACCACCAATGACACCTCCAACCTCAGCAGATACTTCATGGGGAAATCAAGGAGTTTCACATGATGGATTAGTTAGTTCAAATTTTTATGCTAATAATAATTCACTCGATGAATCTTTATTTTGGAAAGTTAATCAATTTTATCCTGTTATAGATGATATGGGAAAAACAAGAGGACGTTTTAAAATACATCTTAATTCTTCAAATGGAAATTTTAAATTTAATAGAATTGCTCTTTATGCAGTTGCTGTTTCTTCAAATGGAAATGAAATTGGTGATCCTGTCTATTTTGCTGATGCTTTTGTTTCAAATTATCCTATTGTTATTTCAGATGTTTCGGAGATTGGTTTCGATGATTTTGTTTGTGATATTGATTTAGAGTTTCAAACAAGTGCCGGAGATTTTAGTAACATTGTATATCAACCTTCCAGTGAATATTGGGACAGAACAGTAAACGGTCTTTATACTGATACTGCCGTTGGTGTTGGTGCTCTAGCTGGTGGTAATGATCTTCTCGCAGCTCTTCACCTTCGTCCGTTAGATGGTTCAATTTCATTAAATAATCTAACCTCTGCTGATACATTGAGATTAGATACTTCAGGCTCGCTCGGTAATGATAATTTTCAAACTATGAATGTTGGAAGCGATGGAACTCTATATATCTCACAAAACGCTTCAGGAGCCTCTACAGCCTATCTTCAAGTGGGGAATGATGGTATAACTATCCTGAGTGGTGGACTGAATACAAACGTTATTGGAAACAATGGTGGTGTAGATGGTAATGGTGAAATAATTCTAAACTCTACAATTGTTCCAGATAGTGCTATGAGATCATTAGGAACTTCAGATAAACCATTTCAAAACATATATAACTCATCTCTCAACGTAGATTATATAACCTCTGCTAGTGGTGGTGAAATCACTCTTGAAACTACTATAGTGCCGGGAAGTAATGAAATAGATTTAGGAAGTAATTTAAGTCAATTTAATGATATTTATCTGAGCGGAGATATTCTTCCAAAAAATGGAGTTTCAAATCTTGGAACTTTTCCCGGACCATCTTTTGCAAGTGTTCATGCTGTCACAGGAGATTTTAATATTTTAACTACAGAAAGCCCGTTTATTAGTATTGCTAAATCACTTGTTCCTGTATCAGACAATTCATTTGATTTAGGAACTACAAGCAAACACTATGGAAATCTATATGTAAATTATATACATGGTTCTACAGATGGATTTTTAAAAATATCAGATACTTTGATTCCAGATCAGGGTCTTATGAACGATTTGGATATAGGACAATCAACTGGTAAAACGTTTAAAAATCTATATCTTGATAATGGTGGAGTAAATATATGGAATGGTAGTTATTATGGAGAGGATGCTGTAATTAATGGAACCTTGAGCGCGAATGGAAACACAACTTTAAATAATTTGAGTGCAACAAGTGTGAGCGCGACAGGACATTACTTTGAAAATGGTAATACAAATTATATTGGACAATGGGTTAATTTAAGTTCTGGAGTTACACTTACTAATGGGTTTAGTTTTACTGGAGGATTTTTAAGAGCAACAAAAATAGGTAAAACTGTTATAATGTATGGAAAAATAATTTGTCCGGGATCACCTTCAGGATCATTTTTAACTATTTCTTTATCGGCAAATTCTTTATTTACATCATTATATGCTCCATCTTCAATATTTTATCAAGCACAATCATGGCTTCCTTTTTATTTATATAATGGTAATGGTTCTGGTCCAGCAACATTTACATTAAGTCATAAAATTTATTGGGGAACAACATCATATCTTGTAATTAACTATCCAACAGGAATTTCAAATGGAGATTTTTTAAATTTTACATTAACTTATGAAACAGATTAAAAATAACTTGTATTTGAAAATGTTATAAATATGTTTGTTTGATTATGATAATAATAATTTGAAGACATTTGAAGAGTAGAATTGTAAATTACAGGATGAGTACATTCATGATTAAATCCTAATGTTATGTTTTTATTTAAAATAATTTCAGTTCCAATAATATATGTAATTTGAAACGGATAAGCGGCAGTAATATCATAATTAGTCAAATATTCATAATTATTAATATTAAAAAAAATTTTAAAATGGTTAAAAAATATAAAATCTGTCCCAAGGTTTGTTTCAACAGGAGCAACAATTGGTTTAAATTCACTTCCATAATTATTAACACCTGTAGCAACAGATTGATTATATTCTGGTAGCACTCCTAAAGTCAAATAGTATGTGAGTTTCAAAAAATGAAAGTCTTTATGAGAAGAACTGTCTTGTGAGTAACCAACACAAAAACAAATAAGAATGATTGAAAAGAGTTTTAAAAGTGTTTTCATAATTTTCAATCCTTTGAGAAGTTTTTAAAATCAGTTTGAAATATGGTTCACCTTTTAAATATATATCATGCCGGGAAAGAATGCAAGAAGAATTTTGAAAGAGTTATAAATACTTTTACAAGGATTTTCAGAGGATTTAAAAATGGAAACAGAAGCAGATTTTAATTTAAGTGTAGTGACGGATAATTTTCCAAACACGATAAAGAATGATTTTTTTTCAGTTGTGTTTTCAAACCTTCCAAGTCATATCAAGATAGATAAAAGATATTATGATAACTACATTAAATCAATAGTAATTCCAGATTATAATATTCAAACAATTCCAAGTAACTTCAGCGGTGTGACCATAAATCATCCTTTTTCTAAAATTAACGACACACTTTCTGAATTTCAGATTACATTTGTTCTTTCACAAAATGCAATTAATTATTTAAATTTTTTAGACTGGATTAGAAGTTTGCGTTACGGAGATATTGATACAACAAATTCAAATCTTATTTCAAAATATTTTATAAATTCTGTAGATGTAAATTTCCTTAATGCTGCAAAAAAAACAATAGCAACTATAAGTTTTAAAGATTGTTTACCGACTATGATTAGTAGTCTTGCTTTAGAATATGGAAGTTCAAATGAAGTTACTTGGACATCTAATTTAAAATTTAGATTGATGGAGTATCACACTATTGATATTAACGCAGGAATATAACTCTGTGTATGTTATCTTGTATAAATTTAGTTATCTAATTGCATTATAAATACTTTACGAAGTCTTTTACGAAGTCTTTACGAAGTCTTTTCAGGAGATTAAGAATGAATTTGGAAGAAGAAATTGATGATGTTTTAGAAGACTTCCAATCTTTTCAGGATTATTACAATATAGAAGATCCTGATAATGGTGATGAAATTCAAGAGTTAAAATTTTAAATATAAACAAAGGGGTATTATATGAGTTTTAGTTTTGCTGATTATCTGTCTATTTATCGAAATGAAAATCTTAAAGAGGCCAAAGATCTTATTTTAAACAAATGGAAACTTGCCGTACCAGTTTTGTGTGAGGCGTTCAATGAGATATATGCTGACAAAGAACAAGCTATTGAGAAGATTAGAACCGAACTCTCTGATCCTAAGACAGCCCCTAAAAATATTGATGTTCAATTTGTCAAAGAGAATATTGATTATCTTGTAAATAAGATTGAAAATTTGACAGAAGGTCAGATTAAGATTGTAATTAATAATGCTTCTAAAGGTTCCGAACCAACAATCACAACTGAATCTTCGAAGAAAAAGAAGGGTAAGAAAACTATTGAGGAAGAGGGAGATGCTATTGGTGATGCTATTGGTGAACCATCTGATAAGACTCCGGGTGAAGGTGATGGAATGATTAACGACCAACCCAACAAGGTAGAGACTGAACCAACCTCTGAAGATGAAGAGCAGACTGTAACTATCAAGTATGATGAGGAAGAAGAGTTGCTTACTGTTACAGAAAACAATGAAGAGGAACTTGAAAGAATGGAAATCTCCGATAAGGAAACCATCAAGACTGTAGTTGAGTTCATGCAGGACTTTTATTCTCAACATGATTATACTGTTACTCTCGAAGGTCTGGATGAAATTCTTGCTGATGAGGATGAAAAGAAAGATAAAGAAGAGAAGGATAAAGACGAAGACAAGGAAAAGGAAGAGAAGGAAGGTAAGGAGAAAGAAGAGAAAGATGAATCTCCTGAAGAGGAAGATAAAGAAAAGGAAGAAGGTTTTGAAGAATCTTTCAAATTAAAATTTTCCCAAATCCTTTCTGAAGACTTTCAAAGTATTGATGGAATTCTTCCAGAGATTGTAAATTTTGAAATTGAAAAGATGATTGGAAAGTTGGTTTGTTCTAAAGGCAAATGGTATTCTGTTGTCGAAGAAGTTGAAAATGATCCAGAAGCAATTAATGTTCTTGATGAATCAGGTAACTTATTATCACTGAAGATTTCTGATATTGAAGAATTTGAACAGGAATTACCTATTGATACATCTGAACTTTCTGAAGATGTTGTCAAAGAATTTAGAACTGTCCTTTCCGAAGATCAAATTGGAGAACTTTATGCACTTCAAAATGGTGATTTGAAAGATTTAGAAGCTTTGGAATTAATTTCTGAAGTTGAAAATCTTCTTGATGAGGATTGTAAAAAGTGTAAAAATTGGTTGAAGAAGGCAAAGTTGTTTACTGGTAAGGGTGCAGCATCAAAACCAGAGTCTGCTAAACCGAAAAAGGGACCAACTAATAAATGGACTCATCAAAGTGGAATGAAGACAATGCAGAAGATTCTAAATACAAATAAAGCACCCGCCGTTGCGAAGAAAGCACCACCGTCTGCCGCACTAACTGCTAAACCTTCTAAACCACCTAAGAAGATTTTGGATGTGAAGAAGCCGGTTATATCTTCTAAAACTCAATCTGGTGGTCCTGCCGGTAAGGTTGAAAAACCAAATCAGGTTCATCTATCAGTTAAACTTCCAAGTGTTAAAAAGAAGGGTTTGAGTAAAAATACTTGGTCTGAGAAGGGTAATGGAAAAACTCAACAGAAAATTCTACCTGTTAAGAAACCTACCTCGAAGATTAAGAATTTGAAGAAAGTATAATTAATTAGTTTTAAAATAAAGAAAGCTTGATAAGGTTTACAATACTTATCAAGCTTTTCTTTTAAAATTGTTTGAAAGACTTTCTACCACTTCCTAGGAAACAATACCTCTGCTATTCCTGTAAGACATAGTGCAAAAATCCAAAATAAGATTGCTAACACAAATCCTGCATAAAGCGGCATAAACACAAACCACCATGAACATGAAATTACACCAACTTCAGAATCAAAAAAACAACAAACAGAATTCCACCAAGACCGATACTCATTTGAAAACTCCTTTGAAAAGATTTGAAAGATTAAAGGTTGATAAATAGTCTGTAGTTTATTTACTCCTCTTATCATTTTTGATTGTCAGTTTGGAGGTATTTAAACTCCAAACATCTCCACCAGACACTGTATCGATTGTCACATTGGATGTATGATAACTCCGGACATATCCACCAGACACTGTATCGATTGTCACTTTGGAGGTATCAAAACTCCAGACATATCCACCAGACATTTTATCGATTGTCAGTTTGGAGGTATCACAACTCCTAACATCTCCACCAGACACTGTATTGATTGTCAGTTTGGAGGTATCACAACTCCTAACATCTCCACCAGACACTGTATCGATTGTCACATTGGAGGTATCACAACTCCTAACATCTCCACCAGACACTGTATCGATTGTCACATTGGAGGTATCATAACTCAGGACATATCCACCAGATAATGTATTGATTGTTATTTTGGAGGTATTATAACTCCGGACATATCCAGCAGACACTGTATCGATTGTCACATTACCGGATAAAATAATCAAATTTAGTTTGGTGAACTCAGTCGGAATTCTTGTATCTTTTCGAATGATATGAGTTTTCGCCCATTCGTTTATTTTATCTCGACAGGCGATTTCTGCTTCTTGGATATTAAACCATTCCGGCAGAAAATCCTGATCTGTTTTAAATATCCAATTCTCCATAGGAGTTCGATAATCATTATCCTTTGGAGAAATTTCTATTCGAACAAAATCCGGTTTCTTTGTTTTGTCATTCAATTTATTTTCCGATATGATATCTTCATGACTATCTGAATATTTGGAAAACAAAACATCATTTTGAGTTACGATGAAAGAGGCTGAGTTACACATTTTGAGTTATCCTTTTATCATTTTTGATTGTCAGTTTGGAGGTATCACGACTCTGGACATCTCCACCAAACACTGTATCGATTGTCACTTTGGATTTATTATAACTCCAGACATCTCCACCAGACATTTTATCGATTGTCACTTTGGATTTATTATAACTCCAGACATCTCCACCAGACATTTTATCGATTGTCACATTGGAGGTATGATGACTCCGGACATCTCCACCAGATAATGTATTGATTGTCACTTTGGAGGTATCATAACTCCGGACATATCCACTAGACACTGTATTGATTGTCACTTTGGAGGTATTATAACTCCGGACATCTCCACTAGACACTGTATTGATTGTCAGTTTGGTGGTATCATAACTCCGGACATCTCCACCAGATAATGTATTGATTGTCAGTTTGGTGGTCTCATAACTCTGGACACATCCATCAGATAATGTATCGATTGTCACATTACCGGATAAAATAATCAAATTCAATTTGGTGAACTCAGCCGGAATTTTTGTATCTTTTCGAATGATATGAGTTTTCGCCCATTCGTTTATTTTATCTCGACAGGCGATTTCTGCTTCTTGGATATTAAACCATTCCGGCAGAAAATCCTGATCTGTTTTAAATATCCAACTCTCTATAGGAGTTCGATAATCATTATCCTTTGGAGAGATTTCTATTCGAACAAAATCAGGTGTATCTGTTTTGTCATTCAATTTATTTTCCGATATGATATCTTCATGACTATCGGAATATTTGGAAAAGAAAACATCATTTTGAGTTACGATGAACGAGGCTGAGTTACACATTGAGTTATCCTTTTATCATTTTTGATTGTCAGTTTGGAGGTATCACAACTCCGGACATAGGGGCCGTTATGAATATTACTCCTTATCTTCCGTATAGAAATAAACAAAACTTGCTGAACTCGGAAGACCAGTAATGTAAACACCTCCATTGCGCTCAGTCATTTCTTCCAGAGTTTTGAATGTGCAACCCGGACCATATATCAGGGCCGTGAGTAGTCCAAAACGTGATGAATTCATAACTTCACATTTCAATCCAGCGACACCAGCAACACCATCCCTTTTCCGTACATCAAGAATAGCAGGTCTGATTTCCGGTTCAAACTTTTCCAAGAAATCTTTCATACTCACTCTTGGAATTTTGTCACTTTTGGGTTTTACATTTTCCATAATAACCTCACGTTTGTTTGAGGATGAGTTCACATTGTTCCATCGATACTGAAACTTCTGAAGGGTAATTTGAAATTTCTTCTCCATCTTCATTTTCAGAAGTTGATTTAAAATCTTCTTTATCAAGAAGTTTCAAAATCTTTGAAATCTCATTATTGATAATATTATTTTTAATTTCCTTTTCTTCTTTGGAAAGGTTGTTATAGATTTTAAATTCTTCGGGTGAAAGACTTGGGTTAGGACTGACATAGATATTGATGTTGTAATAATCCCCGGTGTAATCCCAAGCAACAGCCGGTAGGAATCCCATCTCGGAAATTGAACCCATCGTTTGACAAGTCTCCCAACCATCTTCCCAAATCTTTGCAAGTGTCAGAGCATCAACTTCCCCGACATACTTCCGATGTTTTTTAATCTGCTCGTCCCCGGTGTCTTCCGTGACTTTGAAAGTTTTTCTATTCTTCAACCAATCAGGTTTGACAGAGAGAATTGTTTCGTTGTCAGTAAAGATGTCGATGGTTACAATCAGATAATAGAGAACTTTCATAACTTCTCCTGATTAATGTGAGTGTGTAATCCCATCGTGTGTGTGAGTATGTGCCGGGACTCCTGCCTTATGCTGCCGACTAACAGGATTACCCTGACCAACATCCTTGCAGATATCCCCAATCATATTTTCAGCCGTGCTATGAATTGCCGGAGAAAACTTATTCGTTGTTATTTTCAGGGTATCTCCAATCCATTCCGTTGTGATACGATTGAGACTCGAATCTATTGCCATATCTTCCATCCTTTGATAATTGTTTCAAATTCTTCCTACATTCAAAATATAATTCATGCCGGGAAAGAAGTCAAATATTTTCTTTTAAAATCTATTTTAAATTTTCAACAGTCTTGAAACCTCTTCGTTGAAACTAACAAGTCTCCTGTTACATCCATAGAGGCATTCTTTTGACATTTCACCCGGAGGAACCATTATACCATCCCTAATTAAATGACTACATCCAAACATCTCTCCTGATGGCAGAAACACACGTGAAATCAATTGATTCACTTCCGAATATCATGAAGTTTGTTATGAAACAAGAAACTCTCCGGACTGGTATTTTTTCCCATTCTTTATACAGTCGGCAGTTTCAATTGCTCGTTTATTAAAATTATCCCAATAAAGAGATTGTCTCATTTATTTACTCCTCTTATCATTTTTGATTGTTAGTTTGGAGGTATCACGACTCATAACATATCCACCAGATAATGTATCGATTGTTAGTTTGGAGGTATTATAACTCCAGACATATCCACCAGCACCAGACACTGTATTGATTGTTAGTTTGGAGGTATCACGACTCTGGACAACTCCACTAGATAATGTATTGATTGTCAGTTTGGAGGTATCATAACTCCGGACATCTCCACTAGACACTGTATTGATTGTCAGTTTGGAGGTATCACAACTCCTAACATCTCCACCAGACACTGTATCGATTGTCACATTGGAGGTATCATAACTCAGGACATATCCACCAGATAATGTATTGATTGTCAGTTTGGATTTATTATAACTCCAGACATCTCCACCAGACACTGTATCGATTTTCACATTACCGGATAAAATAATCAAATTTAGTTTGGTGAACTCAGTCGGAATTCTTGTATCTTTTCGAATGATATGAGTTTTCGCCCATTCGTTTATTTTATCTCGACAGGCGATTTCTGCTTCTTTGATATTAAACCATTCCGGCAGAAAATCCTGATCTGTTTTAAATATCCAATTCTCCATAGGAGTTCGATAATCATTATCCTTTGGAAAAATTTCTATTCGAACAAAATCAGGTGTATTTGTTTCGTCATTCAATTTATTTTCCGATATGATATCCTCATGACTATCAGAATATTTGGAAAATAAAACATCATTCTGAGTTACGATGAAAGAGGCAGATTTACACATTGAGTTATCCTTTCACAACTGCTAATGGTGATAGTTCTGTTACAATTTCAACAAGGTCAGATTGATTTTCCATAACGGTTTTGATATCTTTATATGCTCCATCTGCTTCATCAAGATCATTTTTATGTCTGATACTATGAATGATTCCTTGGTCATCAAGTTTTTTAATTTCTTCTTCGAGGTTAAGATTTTCGGAAGCGGATTTTCTTGACATTTTTCTTCCGGCACCATGAGAACAACTTGTAAAACTTTGAACATTTCCTAAACCTTTTACAATGTAAGATTTAGAACCTTGAGAACCGGGAATGATTCCAATTTCATCCTTACGGGCAGATGTTGCTCCTTTTCGATGAACCATAACATTTTCCCCGAAGTGGTGTTCCATCCGGGCATAGTTGTGTGCAATGTTAATCACCTGAGACAAATCAATTTTATTTGAACTCATAACTTTGTCAAAGGTTTCTGCTATTCTTTCTATCATGAGCATACGATTCTTCAATGCAAACTCAACACAAAAATTCATATCCATCTCGTAGTCCATTCCAATATTAGTATCCATTGGAAGGAAAGCAAGTTGAAAGTTTGTAGGAACACTAGAATGATATTTTTCATTGAGAATTATAGCAAGTTTGTTATAATATTCAGCAACTTTCTTTCCGAGATTACGACTACCTGAGTGAATCATTATCCAAACAAAACCTTCAGTATCTTTCTGAATTTCTAGGAAGTGATTGCCCCCACCGAGCGTTCCGAGACTACATAGAGCGTTATCATATTCTTTTTCTACAACAAGAGAACAGAAGGGGTCAGGCATATATTTTTTGTTTTGTGGTTCTTTATGTTTATTAAAACCAACAGGGATAACTTTTCTAATGATGCCCATAATCTTTTTGAGAACTACTTTGTCAATCTCTTCTATTTTCCAAGGAGTCTTGACAGCACACATACCACAACCAACATCTACACCTACAGCATTAGGAACAATAACTCCTTTGGTTGCCATAACTCCACCAATAGGCATTCCATATCCGCTGTGACAGTCGGGCATGAGGGCAATGTGACTGAAGGTAAAGGGAAGGTTTGAAAGATTTAAAGCTTGTTGCCATGCAGAATCTTCAACATCTTCCAACCATCTTTTAATAGGAATTCTTTGTAAACCTTGTTCATATTTAACAATCATTTTGAAATCTCCTTGTTAAGAAAATATTACAAAAATTCCATCCATATGAGTACCAAACCTTACTTTCCATCCAGCGGCGCTATATTTATCAACTATTTTACGTTGAAGTTTTAAGTTGATAGGTTTATCGGGATAGTACAATAAAAAATTACCAACATAATTTTCATACAAAAATTCATCAATACTCTTTTCTAACTCTTTGAATTCCTGTTCCTCTTTCTCAGTTAATTTCTTTTCAATGTCAGATTTTAAAATTGTCATATAACACCATCCCTTTTCAAATTGTTAATAAGAATTTCCGCTACTTGTCTATCAGATGCTCCCGCTCCATATTTATGATGAGATTCGTTTAACTTTCCATAACTGAAATTGATTTTTTGATTTGGATTACCGGGAACATAAGCATTGAAATAAAAAGACTTATTCCATTTAATTGTAAAGTTTTTATTAATATCGATTGCAAATCTTGGAATTTCTTTTAAATCAATTCTCTTGAAAATATTATTAAGTAAATTTTTCATTCTTATAAAGGAACGATTTTCCGTTAAGTCGTTATTTATAAGTTTAAAAATATTATGAATTCTTTCATCAATACTTTTAAATTCTTTTTGAGCGTGACCGAGATGCCAACAGTTATGAATAGCACAATGATATGGATGAATGAAGATTCCTTTTCTCTTCATCATTTCCGCATAGTTCAGAGCAAGTTCTTCTGAGCGGAATTTGATTTTATCATTACAAAATATCACAACCATGCTCCCGGATTGATTATTGCGTTAGATAATACTGCCTTCATATTTTTAGCACCCGAAGGATTAAACGAATGGATAATGATTGTTCTTGGTTGATATACAGGATTTTTAGATAACCATTCAGCAACCTCATATCCTGTATTTTCTCCAGATGAAACCATTATTGCTCCACCAAGATCATGGTCAAGAAAGATTGCATCATATGTATTTTCAGAAAGAAGTTTGATACATTCTTTTGAAAACTCAGTTACCACAACTTCATGACCGATGAATTTTTCTCGGAACTTTTTAACTCTTTCCAAACTGTCTTCAAGAATTAGAATTTTCATTTGAAATCTCCTTTTGTGATTTTAAACAAGTATAATCAAACCAATCACACAGACTGCATGTTTGTTCTTTACAATTTATTTTTAAAAGAATTTCAGGCATTTTAAAGTTTTCTTTGAAAGAAGTTTGAAAGTGGCCGAAGAGAGATTTGAACTCTCACAGAATTGCTTCCGAGGGATTTTAAGTCCCTTGTGTCTACCTTTCCACCATCCGGCCAGTTAGATTGTTAAACTACAGGATATGCATCATAAACTCCTTTGAAAAGTGTTTGAACACTTCACCACACCATTACTAAACACCACAGTACATTACTTTACCACTACTAAACATCACGTCACCTTACCATTACTAAACTAAACACCACAGTACATTACTTTACCACTACTAAACATCACGTCACCTTACCATTACTAAACTAAACATAACTTCACCATACCATTACTAAACTAAACATTACTGCACTTTACCATTACTAGACTAAACATTACTGCACTTAACCATCACTATACTCCACTATACTTCACGTTACCTTACCATCACCTCACTACCCTCTACCTCACCAACACTTCACTTGACATCACTTAACCATCACAGTATGCACAAACATCGTGCCGGTTGTACTACTTTATTTCTTCCCAAACAAATCTTCCCTTTCCTGCATTCCGCCATTGAAGGAACCCACTATCTTCAACGTAGGACAACCACTCCTCAACCAGAGTTTTGACATTGAGTTTCTTTTTCTTGGATTCATATTCGGTTGTATAACTTTTAACTGTGAATTCAAAAAAAGAACCGGCAGGAACAGTTTCTGAATTTGCAAGAGAGATTGTTTCTCCTTGTGCAGTTTGTCCACGAAGAGGCCGTTGGCAGTTTCCGATACTCAACCCTTCGGGAATATTAATAAAGATTTTTCGAGGTTTGGGAAAAATAAGTTGGTTGATAAGTTGTTTATGAGCGGTAACTTCCTTTGAGAGATAATCACCATCACTCTTGCGCAGTGCTCCACATGCACCCTTGAACATCCCCTTGATTTGATAATCCCATATGAAAATTCTTCCATTCTCTCTTGGAAAAACAGTCATTGCTTTTTTAACAACTGCATCAACACCAATAGCAGCAACTTCCTCTTCCCGACTTATTGCATCCGGTGCCAGAGACGCAATATAAAGTTCTGTTATTTTGGGATCGTTGGCAAGAGTCCCCAAACATTCTTCAATAAAAGTGCAACGGTATTTCATAGATCCTCCTCACAAAGATTGTTTGAAAGTGTTTGAAACAGTTTTAAAATACTTCATTGAAAATATCGAAGTCAAGAACTATTTTCAAGATTGAGAATTATTTTAAATATTGTTTTGAAACATTGTTAATATAATTCCTGCCGATTGAATATGCAAGGAGTATTTAAAAACTTATTTCAGAAGAATTCTGCAAGCATTATAAATACTTTTGAAGCCTTTTGAATCGGAGTTTTAAATGAATTTTGTTGAATTTTTAGTTGAATGGGTTGCGCGGGATAGTCTTTTAAGGAACACAGATCCCGGCAGAACTATTAGAGGTATGAAAATTCGACAAGTTAGAAATCAGATCTTTGAAATTGAAGGTAAGAAAATGAAACTGGATAAGATTGAATTTTCTACCAGATCCATAGAACATACTGAACCTGATGTGGATCAACCACACAAAGGATATGTTTTATATGATCCTAAAAATTTAAAAATCTATCAGGTCTATTGTGACTGTTTAGACTTCTACACACGCCTCTACGCTCCGTTCGTGAAGAAGGGGTTAGCTACCTTCAATCTTGAACCAAAGTATGCTCAGGATGCTGCCAGAAGAAGTGCAGAGATTAAAACCCATAACAGGCAATGGACAAAAATCACAAATCCTATGGGAAAACTATTTTTGTGCAAACATCTATATACTATAGCAAAGAATTATTTAGCACAGGATAATGCACCGACTATAACAATTAATCCTAAAAAACCTGTTGAAGTTCCAAAACAAAATAAAAATATTGTCCGAAGGACTGAACCAACAAGGCCGAAGACTCCTCGAAAGCCTTAAAAGAAAAACTATTGAATGAGAATAAAAGACTTGACTTTGATATTCCCATGAATTATTTTAAAAGGGATTTGAAATAAATTTGAAATTGCAGCAATAACATAGATGCTTCATGTGTTCGCCTTCCAAGCGAAATTACGTGGGTTGAAATCCCACTTGCTGCTCCATTTTGATATTGACTGCGGGGTTGTCTAGTGGTCTAAGACAGGAGCCTCATAAGCTCCCTATCGTCAGTTCGAATCTGACTCCCGCTATATAAACTAACTGTAGCCTAGTTTGGTTGAGGCACTTGCTTTGGGAGCAAGTCAACACAGGTTCAAATCCTGTCAGTTAGATATTGGCAAGTAGTTCAGTTGGTATGAACACCAAACTGTTAATTTGGTTGTCGCAGGTTCGATCCCTGCCTTGCCAGCCAATTTTAAATTTAGTGCCGTAGCATAGTCTGCTTTAATGCACCACACTGTCACTGTGGTTATCGTGGGTTGAAATCCCATCGGCACTGCCATTGATGTTGGTATAAAGCATCGTTCCCGACATTTCTTTTAAAGGATTTACAAAATGAATTTAAAACTTTGGAAAGTTTTTTCAATTTATAAAAATTCTTAAAGAATTTAACAAAGGAACTTTCAAATGTCTGATTTTGAAAATAGTTATGAAGCACCAGACCTTCCGGATTATGAGAGTGAAAATCCTATTAAAGATTTGGTGCAGGCCGGTGGAAAGTTCAAAGAAGAAATCTTTCAACAGATTAGACTTATCATGGAATATGGTTTGGAAAGAGATCCATCACAGGCAGGGATATATGAAGAACTGATGTGTGTTTGGTATTCACAAACAATAGAATATGAAATGAATTTGATAGATGTTTTGGATTATGTTCAGCAATATTGCAAAGACCGTGACAAAGATGATTATAGTATTGCCTTCGAATTAAAAACCAAAAGCAAGTATTCTCTCTATACAATCCATGTTAAGTATAAGGAAGCCTCTGCAAAAGCTGCAATCTTCGTTTGTAATGATTCTAAAGAGTTGAGAATTTTTGTTATGAAGAAGATGCCTGTCGGTCTATGGAAAATCCTTGATCCCTCAGTATATATTGACAAAGAAAAAGGAACCATGACCTATATCAAACCTGCCTTCTATCCTGAAGAGATGGTTGATAAATCTTTAAATAATACACTGCTATTGTTATATGCTCAAACAAAGATAAGCAGTATGTGTTCTATTGAGGATTTAATCAACGGAGTATCTTGACAATGATACAAATCAAACTTTGAATATGATACAAGATAATACCTTTAAGGTTTTTATTTTGGCATATCCATATACACATCTGAGTAATGGCACAAGAGTTCTTTATAAACTTCAAAATCTTCTTATACGGAGTGGGTTCGACTGTATTATTCTCACACATGGGTTTATAGATCATTATATAAAAAACAGAGTAATTGGTAAAAATGATATTGTAATCTATTGTGAAAATATAAAAGGAAATCCTTTACAAGCTAATAAAGTTGTAAGATATTTATTAAATGTTCCTGAATTTTTTAATTTAACTTTGAAAGATTTTGGAACAAATGAATATACAATTGCTTATAATTTAAAACATTCTTATTTAAGTTCAGGAAAATATTTAGCAATTCCAACGACAGAAAGTTTTTTTAAAAATTATAATAAAACCCGACTTTATAATGCTTGTTGGGTTTATAAGGCAATTCTCGAAAAAAGAAATAAACCAATAATATTTCAACCTAACACAATTGAGATAACAAAAGATTTCCCTGCAACAAGAATATCTTTGGCAGAATTTTTAAATCAAACAAATATTTTATACACTTTTGATAAATTAACTGTTCTTACATATGAAGCCTATTTGTGTGGATGTAATGTTATTTATATAGATGAAAATAACATTCAATCTCCTGTTGACTTCTCTGATATAAAGCAGTTTGAAACTTGGAAAGAGTGTTATAAACTTTTCATAAATGATTTGAAAAATTTATAAATTAAATATCTTGACTTTCATTTTGCCATGATATATTTTGAATGACATGAAAGTAAAAATCAAAGGTTCAATTCTAACAATAAAAATAAAGTATCTAATTTTAATTATAGGATTACAACCTTATCCGAGGAAAAAATTCTGGTATTCATCATATGCTACATCTAATACAGTAATAGTATCTCAGGTAGATTTTCTTTGGTTCTTCACCGTTGGATATTTATATGCAAGGAGAATTAAAAATGTTGCTTTGTGATTTGAAAAAAGGTTCAAGAATTAATTGTGAAGTGTCTGATGGTTCAACCTTTATAATTTTTGAACATATAGATGGAATGTATTCATATTGCATAACGGAGAAGGGTGAAGTTGTTCATTTGTATGCGGCAACAGAACTTGAAAAAGATGGTGAAAATTTTAAATTAGTTTTGAAAAATTGAAATAGTTTTAAAAGGAGAAAATTTAAAAATGTGTAAAATAATATTCCTTGATATAGATGGTGTGATGAATGCTATCCCTGATGATACACAGGATCAATTTCATGATATTCCCTCCCGGTATCATGTTGAGAAATTAAACAAAATTATAGAAGCAACAGGAGCAGTTGTTGTTCTTTCAAGTGATTGGAGAAAAGAAATATCTGCAAGAGTAATGCATAGATTTCTCGCGCTTCAGGGTTTCAAAGGAAAGGTTGTTGGCATAACTCCTGTATTCAAAAGTAATATTGATAGGGGATATGAGATTCAAGCATTCATCGATAAACCAAAATTTGAATATGTAACAAATCAAAAGATAACTTCCTTCGTTATTCTTGATGATTGTTCGGATATGGCTCATCTGATGGATAGACTTGTTCTTTGTAACGATATGTTAGGTCTTGGTGATAAAGAAGTAGAATATGCAATCAAAATTCTGGAAAGAGAGTATAAAGTTTTCTAAAGATGAAAAACTTCTTTAAATCAATTTTAAATATTTATTACTGGATCTATCGGTTGTTTCGTTGGCACTTAACTTTATTTAATTGCAAGCAGATATTTCAAAAGATAACAAGAGGATATTCTGATGTTGAGGTTTGGAATTTGGATAGAACAATAGCAAAGTTTATTATACCTCGTCTGAAATATTTTAAAAAAATTACTCAGTCCTATCCTCCTGTATCGGTAGGAACAGATAATTATAAAGAAGGGATAAATATTTTTAAAAGAGATTTAGAAATAATCATTGAAGGATTTGAAATGGTTTGTAATGATTATTTGTCAAAAGAAACTGAAAATATAATTGATAATCTTGAAAATTTTGGTTATGAAAAGTATAAAGAATTCCAAAAGAGAGATTTGGAAAAGATTAAAAATAGTTTGAAATTGTTTGCAAAATATTTTAACGGACTAAACTATTAACAAGAAGGAGTATCAATATGAAGGTTGTTGCTGTTTCTCTTTGGTTAGTGTGGTTGTTTGTTGGTGGTGTTGTATTTCAGATTGGAGCAAACCTTGCAGATATGTCTAATACGGTAGCAAATATTATAGGACTTATCATAGGTTTTGTTTTGATTATCGGTGGAGTTTTTTCAGCAGAATGGATTTTTAAATTTACTCTCAAAGTTTTCACATCAACTAAGAAGGAGACTCTATAATATGAGTCGGAGATTTATCAATCTTACAGTTCTTCTTTCGTTCGCCGCAATTCTTTTCGCGGGTTGTACCACAATCGGGCCGGGACATGAGGGTATTGTAATTAACAAACTCGGAGACAATCGGGGAGCAGATCAGATTCCTTTGCAGACAGGTTGGATTTGGTTCAACCCAATTGCAAAACAGATTGTTGAATATCCAACTTTTGTTCAGACCTTAGAATAATTTAATGGTTTAGGCATTGAGATCATTTATAAAAGACTCGTATGTCCATTAAATATAATTTCTTAAATTGGATAAAATATGGCTAATGATAAAAATAGGTTTGGTCAATATATGACTCCAGAAATTGTTGCACGATTTATGGTTTCTTTAGCTGAATTAGATAAAGATTCTAAAATACTTGAGCCTTGCTGTGGTGAAGGTGTTTTTTTGGACATCATAAAAGAAAAAGGATTTAATAATATAACTGCCTATGAGATAGATAAATCAATCATCAAGCCCTCTTACATAAGCTTTGTTAAAAATCGGAGTTTTATCTCAGATGATATTGAAAATAAATTTGATCTTATTATAGGAAATCCTCCGTATATCCGCTGGAAAAATCTTGAAACAGAATTAAAAGATGAATTATCAAATAATATTTTATGGAATAAATATTGCAATTCCCTATGTGATTACTCTTCAATATTTATAATTAAATCCATAGAATTATTAAAGGAAAATGGGCAATTGATTTTTATTACGCCTGAATATTGGCTAAATACAACAAATTCAATAACGCTCCGCAATTATATGATAAAAAAAGGTTATTTTGTGGATATTTACCACTTTAACGAAACTCCTATTTTTGAGAATGCAGCTGTATCAACAATTATATTTAAATTTGTTAAATCACAAAACATAAAAAACAATAAAATAAAGATAGCAAAATATTATTCAACTCAAAAGTTGAATAATAGCATTTTGATTAACCTAAAAGGAAGAGTGCAGCAAGAAAAGACTGAATATCTTAATATTCCACAATTTGAGAAAAATCAAAATTGGATACTCGCTCATGCAGACATAATAAAGGAACTCACTCTTTTTGAAGAAAAATGTAAAAAACCAAATATTAATTCAAATTTAACCGAAGTTCTCAGTCTTTTTGAAGAAAAAACTGCGAATCCAAATTCCCATGAATTGTATTTGATTAAAGAATTTTGTGATATTGGAAATGGTATGGTTAGCGGTTTAGATAAAGCATTTCAGATAAGCAATTTTGATTTAAATGAAAATGAAAATAAACATATTTTAAAAGTTGTAAAAGCAAAAAATCTTGTTCCCTTTTACCACAATGAAATTACTAATTACCTTTTTATAAAAGATGAGCTTCTTACGGAAGAACAATTTCAGGTATTGTTTCCAAATTTTTATAAGCAATTGCAACCTTATAAAAAACTTTTAAATGAACGTTATCAGTACAAACAAAAAGCTAATTATTGGGAATGGGTATTTTTAAGAAGTTTTAATTTATTTAATAAAGAAGTTGAAAGAATATTTGTACCGTGCAAGGAAAGAATCTCCAGCAAAAAATACTTTCGATTTGCTATGGTTAATAAAGGGATTTTTCCAACTCAAGATGTCACAGCAATATTTAAAAAAGAAGAAACGAAAGAAAGTATTTTCTATATATTGGCATTTTTAAATAGTAAATATGTTTTTGATTGGTTAAGACACAATGGGATAGTCAAAGGCAGTATTGTTGAATTTTCAGAAAAGCCAATAGCAAATATTCCCTTTAGAAAAATTAATTTTGATTTAACTGCTGAAGTCGAATTGCATAATTTAATATCCAAACTAACACAAAGGTATATTGAATCAAAAGATATTAGCATCTTAGAACAAATTCAAATAAACCTCGATAAATTATTTATCTGAAAAGAGCTTCTTAATGTTCGTAGATTATTCTGCCCTAAAAAGAGCTGTAATAAATTCCAGTGTGCCAGAACCATTATCTGGGACACTATCTGGACACGCTGCGGGTGAGCCTTTTGATAAACATGTTTATGCTGAAATCAAATATCAATTTCCCTCAAAAACCTTTCGGCAATATGAATGTTGTTGCTGTTTCTCTTTGGTTAGTGTGGTTGTTTGTTGGTGGTGTTGTATTTCAGATTGGAGCAAACCTTGCAGATATGTCTAATACGGTAGCAAATATTATAGGACTTATCATAGGTTTTGTTTTGATTATCGGTGGAGTTTTTTCAGCAGAATGGATTTTTAAATTTACTCTCAAAGTTTTCACATCAACTAAGAAGGAGACTCTATAATATGAGTCGGAGATTTATCAATCTTACAGTTCTTCTTTCGTTCGCCGCAATTCTTTTCGCGGGTTGTACCACAATCGGGCCGGGACATGAGGGTATTGTAATTAACAAACTCGGAGACAATCGGGGAGCAGATCAGATTCCTTTGCAGACAGGTTGGATTTGGTTCAACCCAATTGCAAAACAGATTGTTGAATATCCAACTTTTGTTCAGACAACGGTATGGACAAAGGAATCAGGAGAGGATATTACTTTCAACTCCAAAGAAGGTATGGTGATTAATGCAGATATCAATCTCAGTCACCAACTTATCAAGTCAAAGATTCCTTCCTTCTATGTGCAGTTTCGAAGTGATGATTTGACTATGTATACAAATGGATTCCTGCATAACGTAGCAAGGGATGCTTTCTCGGATGTTGCCTCAAAGTATACAGTTGATGAAATTTACGGGCCGAAGAAGGAAGAACTACTTGATTCTGTAGTTATTCGTATCAACAATAAGATTAATACATACGGAGATAGTATAGTCCAGTTCGGTTTCATCGGTGCTCTTCGTCTTCCTGAGCAAGTTGTTAATGCTCTGAACGCAAAGATTACTGCTACACAAATGGCAGGACAGGTTCAGAATGAAATCATAACGGCACAGGCAGAGGCACAGAAGAAGATTGCTATTGCAGAAGGTGAAGCAAAAGCAAATAATATTCTTACTTCTTCTCTTACTCCACAACTTATTCAATGGGAACAACTCAAGATTCAGAGGGCAGCTATTGATAAGTGGAATGGTGCCCGACCACAGGTTGAGGGTTCTAGTGGTGGAATGATGTTGCAGATTCCTGTTAAGCAGTAAAGACTTACAGTAAAGACTTACAGTAAATCTTTTGGTAGACTTTTAAACAGAAACGTAACTGGAATTGAAACACAACGGAGCATTGTGCAGGTGAACTACGATAACCTGTCACGTTAATTATGTCACGTTAATCTCAATTCAAAAAGTCTACCAATTTTCATCGTTGTTCAGCCTGCCTTGCCGCTGAACGACTCGCGAAAGGGGTAGAAGATGCTTCGGGTCAATGAGGAGTGGGAGGAGTTTAAAAACCAGTGCTATTGGATAGCAAATAAGCATCAAGGCAAAAAATTACGGTGCGGAAATAGTGATAACAAAACCATCATTGATTATACTAAAACAGCCAAATACAATCAGGAGTGTTGTCCACGCCTCGCTCCTGTCGATGTGTGCGAGTGGCAATTAACTGCCGTAAAGGATATTGCTTTTTATAGGACCGCGTGCGATGGACTTTTTGAAAAGTTGCTACACACTGAGGGTATGAGGTTTTGCCCATTTTGTGGAAAACTAATTAAAGGAGGTGGACGATAACCTGTCACGTTAATCTCAATTCAAAAAGTCTACCAATTTTAAATTAATTTCAAATCACTTTAAAAATTCTTACGAAGGAGGAGTTGTGGTAAATTTACAAGAGGTTGCAAGGAGAGAGAAACATATCAAGGGTAGGAGACATTCAATAACAAAGAAGATTATAAAGGGACAAACTCTTAGCAAGCAACACAACAAGAGTCGTCATGTTTCAGCAAATACCGTTACATGGTCGAGGATCAAGATGAATGATATCAAGAAGGATAAGAAACACAATTATGTTCCGGAGGTGATGGTTTAGGAGAAATCCTATTACCAGAACTATTATTTAATAAATTGACACAAACTTCATAAATAGTTGTTGTGGAGGATAAGTGCCATGACAGAACGAGAGTTTAGAAATTTTAATGAAGTTGAAAAGAATAAGATTGAACTTGATAAGTATTATGAGGGAGAGCGGATTCATGAAGATCCCGGAGATAAATATATGTTGGAGTGGGTTCAAAAGAATGCCGCTCAGTTTAGAAAAGAGTGGGATGAATCAGTTTGTAAAACTTGTTTTAAAATAAAAAATTGTAAAGAAATTTTTAAAACAGATTGTAAAAATATTGAATTGTATTAAGATTTAAAGATTTTTAAATTTCAGACTGCTAAACAGGAGATCAATGAATACAATTATTAGTCTTAATAAAGTTTCAAATAAACATTCAGAAGAGAAAACACATTATAAAAAATTTAAAAAGAGTTGTCAATTCCCCGATTGTGAAGAAACATTTTATTCTACAGCAAAGGGAAAATTTTGTGATGAACACCGCAAACCAGTATACAGAAAGGTTATAGATAAAGAAAAGAATGATCTGAAGAGGAAGATACAGACTGATAACAATCCTAATCAAACAATAAAGCATTCCTTTTCAGAGCCTAAAGTTATTATTCAGACATGTCAACTTAAAGGATGTAACGAAACGTTTGAGATTTTAGTTCTTCCAAGGGTTTTTATATATCCACAATTTTGTGAAGAACATAGATCTGAATACAAAAGAAGTTTATTTATCAAAGTTAAAGGAAATAAAAATGGAAAATAATATATCTATAGTGTCATATAGATGTTCTCAGTGTGATAGTTGTGTTGAAGTAAATCTTTTGCCGGGAGAAGAGTTGAATATTTTTCTTGTTGGTGAAAGAATCTGTCAGGCATGTTATGATGATATATGTTCTGATTCAGAAGAAACTTATAGAGAACTTCAGGCTGATTGGGATGATGCCTGTGGAGGGGAATAATTGATGGATATAGCACAGTCAAATAAGTTCGGAGATTATTATTTTAACACAAGACATACAGTCTATCTTGATATGGATGGTGTGATATGTGATTTCAATTTACAATTTCAAACTCTTACAAATTATGAATGTGAATCTCCTCGTGAATATGAACGGATATACGGCAGAGAAATCTTTGTTGATATAATTAAAAAGGGTGGTGTAGATTTCTGGTCAAAGATGAATTGGATGCCTGATGGTAAATTACTATGGAACTTCCTTGAAAAGTATCATCCTGTCATTCTTTCAAAACCAATAAAGGATATGGAAGAATGTTATCAAGGTAAAGAACTTTGGGTTACTAATCATCTTGGTCCTGCTATCCCTTTTATTTTTGATGAAGATAAGGAAAGATATGCTGACGATAGAGCAATTCTAATTGACGATATGTCTTTCAACATTGAAAAGTTTCGTGAAGCAGGTGGGATTGGAATACTTCATAAAGATGCTTTGAAAACTATTGGAATATTGAAAGAGAGATATGGATTTTAAATTTAAAATTTTAAAATTTTGGAAAGAATACATAACAGGATATAGTCTTGCCAGTCTAATTTACGCTGTTGAGAAAAAATGTTTCCTATACAAAAGATATCCTTGTTTAATAGCAAATGAAATAGTTGGAGTTCAACCAATAACTATACCAACTAAATCTATATTTTCGTTTAAATATGTTTATGATTCTAATACTCAGAATGAAAATCTCTTATCGAACTTGCATACTTAGGCTCGTTAAGGTCTGATGATTCAATTCCATTATCTACAGTTTGAGTTTTTGGAAACACCAGAACATTTTCAAGAGTAGATTGTAATTTAATATGTTGTATAGGAAATAATCTTTCGAACATCTTTTGAAATTTTTTGTAATATAAATCACCACCAGCAGATTTATTTTGAAGATTTAAAAATTCAACATCATCAAGATATTCAGTGAAGATTGTATTTGGTTGTGAATCATCCCATGACAAATAGAAATCCCATGCATGATCACAATTGAATGGAGATTTATAACTGATAATCTTTTCATTTCTAAGATGTATATAAATCGATATATGAAAAAGACTTCCGGGCCATACATAAATATCAGGTACGGAATCTTTTTGCCAGAAATTAATAACACCAATTCGAACACCATGAAACAAACGATTATCAAGATAGTAAGCACTTCTCGAATCTTTTGCAATCTTTATAAATTCAGGTTTGGTAGGATTAACAGCAACAGGAATATGTTTGTTATATGCAACCGGAGCATCATTAGTCATAAGCAAATGATCTAAATTTTTCCAATTCATATCAATATAAAATTCTTCTTTTATTAAAGTTTTTGAAAGATAATCGTCAAAATTCATAGTTTGAAAGTCCTTTAAAAGTATTTATAATTCTTAGCAAATAGTTCTTGATTTTTGATTTTACCATGAATTATATTATTACAATTGAAAAACTTCAGAAAGTAATTGAAAAAACTTCAGAAAGTAATTTAAAATGATTAATAAATATAACCTTGGAGATAAACTTGAAGTAATAAAAAATTACAACGAGAATATAAATAAAATTGGAGGTAGAATAATATTTGAAGTTGGAATGATTGGAATGATTGTTGGAATACTTAAAGATGAATATCGTTTTCAATATGATACATATGCAGTAATTCAATTTGATAAACAAGTAGTTTTTAATTATTCAATGACACTATTAGGAAAATATTATAATATATTACCTGATGTTAAACTATATACAATGAATATGTTATCGATTAATAATAATACAAGTGAATATTTCAGGAAGATAATTCAACCGAAACAAGAATTAATTCAACCGAAACAAGAATTAATTATAAAGCGTAGAAAGTTTTTCTTTTACGATTAAATAAGAAAGGATTGAATTTATGAGCGAAGAAATAATCGAGAAGTCTGGAAGAGTATTAGCACATGTTGAGAAGATTATTTCTCTTGATACAATTCCCGGTGCAGATAAAATTGAAGTTGTTACAGTGTTGGGATGGCACTGCGTGGTGAATAAGGATGAATTTAAAGTTGGTGATCTTGCTCTCTATATTGAAACAGATAGCATTGTTCCAAAAATTGAATACTTTGCCTTTATGTTGTCTCGTAAGTATCGTGTTAAGATTATAAAACTGAAGAAGCAAATCAGTGAGGGACTTCTTATTTCCCTTCCCAATGTTGAAAACTGTTTAAAACAGATTGGAAATAAAATTCCAAAGTCTTACAAAGAGGGTGATGATCTCACAGAACTTATGGGAATTGTAAAGTATGAATCTCAATCTGATAGGGAGAGTAATACAACAACTCCTAAAAAGAGAGCATGGCACTATAAGTATTTGAAACGTTTTAAATGGTATAGAAATTATTGCAACAGAAACACAAAAGGATGGCCGGGATTTATCAAACGCACAGATGAGGAGAGAATTCAGAATCTTCCTTTCCTTGTCAAAGATAAGTCAAAGTTATATTATCTCACTGAGAAGTTAGAAGGACAGTCCGGTACTTGGTGGTTTAAAAAACTCGGCTGGTTTGTAAGTGAATTTGGAATCTGTTCTCATAACGTTAGAAAATCTGAAAGGGATAATTCTAACTGGTCGCAGGTTGCAAAGATTTATAATTTAAAACAGATTTTGAAAGATTATTACAAGAAGACAAAAATTCAGTTAGCAATTCAGGGAGAGGTTATCGGGCCGGGAATTCAAAAAAATATTTATAAACTTTCTCAATTGGATTTTTACATCTTTAATATTATTAACATCAAGACCGGGGAACGATACTCCTTAGATCAGTTGAGAAATATTTGCTTCCAACTTAATTTAAAAATGGTTCCTGTGCTTGGTACTGAGGTTCAAATTCCTGACACTGTTGATGATATTATCAAATGGAGTGTTGGAGATAGTAAGTTGTTAAAGCGCCAAAGAGAAGGCATTGTGTGGAGAACTTATGATCAAAGCATTAGTTTTAAGGCAGTAAACCCTGAGTATCTTTTAAAACAAGATGCAGAAGATTCAAAATCAGAAGATAAAATTTAATTTCAAACACTTTAAACTTTAAGAAAGGTAAACAATTATGACGAAGAAGAAAATCAAGACAGTAGTTAAGAAGACATTTGATAATCGGTCGGTCACAATGGCTGCTTTACATGAAGAACTCAGTAAACCTTATCCAGAAATTTATGCTATGAATGTTAATCCACCAATGGCTGCTTTACATGAAGAACTCAGTAAACCTTATCCAGAGATCCTTGAAAAAAATGTTGATGATAAGAGGGACAAGACTCTCATCCAACACGATAAGGAAGATCTCTTAACATGGCGTAATGCTGCATCAAAAAGGATTGATGATAACATCGCCTATCATGACTGGCTCGTTGATATTTACTTTGCACTCCTTAAAGACATTCCAAAGATTGAACGAAAAATCTCCTCGGATAAACTCTGGTGCGCAAAATTGAATCGTGTACTCTATAAGAAGATTTTCAAAACTCGTCCTCACAGACAGTAAAATTCATAGTTTTTGTAAGTCTTTGAAATTCAAGATGTTAGAACTTTTAAAAAAGATTCACAACATTTTGAAATTTTCTTTTAAAAATACTTGCATTTAGTTCCGGGATGTTGTATTTTAAGGGGGTGAGGAATTGATCACCACTAAAACAAAATCAGGAGGTTGTTATGAGTATCCTTATTGATGAGATTAAACGGGCAAGGTTGGTTGGTGTTCCGCTGGCAATAGTTAATACTTCAGATGATTTTGCCAGTCTGAAGGACATAGCCGAAAATTTGTCGGCAAAAACCCCGATCATTGCATGGGATATGGTGAGGGGTTATCAGTCGGTTAATGAATCAGGCAAACCCGTTGTGGAAAAATTAATCCTCTTTAAAGATCCCGGTTCCTTTGATCCCAATCCTCCAATGATTCCTATCCCGGCAATGTTGCTCCAGCCGGTTGATGCACTGAACGTCCTGCTTGACGAAAAGAAATGGACCATGGTTGAGAGTGATGAGGGTTCTTTCGACCCTGCAAAAATCGTTGTTTGTATTCTTGGAGCACAGCGTATACTCAAGGAAGTCGCGGTTGAACAGGCAATAGCAAACCTTCGCGATATTTTCAAACAGAGTGGAAAACTGCTTATCCTTCTCACAGCACAGGGAACAACGATTCCTCCATCTCTTTCACAAGATCTTTTTCAAATCGATGATGGTGTTCCCAATGATGAAGCAAGGGAAAAGATAATTAACAGTACGCTGAACGATGCTCGCGCGGAATTGGAAAAGATTGGTGTTACGATTGATGCAGATGCAACGAAGACATCCCTTCAGTCAACTCGCGGTCTGTCTGCCTATGCAACGGAACAGAGTGTGTCTCTGTCAATCAGTCCTGATAAGGGTTTTGAACCTGAGATTCTCCGCAAGCGTTGGACTCAAACCATCAACAGCGTTGCAGGTCTGACGGTCGATATGTCCGGAATGAGACCCGAAGATATCGGAGGACTTGATCCTTTCAAGGAATTTGCTCGGCGCATCATGACTGGAAAAAATCCTCCCAATGCCGTTATCCGGATTGAAGAAATCGAGAAGTCAATCGCCGGTGCCGGTTATGCAAACGGTGGTGTTGGTGATACCAGTGGTACTTCACAAGAGATACTCGGTGCAATGCTTACCTTTATGGAAGAGGAGCAGTGTTCCGGGACTATTGCAATCGGTCCTGCTGGTTCTGGAAAATCTCTTTCTTCGGTTGCTCTCGGTGCCTATGGTGGTGTTCCAACGATTACTCTTGACCTGTCTGCTCTCAAGGGAAGTTTGGTCGGTGAAACCGGGGAGAGAACTAAACGTGCCCTGTCAATCATCAAGGCTTTGGCCGGAAAAAATACCTTCTGGATTGCTTCCTGTAATAGTGCTGCTGCAATTCCTCCCGAACTCCAGCGCCGGTTTACTTTCGGGCAGTGGTTCTTTGACCTTCCCAATGCAGCAGAGCGGGCAAAGATATGGGAGATATGGTTGAAGAAATATCCAAACGTCAAGGATGTTCGTCCTGATGATGAAGGTTGGACAGGTGCAGAAATAAGAAATGCATGTGACATCGCCAACCGATTGGATAGTGAGATAGACCCATTCACGCCGAAGGATGCCGGTGAAAACTATATCGTTCCGATCAGTAAGACCTATGCTGAAAAGATTACAGCTCTTCGGCAGTCAGCAAGCGGGAAGTATCTTTCGGCAAACAATGGTGGGGTTTATGTTTACAATGCAGATGCTTTCAAAACTGCGTCGGCGATAACGAAACCCATCAAGAAGTCAAGTCAATTCAGTGGTCTGTCTAAGAAGGAAGAGTAAAGAACAAATAACCTGCTCTGAGGTTTTACTCCTGAGTTACGAATGTGATCAGGATTCCTCACAACTCGGAGCAGGTTATTATTTAAAAGGACATTAATCAATATGTGTAACTCTGCCTCTTTCATCGTAACTCAAAATGATGTTTTGTTTTCCAAATATTCAGATAGTCATGAAGATATCATATCGGAAAATAAATTGAATGACAAAACAGATACACCTGATTTTGTTCGAATAGAAATTTCTCCAAAGGATACTGATTATCGAACTCCTATGGAGAATTGGATATTTAAAACAGATCAGAATTTTCTGCCGGAATGGTTTAATATCAAAGAAGCAGAAATCGCCTGTCAAGATAAAATGAACGAATGGGCGAAAACTCATATCATTCGAAAAGATACAAAAATTCCGGCTGAGTTCACCAAATTGAATTTGATTATTTTATCTGGTAATGTGACAATTGATACATTATCTGGTGGATATGTCCGGAGTTATGATACCTCCAAACTGACAATCAATACAGTGTCTGGTGGATATGTCCGGAGTTATGATACCTCCAATGTGACAATCGATAAAATGTCTGGTGGAGATGTCCTGAGTTATGAGACCTCCAAACTGACAATTAATACATTATCTGGTGGAAATGTCCGGAGTTTTGATACCTCCAATGTGACAATCAATACATTATATAGTGGATGTGTCCTGAGTCATCATACCTCCAAACTGACAATTGATATATTGTCTGGTGGAGATGTCCTGAGTTATCATTCCTCCAAACTAACAATTGATATATTGTCTGGTGGAGATGTCTGGAGTTTTGAGACCTCCAAAATGACAATCAATACATTATCTAGTGGATATGTCCAGAGTTGTGATACCTCCAAACTGACAATCGATACAGTGTTTGGTGGAGTTGTCAGGAGTTATCATAGCTCCAAACTAACAATCGATACATTATCTGGTGGAGATGTCCAGAGTCGTGATACCTCCAAACTGACAATCAAAAATGACAATAGGTTGGAGTAAATAAAATTTCAAAATTATCTTTAGAACAGTTGCAAAAGTTGACAACTTCAAGACATTATAAATGTTATAAAATTAATTTTGAAAATAGGAGCATATAAATGTTTAAAATTCAAGAATATCTTCGCTCAGGTAAGACTTTAAAAGATTTAGAAATTGAATTTGGAGTCAAAGCAAATCCATACAGAGATGCCATCTATCCTCTGGTGATTTTGAATTATTCTCAAACAGAGTCACCAAAGAATCATCCTATAGTAAATGAATGTCGTGGTATTGTTCTTGAACTTGATACATGGAATGTTATAGCATATCCTTTTCGAAGGTTTTATAACAAAGGAGAAGTTCTTCAAGAGACAGAAGATTTTGATTATAAGAACTCCTATGCTCTCCAGAAGATTGATGGAAGTATGATTAATGTTTTTTGGTATCGGGATCGTTGGTTCTTTGCAACAAGACAGGTAATTGAAAATAATTCCAAGATGCCGTTCTCAGAATTAACTTTCAAAGAATTATTTTATAAAACTTCTGAACAGTATAAAAATTTTTGGAAGTTTATTTCAAAAAATTTCACATATGTTTTTGAATTGACTTCTCCTGATAATAAAGTAATCACACCATACAAAGAAAGATCATTAACACTATTGACTGTGCGTCATGCCGGAACATATATTGAATGTAGTAAGAATTTTGTTTGGTATATTGCACGGTCTATTCTTGATGTAAAATATCCTGAATCTTTTAAAATTAATTCTGAAAATAATCTATTTGAAAGAATTAAACTTTTACAGCAACTTGAAGAGGGATATGTTGCTGTCGATTATAATCACTATGAGGTTGATGGATTAAGTTTCAGACGGATTAAAATTAAGAATCCGACGTATGTTTCGATAGCACATCTCAAAGACTCAGGAAGCCGTTCTCTCCGTGCTTTGGTTGGTTTAGTACATTCCGGGGAGCAGGATGAGTTTAAGGGGTATTTCCCGGAGTTTGGTGAGAAGATAAGTCTGATTGAACGGAAGTATAAGGATTTTTGCTCAAAGATTCAAAATGAATGTATTGCGGCAAATTTTGATTTGGATAAGAAATCTTTCGCTGCGGGTGCAAAAGACTGGACTCTTCCTTCCTTGATGTTTTTGATTTATGAAGGAAAAATCAAAATGCTTCAAGACTATTTTAAAATGATGGAGATTCAAAAAGGTCGAAAGTATCTTGAAAAGTATATTATGAATGCTTTGAAACTTAACGATGAGGAGTATGTCGATGTCTCTAATACATAAAGTATTAATTATTCTTGTTGTGTTGTTTACCAGTATCTTTGCTGAAACAGACTTTACAAAACCTATTGATTATGGTTGTGGAGTTTATTTATTTTCAAATTGTTTTAGAGATGATTTTGGAATTTCTCTTTCACATTGGCTCTATCAACATCCAGACTTTAAAATAAAGGCTGTTTGTGAGTGTGGTAAAGAGAATGGGGAAAATAGATTTATTGTTGGTTATTGGGTTATAATAGAAAAACCTTAAAGGAGAATAAGTAGAAGTAAACTAGCTGAAGCTGAATTTTTTCTAAGGGAGCATAAATCTAATGAGTAAGGCAGACTACACAGTATTCATCCTTCGTGCAGAACCTTTGACTGTTGCACATGAGAAACTTATCATGGAAGGTTTCAAGTTAGCTAACAAGGTTATAGTTGTTTTTGGTTCTCATAAAGCATCCAAGACAATCAAGAACCCTTGGAGTTATGTGGATCGTGTTCAGATGCTCCGTAATGCAATGAATGAACAACTGAAGGAGATTGATAAAAATTTGTTTGATCTAATCACTGTTCCCCTGAGAGATAGTCCTTATGATGATAATTGCTGGATCTCCTCTCTTCAGAATGAGATTCGTAGAGTTACTGGTAATAATTCAAAGGTTGTACTTATCGGTCACTTTAAAGATCAGAGTTCCCGATATTTGAAATGGTTTCCTCAATATTATCTTAATGAACAATTAGCAGTAAAGGTTGATGGTAAGATTGTCAATGCAACTGATGTTAGGGATTTATATTTTGAACTCTCTCCAACTGGTTGTGTTAAGATTAAAGAGATTGAAGATTCTAAACTTGTTTCAAAACCTGTTTTAAAATTTCTTGAAGATTTTTCTAAAACTTCGGAATATTCTAAACTTTGTCAAGAGTATGCATATATCAAAGATTACAAAGCGAAGTGGACCAGTGCTCCTTTCGCTCCTACTCTTGTAACAACTGATGCTATCGTGGTTCAGGCTGGACATCTTCTTGTTGTCAGGCGCGGTGGTGTTATTGGTAATGGAAAACTTGCACTGCCGGGAGGATATCTTGGTATTACAGAAACCATTGAAGATAGTATGCTTCGGGAACTTTATGAAGAAACTCAAATTGTAGAGCAACATGACTATCTCCGAAGCAAGATAAGAAGTTCTAAGGTTTTTGATCATCCAAACCGTTCTGTACTTGGTCGTTCTATTACTCATGCATATTTTATTGAACTTGACGGAGACAGACCTCTTCCTAATGTTAAAGGTGCTGATGATGCAAGTGAAGCTTTCTGGATGCCGTTCAATGATATTTACAACAATGAAGAACAATTCCATGATGATCACGTTCACATTTTGAATTATTTTCTTAGGTATACTTGAAATGTCAATTGAAGATTGGAAAAAGTGGTTAATAAAGTTATATAATATAAACAACTTTTAAGAAAGAGGTGAATTATGGAAAATATTATTAATTTATCTGACTCTTATAAATGGAGTCATCATCTTCAATATCCCAAAAACACTGAATATGTTTATAGTTACTTTGAGTCGAGAAAAGGATCAAAATGGGACTCTGTATTATTCTTTGGTCTTCAAGCAATTATTAAGAAATATCTCGAAGGTGTTGTTATTACAAAAGAAAAAATTAATATTGCTGAAAAGATAGCAGCAATTCATTTTGGAGATAGTAGTATTTTTTGTCGGGAACGATGGGATTATATTCTTGAAAAATATAGTGGAAGATTACCAATAAAAATTAAAGCTATTCCCGAAGGATTAGTTGTTCCTGTTTCTAATGTTCTCTTAACAGTTGAGAATACAGATCCTAAATGTGCGTGGTTGACTAACCACCTAGAAAGTTTGATTTCTCATGTGTGGTTTTCTTCAACAGTATCAACTCTCTCTTTTGAAGTGAAAAAGATGTTGAAGAGTTATCTTAATGTAACTTGTGAAGATGGTGATAATTTTGGTGGGTTGGATTTTATGTTGCATGATTTTGGTTTTAGGGGGGTGTCTTCTGTTGAGTCTGCCGGTATGGGTGGTATGGCTCACCTAGTTAATTTTAAAGGGACAGATACAATAGCTGCAATAGACTATGCAATGGAGTATTATAAAGCAAATCTTAACACTCTTGCATTTTCTGTTGTTGCTGCCGAGCATAGTGTTATGACAGCATTTGGTCCGGCAGGGGAACTTGAAATAATCAAAAATCTTATTAAAAAATTTCCAAGTGGTATTCTTAGTGTTGTAAGTGATTCTTATGACATTGACAGATGTGTTGATGAATATTATGGAAAAATTTTAAAAGATGAAATTCTTGCTCGTCCCGGTAGGTTTGTTATCCGTCCTGATAGTGGAGACCCTGTTACTGGCATTCTGAAGATTCTCGATTCAGTTTACAAGAACTTTGGAGGTTTTGTCAACAAGAAAGGTTTCAAAGTCATTAACCAGAAGATAGGTATTCTTTGGGGTGATGGTCTTGATATTGAAAAGATTAATGAGATTCTTGATGCTCTGGTTGTAAATGGATGGTCTGTCGAATGTGTTTATCCCTATGGTATGGGTGGTGGACTTCTTCAGAAGATCAACAGGGACACTATGCGTTTTGCTTTCAAGTCTTCCGCTCAATGTCGTAATGGAATCTGGTATGATATTTACAAAGACCCGAAGGATAAGACGAAGGCAAGCAAAAGAGGTCGTCTGAAACTTATCAAAACTTCCGAAGGTTTTAAAACTGTTTCTGAATCTTCTGAAGGTGTTGACATTCTCGAAGTTGTATTTGAAAATGGAAAGTTGATTAGGGATATGACCTTTGATCAGGTGCGGGAGAATTCAACTAAGTAACCTATGAGAGATGTAGCCAAGTGGTAAGGCCGGGAGATATATCCTAAGACGGCGAGGTTCAAATCCTTCCCATCTCTCTTTAAATTTAATCAAGGAGAAAATGAATGTTAGGTGAGATTCTTGGAGCTATAGTCTGTATTTTTGGAATGTTAATCATCGGTGCTATCATAATCACCATGATAATCAAAGATAAAGATTAATAAACCTATTTCAAAAGAAGGAGATTTCAAAATGACTTTCGGAAGAAGAATTAAAAAGATTGAAAAAAATTCTCCAAAGCTTGTTTATGAATCAATAGACAAGGTATTGGTAAATGAAAAGATTTTAATTACAAGTTCTAAAAAAAAGGACATTAATTAATATGTGTAACTCAGCCTCGTTCATCGTAACTCAAAATGATGTTTTCTTTTCCAAATATTCAGATAGTCATGAAGATATCATATCGGAAAATAAATTAAACGATAAAACAAAGAAACCGGATTTTGTTCGAATAGAAATTTTTCCAAAGGATAATGATTATCGAACTCCTATGGAGAATTGGATATTTAAAACAGATCAGGATTTTCTGCCGGAATGGTTTAACAACAAAGAAGCAGAAATTGCTTGTCGAGATAAAATAAACGAATGGGCGAAAACTCATATCATTCGAAAAGATACAAAAATTCCAATTGAGTTAACCAAACTGAATTTGATTATTTTATCTGGTAATGTGACAATTGATACATTATCTGGTGGAGATGTCCGGAGTTATAATACCTCCAAACTGATAATCAATACAATATCTGGTGGATATGTCGGGAGTTATGATACCTCCAAAGTGACAATCGATACAGTGTCTGGTGGAGATCTCTGGAGTTATAATACCTCCAAAGTGACAATCGATACAGTGTCTGGTAGAGATGTTAGGAGTTATAATACCTCCAAACTGACAATCAATACAGTGTCTAGTGGAGATGTCCGGAGTTATGATACCTCCAATGTGACAATCGATACAGTGTCTGGTGGATATGTCAGGAGGTATGAGACCTCCAATGTGACAATCGATACATTATCTGGTGGAGTTGTCCAGAGTCGTGATACCTCCAAACTAACAATCGATACAGTGTCTGGTGCTGGTGGATATGTCCAGAGTTATGAGACCTCCAAACTGACAATCAAAAATGATAGGAGGAGTAAATAATTATGTTACGAATGGTAGATAGTAAATCTTTCGGGAATGGTGTAGTTTATAAATTGGAAACTATTGATGGTTTGCCTATTGAAACAACGGATACCTATCTACCATTTTATACAAAGGATGCAGTGGGTAGGAAACAAAACACTCTTGAGTCTGGTAACTGTGGGAGTAGATCCGAACGTTGGATGATTGGTGTATCTTGTATGTCTGGTTGTCCTGTTGGTTGTAAAATATGTGCAACAGGCAAGCTTGATACTTGTGCTTCTCTTGATTGGGATGAAATAGTTCAACAAGTTTTATTTATTCAGGAGAAGTATAGTCAACCGTTTGAATCGGCGGCGGAACATAAGATTAATTATACAAGGATGGGAGAACCGTTTCTAAACATTGATGAAGTAAGAACTGCAATTTGGAAACTTGAAAATCTTTTTCCCGGAACCCACCATTATCTTTCCACAATTGGTATCAAGGATTCTGATTTTTCTTGGATTAAGGGTAATATATCTCTCCAGATTAGTTTACATAGTCTGGATGAGGAGCGAAGAAACAATCTGATTCCTATTCAAAACAAGATGTCGATTAAAGAATTGGGACAGATTCGAACCAATAGTAACCTGAAAACCACTGTCAATCTTACACTTGCAGACGAAAAGGATTTTGATATTGTAAAGTTAAAGAAGTATTTCGACCCTGAGTTTTTTTTCATTAAACTCTCACCTATAAATATCAACGATGTATCTATAGGAAATGGTTATGATACAGGAATTATCAAGGGAAAGAATTTACTCTAACACGTAACCATAGAAAGGATAGAGCAACATGGAAGCAATTGTTAATCAGTTGGAAGCAGCGGGATATGATTATGCTGTAGCATTTGCAACTCAGGCCGAAATTAATGCCGGTGCAGCGTGTGGTCAGCTTAGTCTTATCGTTAAGTAATTAAAAGGAAAGAGATGTGGTCGAGAGGTTTAAGGCAAACTATCAGGTGTATTATGGTATGTATACTATCAAAACCTGTAGAGTTGACTCCGTGTGTATACAGCGCGGTGTCCGTGGGTTCGAATCCTTCCTTCTCTTTCTATAAATATAATCTGAAAAGGATTATTTTAAATGTTTGAACCAGAAGTTATAAAGAACTTTAAAATTTATCAATGAAAATATTATATGAAAGGATTTGTAAATGAATTCAACAAATGATGTAAATTTTGAAAATAATGTTTTAAAGTCTGAAGTTCCTGTAGTTGTTGATTTTTACGCTTCATGGTGTGGTCCCTGTCGTGTTGCAACTTCTACACTTGAAAATGTTGAAGAAGGTTTTAAAGACAAAGTAAAGTTTTTAAAAATTGATATAGATTTGAATAGTGTAGTAACAGAGAAGCAGAATATATGTGCTCTCCCTACAATTCAAATATTTAACAAAGGTATTATGGTTAAAGAACTCGTTGGTATTCGTAATAAGGAACTTTATGTTGAAGCCCTGAACGATGTCTTGGTTGATAAGATTGATGAAACCAAAACTGAATTTGAAGTCCCGGAGGTTGCATAATGTCTATGTTTGTGATGAATGTGTGGGAAGTAAATACTATAATAAGAACAATATGGAGGGGTAATAAATATGCTATACCTAGAGATGGTAAAGTATATGAGTTGCCAGATGAACTTGCAGAAGCATTAGAGAAAAGCAGCATGGTAAAGATTTTTAATAATTTTAAACTTCAACAAAATCCTCCAAAGGTTGTTGAAACAAATGTAAAGATTGTTTCTGAATCTATTAATAATCTTATAAATTTTCCCGAAGTTGAGTTAGTTGATGTGACAAGAGAAGAACTCAAAGAAGAAATTGAAAAAGAAATTCCCTTGTCAAAACCATTGATAACAAAACCTACCAGAATGACTTCTCAAGAACTTACAAATATTTTAACAAAACCTTCTGAACCAGTTGAAAAATTTTTTGAAGAAAGACAATCTTCTGAACAATTGGAAAAACTTGAGAAGGACAGAACAATGAAAGAATCTTTAGTTGTCGAGGAATCAAGATATTCCAATGGTCAAATTAAACCTGATATGACTGGAGCATTGAAAGGAAAAAGAATTAAACCTAACAAACGTAAAGCAATTCAAAAATCTCTACCTGATTATAATCCTGCAATAGCAAAAGCAAAATCAAAAGCAGAACATTTACAGGGTATGCTTGAAAATCTTGACAACTTTGAAAAGGATTTAGAAACTTAACTTCGAACCTGAGACAAAGGAGAAGGTATCATGAACGAATGTCCTTTCTGTGGTGTGTTGGTTAATGAATTTGATTTCACCTGTCCTGAATGTGGTTCAATTATTATTAGTGAAGAAGCAGCAAAGATACAGGCAATGAACGATTTAGAAATGAATTTTGAAGATTTTGAAATATAAACTTATATCTAAAGGACATTAATTAATATGTGTAACTCAGCCTCTTTCATCGTAACTCAGAATGATGTTTTATTTTCCAAATATTCTGATAGTCATGAGGATATCATATCGGAAAATAAATTGAACGACAAAACAAAGAAACCTGATTTTGTTCGAATAGAAATTTCTCCAAAGGATAATGATTATCGAACTCCTATAGAGAATTGGATATTTAAAACAGATCAGGATTTTCTGCCGGAATGGTTTAATATCAAAGAAGCAGAAATTGCTTGTCGAGATAAAATGAACGAATGGGCGAAAACTCATATCATTCGAAAAGATACAAAAATTCCAATTGAGTTCACCAAATTGAATTTGATTATTTTATCCGGTAATGTTAAAATCAATACAGTGTCTGCTGGATATGTCAGGAGTTATAATAAATCCAAACTGACAATCAATACATTATCTGGTGGATATGTCCTGAGTTATGATACCACCAAACTGACAATCAATACATTATCTGGTGAAAATGTCTGGAGTTATGATACCTCCAAAGTGACAATCGATACAGTGTCTGGTGGAGATGTCGGGAGTTATAATACCTCCAAACTGACAATCAATACAGTGTCTAGTGGAGATGTCCGGAGTTTTGATACCTCCAAACTGACAATCAATACAGTGTCTAGTGGAGATGTCCGGAGTTATGAGACCTCCAAACTGACAATCAATACATTATCTGGTGGATATGTCGGGAGTTGTAATACCTCCAAACTGACAATCAAAAATGATAAGAGGAGTAAATAACAATGAAAAAACATGAACTGCTTCTAGCATCCAAACTATTGAAAATTGCTTCTGAATCTTTTGCAAGACATTGTTGTAATGATCTTCCAAAAGAAATTAGAAACTCATTAACGGAAGAACAATGGGAAGAAATCAACAAGAAAGCTAATGAGTGGAACGGAACACCAGAAGAACATAAACCGGGAGATACACAAATTAAATGGTATGATTGGTATGTTATGTCGTATTGTGCTAAGAAACTTAAAGAAGAAGCAGAACTATTGTTAGAATAAATAGATATTATTTCATAGAGAAAGAATTTTAAAATCTTTTGTAAAATATTTTAAATCAAATCTTTACAAATAAATTTTTAAAAGGAGGGTTGAGAAGTTTTTATGAAAGGTTTGAAAGAATTATAAATAGTTATTGAAATAAACAATTGGAGATAAATATGGTTTTTAAGACAATAACAACAAGTGGTGATATGGTAAGTTATATTCAGACTATGCTCGGTGCTCCTGCTATCAACGTTGAACTTCCAGAAGATACAATTTCTCAATGTGTGATAGATTGTTGTCAGACTTTTAGTAGGTATGCATATGAGGATGGAACATGCACAGAATATATTACGTTTACCACAACTGTTGGACAGACGGATTATCCTTTATCTGCTGTTAAAGATTCAAATGGAAATACATTAAGTGGGGTTGAAGCAATATATGATTTTTCGGTTGCAGTTGGACTTGATGGAATTAATACATTATTCACTCCTACACATATGTTGCTGCATGACAGTTGGGTGGTTCAGGGTAATTATCCGGGTGGTCCGGGTGGTGCTATGGGAGTTAATGATGGTTTGACACTTACAAATTATACAATAGCTCAACAATATATAAAAAATATTGATGAGATTTTTGGTAAACAATTCCGAGCTAAATATATTCCCGGTAAAGAAATCATTCGAATAACTCCAACTCCAGATCAACAATACACAGGAGTTCTTATTACATATCGAAGATTAGATGATTGTGAGTTATATAATCATCCAACAGTTAAGAAGATGTGTACTGGTCGGACAAAAATGCTTTGGGGTCGTTATATTCTTGGTAAATATTCTGGTTCACTTCCTGATGGATTGTCTCTTAACGGTGATGCAATCTATGAAGACGGCAAGCAGGAATATGAATCTGCTCTTGATGATTGCAAAATGGAAAGTGCCCCTAATGATTTTATGATAGGATAACGTCAGCTTTATTTGGGAGGGATGAAATACAAATGACAACACCAAAAAGTTTTCAAGAACTTCAAAAGTATGGTTCTCAAGGAATGAAAAGGTTTCCAGAAGTTGCCATTGATTTAGATGAGTTACAAAAATCTTCTGAACAATTAACAATGCAAACAGGTGCTATTAAATTGAAGAGTTCTAATATGCTTGATTATGGTATACCTTCCAATGTAGATATTCAGAATTTTTTTAATGATTTAAATATAAAAGGACCAACCAATACAGGTAATATTAGGTATGATATGCCTGATTATGGTATACCTTCCAATCAAACAGGTGATATTATGTATGATATGCCTTCTTATGGTATACCTTCCAATCAAACAGGTGATATTATGTATGATATGCCTTCTTATGGTATACCTTCCAATCAAACAGGTGATATTATGTATGATATGCCTTCTTATGGTATACCTTCCAATGTAGAGGATTTTTTAAAAAAATTAGTAGAAGAAAATAAATCAAAGGATTTATATAATTTAAAAATAGAAAATAGAAATCTTGAAGAGAAAATTAAAATTCTTGAAGAGAAAATTAAAAATCTTGAAAAATCTGTTGAAAAATCTGTTGAAATTCCAATTGAAAAGATTATTTTAAAACGTAGAAGATTCTTTTTTACTGAAGATTAATGATGTCCCGGCAATTTTCAAACAAAATCAAATAAATAAAAAATACCTCAAATAATTCTTGACTCTGATTCACCCATAATATATTTTAAATACAACGAAATTAAACATTCTTTAAAAAGGGGTTGAAAATGTTTGAATTTTGGAGTTTCAAAGATATTTTAAAATAGATTTAAAAACATTTGACTTTTATCCCGGCATGTTGTATATTTTAAAGGAAGGCAGTAAGAAGGAAAACAATCAAACCGAGGAGAGAGAACATGGAAAAGGCAAAAAGGGAATATGTAGCGGTCGCGACTTTTGGCAGGCGCTCAGCTGGACGGCTCACAGAGACGCGCAGCACATCCTACAAACGCTGCCGCGCCATGGCAGATGCATACCGCCCGAGCACGGATTTTAAGATCATCGTAGCATAACCACATCCTAAACCGGCGGGGAGAAATCCCCGCAAGGAGTTACTAATTATGAAAATCACAAACTATCTGATCTACCGCCACGGATCAAACAGCGCCAACCAGTCAATGACCGAGCGGCTGCCGGTAGCTGTCGAATCGGCACGATCAGGCTAGGTATTATAATGCTTAATCTTGTTATATATTTTATTAGTTTCATTCTTGCAGGTGCAATCTATCCCACAGCAGATGGTTCAAAATTATTTTGGGTTGTTGCTGTTGTATGTATTATTAACTATACCTATGGATATTTTATGGGAATTTTTAAAAATTGAACTACACTCAATGGTATTCTCAGCACGGCAAGTTTGAAAAATCCGAACAGTGGATGGTTAATAACCTGATGCTTGAAACAATAGGTGGTTCTCAGGCATATGGTTGTCAAACTCCTACTTCCGATTATGACCTGCTCGGAATAATTCTCCCAAAGGCCGAACATCTTTTCCCTCAGAAGTTTGGATTTATTTTAGGATTTGATCAGGTTCCAGCATTCTCCAGAAAAGAACTCAAAGGAAAAGACGGAAAAGTCAACATAGATGGAAAGATGTTTGAAGCGGAGTGGGTTTCTCTCATTGAATTCTTTATCCATGCGGGACTGAAAGGTTCTCCAAATCTTGTTGAGATACTTTTTGTCAAGCGTCCTCTGGTTACTGTTGGAACAAAAATGGGATGGATGCTCCGTGATAATCGTCAGAAGTTCTTGTCAATGAAAACCTTCCATGCATTTAAGGGATATGCCAACGGACAAATGCATCGTATCAGACAGCGTAATCCTGAAACTGAAGAACGAAAAAATTTGGTTGCTAAACATGGTTATGATGTGAAAATGGCCTATCATACTCTCAGACTCATTGACCAACTCGAACAGATCCTTCTTACAAATGACATTGACCTTGAAAGAAACAAAGAAGAATGTAAGTTGATGCGGAAAGGTGAATGGGGAGACTTCGACAGATTTGATAATGAATTTCAAAAGAGAATGTCAAATCTTGAAGAAATCAAAAATAAATCCAATCTTTCACAATTCCCAAGACAGGGAGATTTAAAAATCTTGTTGCAGGAGATTCTTGAAGAACACTTTGGAAGTTTTGAAAAGATGGGTTCTGAAATTTCTCAAACAGATTATGAATTTATAAGTTCAAAAGATGTCTTCGAAAAACTTGATAAAATTGAAAAACTTTTGAAACCTGAGCCTTACGTTGGAATGCCGGGATAACGGAAAGTTAGAAAGCAAAGAGAATCAGAACTATGACAATTAAAAAAGAAAACAACATCCTCACCTTTGTATTTGAAGCAGATAAAAATGATGGTATCAGTTTCTATACAGCAAAAAGGAATCAGGGAGGAGTAGATGATATTTGTTTAATCATAACAGAAACATCTACATCTATAGAAAAATCAATTAAAGATGTTAAAAATGGTTTGCAAGTTGCAGGAGATAAGACAGTAATCTTTAAATTTGATAATCCACAGGCGTTAGATTTATTAGCACAGTCATTAAACTTTATAAAGAAAACAAATTTCAAATCAGAATTAAATTTGAAAAGATTTAAAATAATTTCTGAAAATTCTAAAGATAAAATTGAAAAGAAACGGAAGTTCTTTTTCGAAGATTAACAATTTTAACAAGAAGGAGTTTAAAATGCATTTCTTTTGTCATTTTATAGAAATTTATATTATTATCGGATTGGTAATGATGATCCTCTGTTGGTTGGTTGGAGTTAAAAAGAATTTTGGTTTAGTTGCTTTCTTGTGGCCGATTATCTTGTGGAATTTATTCACACGATTTCCACGATTTCCAAAACTTATTAATCATCCAATATCACATGAGATGATAGATTACAATAAGAAACTCTGTCAAATCCCCACAGTGATATATCAACCGGGAGATCGTGTCAGATGTATAGAAGAAACTTGTCTAAGTCCTAATATTAAACCGGGAATGAAGGGAACTATCCTCGGTGTCTATGGCAAAATCTTTTACGGAATAGAATGGGATGAAGAAGTTATTCATGGACATGATCTCTATCCAGAACACACTCTTCTCAAAAATCAAATGAATCTGATTCGTCCTTGCAAAAATGGTTATGGATTCTTTCTCCCTCACTTTGCCGTTAAAAAGGAAGAGATTTCAATTAAACAGTCCTAAGAGGCTCTATAATCAATCAGAAGTCTTTAAACCTCTTTAGATACGTCTGAAGACTTTAAAATGGATTAAAAGGCTTCTAAAGAGATTTAAAAAAGGTATTCTAAACAATTTATCAAAGAAAAGTATCATGTCTGACCTAACAACCAAATTTTCTCTGCCGTTTCATTATCGTTATCTTGATGGAATATCTATGCTTCAAACTGGAGATATAACTACATCCTTTGCAGATAATCGTAGAAAAGTTCTTTCCAATCTTGAGTTTGAAGATGAAATGACAAAACAAAGTATTGAGTTCTATAAAAATATCAAAGAGCTTCGAAGAAAAAGAAAGTATTCTACTCTGCTCAAAACAAACTCAAAACATTTAAAGGAGACTGCTCTATGATAGTTGAAATTATATTACTTTGGATTTTGATTGGTGGTGGTGGTTTTATAATCATAAACAATCTTATTTGTGGAGATACTCTAACAACTAGTGACTTAAATATTTTATTAATATTTGTTTTCTTCGGTCCTATCACGTATCCTATTCTTGCAATAATATTGTTGTTAGATTTAATTTGGAAACTTTATAAAATGTTGCTTTCAAAATTTAAAATCAATTGGAAAAAAGATGAACTAGGTAATATTATTTTACTTCCTGCGTTTAGAAAGAATAAATCGTGAAAAACTTTATGATTATAAATCCAAAACATTCTAAAGACTTTGTAAAGAATCTTTTAAAAGAAGAAAAGATTTAAAATGTCCTCAATTCCAAAGAAATTAATAATCGTTGAAAAGATTTATAAAAATTATCAAGGGAAAAAAGTAATAGATATTTTCCCGGTTGATGCCACAAATCCCAAAACCCTTGAAACTGCACTTAGTTGGGTCAAAAATGGAAAAGAAAATACCTATGCTCAAACTCCTTGTGACAACGTTCCGATTGAAGATGTTGTGATAAAAACATTAGAACATAGGGGAGAGGGTGGAAGAGCATACAAGATATTGATTAATAACAAGTATCGTTATGATCTCCGGGAAGATGTCTTGATGGATGTTATCCTGAATGAAGGGATAGATGCAGGTGGGAGATTGAAAGGAAAGTTTGTCTTTGGAATAATTGGCTCACAGATGAAACTTATTCTGATTGGTTCAAAGTTGTATAATGATGCATGTGTTGTTGATATTAAAAGAAAAGAGAAACCAATAAAAAATTTCAAACCCGGACATATCTATGAATCAATAACAAATAAAGAGGTTTTTCTAGGTAAAGGACAACTTCTTCGGATTAATCAATATATGGATAAAGATGGATGTCATAATGAAATTGAAATTAAGAAAAATGTTACTGTTTGGCTCGATAGTTTTGATAAAGAAAACTTCCTTCAACTAAATACTTCAAAATATTATAACTTTAGAAAATCTCATTCTTTTATAAAGGAAACCGGAGATAATCTTTATAAAAAAGAACTTGGTGATAATTTCAAACTTTCTGATGTTCGAAAGTGTTTATTTGAAAAGTTTTTAAAATTAAATTTAAAAGATATTGAAAAAGAAAATCTTTTTACTCTTTTTACTCTCTTTTCTATGTTTTTAAATATTCCTTTCGATGCAGATGAAGAAATTGTTATCCCAACTGAGGTATTGAATAAAATGAAAATTATATTCCCTCCAGAAATTAAAAATATAAGATATGTGGGTTTATCTGAAATTTTAATATATGACAAATTTGAAATCTTTAACCAATTCATAAAGAAAGAGATCTGATGAACTATACCTTTGAAAAGAAATCTTCTGAAAGATATTATATCCGAAGTGGAGAATATTCCATGTGGGCAAACATTATAATCTCTGATGATGGATTTCTTGATATCCAATCAGACTACGGAGATTATAGATATCGTTGGAATTTTATGGGAACAGATATTAAAAGATTCTTGATAAGTCTTGATAAAGGTTACTTGATAAAGAAATTGGGAATGAATCTTCCAAAAGAATTTAATGCCGATAAAACTAAAAAAATCATTTTGAAAGATATTATAAGAAATCGCAGGGAAAGAAAAATTACAAAAGAAGAAACATATGATTGTTGGAATTGGGTTAAATTCTCTTTAGATTTTTATTCAGAAATAACTTATTGCCAAAGTATCGTAGAAAGTCCATTATGTGAATGTTTGTATCATGATTACGAATCTATTCCCTGTGTGATGGAAATAAATTTTCAACTGTTGTTGTTTCTTGAAAAGATTTGGCCGATGTTTAAAGAAATTCTTGTAAAGGAGATTTCAAAATGAGTCAGGAAGAATTAGAAATAATTTTACAATTGATTGAAAGTATTCCTTTAGAAACCTTCAAAATTAATCAGGAAGGAGATTTTAAATGGAAGAAAATTCAAATAGGTAGGAGAAGTAATTTCTTGATTGGTTATAAAACTAAAGTGTGGGGTTCTTTAAAATATGGTTGGTTTCCGTCTTGGATAAAACTAACAGAAGATCAACAACAAAGAGTTCTTAACATTTATAACAAGATTGATGAGGTATGGCAGACAAGAAATGAAAGAATTCTTAATGAACACCAAAACAAACTTCATAAAACAATTTTAAAATATCTTCAAAAAAATTTGAAAAAGGAGATTTGAAATGAAAAAAACTTGCTGTTGGTGATATTGTTAGATTGAAAGGTAGTAGTAAGGGAGGACCGAGGATGGTAATAGAAAAAATATTGTTGACTAAAGAAGGTATCTTAATATGTTGTGTCTGGTTTACATTCACAGATCTTCGAGGTTGGAAAGGTCCATTTACAAAAACTTTCAAAGAAGAAATTCTTACAAAGGAGATTTAAAATGAAGAGCGTTATTCTTGGATTTATTTGGGGAGGTTTTTTGACAGGATCTTGGGTTGCTACTGCATTAACACATAATAAAGACTTGTTATTTTTTTCTTTAACTTTATCTCTGATAAGTTTGATAATAACATTCCTCTATTGTATTTTTCCGGAGGATAACTAAAATTCTTTGTCTCGAAAGGAAATAAATCATGAGCACCTTCACTGCAATGATGGCACATAGTCTTGATATCAATCTGGAAAAAAACACAGAACAAATGGAAAAACTTGTCGGTTGGTTCTATTCCAGAAAATTAAACGGACACAGAACTCTATGGAATGGATATCAACTCGAAACACTCGGAAGATATTCAGGACCAAAACCTGTCAATGCTCCCGATTGGTGGTTGAAAAATCTCCCGCAAGGAATCCCTCTTGATGGTGAACTCTGGCACGAAACTGATGATACCGGAATTGTTAAGTCTATCTGTGGTCAGGGTAAAGAAAAATCCCTCAATGACTCAAGATGGAACGAAATCCAATATAAAGTCTTTGGATATAAACCTTTCTCTTGTGATACTATCTCTTCTCCTGAATTATTATCATCTCCCTTCTTCAATAACGAAAATTGGAATAAAAGACAAATCAAACTCTTCCACCTCTTCATAACAAATTTACAGAATAATCCAGTCGTAAAATATGTTACTCAATCTCCTGTAAATTCTATCGAAGATATTCAAAATGCTGTAAAACTTTCTAAATCACAACGTTGGGAAGGTCTCATGTTTGCAAACCCACTTTCAAAATATGAATGTAAAAGAGTTCGAAATCTTTTGAAATGGAAAACCCAATATACTCACGAAGGTTTTGTTGTGGGTGAATATCCGGGAGAAGGCAAACACGAAGGTAGAATGGGTGGATTGATTGTTGAACTCACTTGGGATGATACTATCAAATCTGTCAAAGGCGGAACCCCTGACATGATTGGAAAACAAGTGAAGTTCAATGTAGGAGGAGGATTCTTGGATACTGAAAGAGATAATAGCAAAACACTCTTCCCAATCAATACTCAAATATCTTTCAGCTTCTTAGGGGTAAGTCCTTATGGTGTACCAATCTCCCCTAATGCAATAAGAGAATAATATCTCTAAAATGATTTGAAAACCTTGAAAACCTTGAAACTAATTTGAAAGGATTTGTAAATGAATTATTTAAATTTTCTATTGAAAAGATTTTATAAAGAAAAATTAAACTATGATGGTTATGCCGCCGGATTGTGTGCAGACCAACAAACAGAATTTATCAAAGATGAACTCGAAAAAGATGTTCATGTGTTGATGGTGTTCACTAAATCTGAACTTGCCGATATCCTGAACGATATATGTCAAGCAACACATCGAGAAATATCTGTAGTACATCCATCCCTCTTTCACAAAATCAAAAAGGAATTGGAATGAAAACTCTTGAAAATCTTTTGATAGAACTTTCAAATAATACTCGTCAATTCAAAATCAATCAACAAAAAGAAAATGATAGAAGAAAAAAAGAATTTGAAAAGGAATTCTTGGAAAAAATTCAAAATACATTCTTTAAATGGATTTTATCTCTAAATCATTCTAAAATCTTTAAAACTGAAACACTTACCGTTTATAATCGTAATCACTATTTGGAGATTTTTTACAAATGTAATCTGATTGCCGAAGTTACTATCAATTCATCATTATCTTCTGTTGTATTTACATTTCATCAAAATAATATAATATCAGGATTGAATAAATGGATTACATATTTTAAAATCAATGACTTGAATGATATTAATAAAGTAAATGATGCTAAATATAATTTCGCCAAAAATCTCTTTAACACTATAAAAGAAATTGATGAAGAAAGAACAGGTCTATGAATATCTCTAATGAAAACTTTGAAATCCTTTTAAAATATTTGAAAAGTATTCCTGTAAAGAATTTTAAATTTAATAAAAATTATAATTGCTTTAAACTCAAAAGATTTCGAATATATTAGTCTGAAACCATTTATCTTAATAATAGATTTCCTTAAGTTCTTTTGCAAAGATTATAATTTCTTATTAAGGATTAAAAATGAAAATTAATAAGAATTGAAAATATTGGAAAGCTTTGTCAATCTCAATATGTATCCCAACATGTTTTATCGGAGCACTTATCGGATTAATATTTCAAAATGCATTTCTGTTGATTGGTTGCGCCGGGTAACTGTTTTATTTTGAAAACAGTTTACAATACTTTAAATCCTTTAGAAAGGTTTGCAACACTTCTGCAATACTTTTAAATCCTTCTAAAGTGTTCCATTTTGAAACACTGTTTCATTTTGAAACACTTTTAAATCCTTCTAAAGTGTTCCATTTTGAAACACTTTAAATCCTTCCTAACTGTTTGAATTTAAAAGAATTGTAAAATTGGTTTTAGAGTGAGAAAAATCCCTTTGCAACCTCTTGATTTTAAAGAACTTAACAAGTAACACCTGTTACACACCGCCCTCTATCTGCCCCATTGTTTATTTGTAAAATTTTAAAAGTAAATTTGCAAAGTAGATTTAGAGGGTTTGCAACATCTTTTAAAAGGTTTAAAATATTTGAAAGGATTTGAAAGGATTTGAAAGGATTTGAAAGGATTTGAAAGGATTTGAAAGGATTTGAAAATTAGATTTAAAAATATTTGAAAGATACTTTGAAAGGCAGACTTCGAAAGAGTTTGAAAGATGATTAAAAAGAAAAACCCGAAGACGTATATCATCTCCGGGTATTCATCACAAGTTTAATATTCAGGGTACAATTTTAAAGGGGGTTCTTATCAGGCCGGTGGATTCATTTCTTGTTATCCTCCATAGATTTATAAAGTTTTAATTAGTATTATAAAACCATCGGTTGGTTGGTCCCGAACAACTACCTTTAAAATATACTACATTTCACAATCAAAGTCAAGAATTATTTTCAAAGAATTTTCAAAATCTTTCGAAGTTAAATTTCAAAGAGATTTAGTTTTCTCCTTTGATAGTTGTATAACTGATTTGACTATATTAGATCTAGGACATAGTATTCGTGCCAACTCCTGTGCTTCTTTGAGATTTTTTGCAGGTACAGGTTTTCTTTCCGACACTTTCTTTGTTTCTTTATTTTCAAAAACAAATATAAAGCTTTTCATTTACAACTCCTTTTTAATCATTGAAGAAGAATTTTCTTTTTACAGATTTTTGAATTGGTTTTTGAATTGGTTTTTGAATTGGTTTTTGAATTGGTTCTAAACTATATACAGACTCCTGCTTAAACCATCCCGGAATATAATTACTAGCAATAAGTTTTATCAGATATATCCACGGACCATATTTATCAACTTTTTCAATTATTCCTTTTTCATTAAATATTTCATCTTTATTTGATGATCTTCCATTGACTATAACAACATCTCCAATTTTGAAACGAAAAGATTCAGAAGGTTTAAAATCAGATGTAAAGCTTTCAGAAGGGTTAAAAACATTTTGTAAAGTTTTTGGAAAGTATTCAACACCTGCCGTTTTTAAAATAGCAAGTGCTGTATCTTCATCAATAATTCTACCATTAACTTCCCAAACTATCAAATTGTTTGAAGTTATTTTAATCAATTTCAAAGGAGTTTCATACATTTTATAACCTTTCACAAATTTTCAAAATTAATTTAAAAGGACTTTCAAAGTTTTATTAATTACTTTGAAAGTCCCGACAGAGGATATGATTGTTATATCGAGACAGAGACTTTCTTTGCTGCCTTTGTCTTTGCTTCCTTTGCCTTATGGAGATTTGCCACGGTCTTGACATCACCACGGACACCAATAATTCTTTTGGATTCCGGATCACGCAAAACCAGAGCTGCCTTGAGGGTGGGAATACGAAGGGTTGCAAGGGAGGGAGAGATCCCATTACGTTTCGCCCATGTTGAAAGAGAGACCCATGCCGAGGTATAAACTTTCTTCGGAGGGATACTCTTTGCCTTGAGTGGTGTTAGTGCCTTTTCCTCTGTTGGATCAACTGCCGGGATAAGTGATACATTGTTTGAGGATTTGGAAGACATTTTAAATTCCTTTGAAAAGTTGTGAAGGGTATTTAAAACAGATTTAAAAATAATTTCAAATCTTTGTTATTTAAAATATAATTCATTGCACAATTAAATGCAAGAACTTTTAAAGTAGATTCCTAAAGAGTTTGAAAGAGTACAGACTTATATAAGGATATGGAGTTTCAAAGAGTACAGACTTATATAAGGATATGGAGTTTCAAAGATATTTTAAAATAGATTTAAAAACATTTGACTTTTATCCCGGCATGTTGTATATTTTAGTTGTATATTTTAAAGGAAGGCAGTAAGAAGGAAAATAATCAAACCGAGGAGAGAGAACATGGAAGCCAAGACGACAAAGATTATCGGCAACGTAGTTGATCAGTTGGGGACAATGGCTACGCTATACACCAGATCGTATGCGACATGGGGCGCGGCGCACATGGCCGCCGAAAAGCTCTGTAAACGCAGATACGGCAAAAATACCGATACAGCCAACCGGATGTACATAGATATCGTCATGGCCAAGGATAACACATAACAGCGAGGGAGCCCGCGTTTCAAAGGAGATTTCAAATGATTTCCAAAGATAAATCAGTTTATGTTTCTGGTGTTCAATCCGAATCAGGAACTATCAACGGTCCTCTCTCTCTTCAACAATCCAAAAATATCAAAGCATTGCTCAAGCGTTCATTTCCCTCCGCTCAGATAACATTTAACAAAGGACATTATTATTGTTCAGCCTTTGTTCGGATAGACTCTGTGGTTGTTTATCTAATGACTTCAGACTATCGCGGAACGAACAAAGATACTGCATCCTTATCCTTCATTGTTAGACTGGCAAAGGATGAGAAGGATTATACTGGAGGAGTCAACAATTGGGGACGAGGATTTGAAAACATTCCAAAGATGATTTCAAAATTTTTTCAAAGGGAGATTTAAAATGATTCATCTTGATTGTTTTGATATTCAATTTCTGAAGTTCTCTGGTTCTCTCATTGCTTGTGTCTTCATTCCCGGCATATGTTTTGGATTATACATTTTCATCAAGGAGAAGAAAGAACTTTGAAAGAACTTTGAAAGAACTTTGAAAGAACTTTGAAAGAACTTTGAAAGAACTTTGAAAGAACTTTGAAAGAACTTTGAAAGAACTTTGAAAGAACTTTGAAAGAACTTTGAAAGA